GCCCACCATGGATTAGATTCCGCTTTTTGACCTAACCAGGTAAAAAACTTTCCATGAGCACGACCAATTGCATTTGCAAATTTAACTATCATAACAAACTTCCTTATGGTGGACCTGGCGGGATTCGAACCCGCGTCTTGAATCCTTTTCAATCTACTTCATACCATCATAACTCTTACTTATCGTAGGTAGCAGGTACGCTCACGATAAATTTGCCCATCAGGCATTTGAATTTCCTTCCAACCATAACACACTGTTTGCTGCTGTACAACTACTGGTTCACGCTGGATGAACACTTGTTGTTGTGGCACAGGCTGTGGTTGATTTTGATTGGCAATTGCAGCACCTACCATTCCTCCAATAATTAGAGGAACTAAGATATCAGCCTGTGCATGTCGTTCTACTTGAACTACACGGGGAGCATATCGATATTCTCGATAAACATCTGCCCACGTAGAACTTACAGACATAGCCAATGCTAATGCTATAATATTTTTACTTGATTTGTTTACGTACATAGTATTTTTCAATTTAATCTGCTTCCATATAATGGAGTACTTGTCCTACACCATATTGGCATTCGGCTAGCATTTTAGCTTGCAATGAATTTTCAGCATACATATAAATGTTAGCTGTTTGATAAGCACTGATACGAACCCATAATTTGTATTTACGCATAGTAGACTCCTGTATGTTGTTAAGTAATAATTATAACACGGTTTTACCGTATTGTCAACTATAATTTTACCAAAAAGTGGAGGAATCTGCAAGTATTGGCCCCTCCAACCTCCCGGACTTGCACCTTACTAAATGTTACACATTATGCCCTTGCAGACTATAATACTTATGCTTTAGTTATACGCCAGCAACTAACCCAATTTGCATTACTAGCAGCAGTACCGCCTGGATACGAGATAGTTAAATCTCCGTCGTCTGGATTGTTCTTACCACCACTAGGTGTTTGATTTCCACCTACAAAACTGTACTTGCCGTTGGCCGCAGTATATACAAAGTTTACATGCCTATAACTCCAGAATGCAATATCACCCGGTTGTGCTTCTGCCTTTGGTACTTGTACCGCGGTCCACTTTTCTGGACTAGTAGTAATCGCAGCAGCACTAGCAGTCTGTACATACTTATATCCACAACTCTTAAGAGTGTAGTTAACAAAGCCCATGCACCAAGCAGTTTGATCAGTAGTCCAAGGATTACTTGCAGGATATCCAAGATTGGTCCAAATGCCGGTAATCTTAGAATTACTTGCTGCACCGCCTTGTCCAGTTTCTCTCCATGTACCAGTTGCTGCTTCTGCTAATCTTGCTTGTAAGAATGGTATAATATCTGATGCAGTTGGATCAGTGGCCACAGCCCCGTCTGGTACACTTGATGATTCAGGAGTACCTGCATAGTTACCTTTAACTCCGTCAGCAACAGCTTCTGGTTTATAATAATCATTAGGTTGGCCAGTTTGGGCTGTAACATAGTCGTCAACTAACGCCACAGCAGCCGCTTGATCACCTTCTGGAATACTAACTGATACTGATACAGACACTGTGCCAAATGGTGCAGTAGATCCTGCTGGATTCCAAAGTGCAACCAAAACATTGTTTATGTAAACATTTGGTGAATTATAGACATCGGCAACGTGAGTTACACCGTGAACTACTGCGCCTGGTACATATGGCATATCAATATCCTAAACTAATATTTACCGTAGGGCAATATCAGTGGTGCTATCTCTATATTGGTCAGCAGCATCGTGCTTACTAGTCATCATGGCAAAAATGTGTGACTTGTTAATAGTTACTTCTTTACCATTACCTAGAAACATCCAAGGCATCAATCCAACACCTTGTCCATTTAGTGTAACGCATAGTGGTTTGATAATTTTAACAGTCTCTGCAGTCTCACTATCAAACCGCGCAATCAATTCTTCACCGTTGATCAATTTCAAACTGATAACGTCTGCGCTGGTAAATCCTCTTTCAATCAACATATTATTCCTTTGGTTCTGTTGGTAATTCGCATAGGGCCTCTAATAATTTATAGTGGTCATATGCTTTCTTTAATGCTTCAAAGTGTTCTAACTTTTCAGGGTCTGGAACCAGTATGGACAGACGCTTTGAAATAGCTTCCATAAATTCTGAGATATTCCGGCCGTTTATCATAACCTTGCCTTCAAACACTGCATCACCTTTTACTTGTATTGAAGGTTGGCTAGTACTAGTACCAATGCTACCCCAATTGGCACCGGTGTTAGTAGTATAGTAGGTTCCATTACTACCATTTGCTCCAACTGCCCCGACTCCTGTATTGTAACTGGGATATGGCCCAATCATACTTGAGGTTAATGTGTCTATTGCAAGTTTGCCATAATCTAGTGTGTTGATAGTTACATCATCTATGTTATAAGTAACGTCTTTCATTTTAAAAATTCCTTTAATTCAGAAAACCCACCAATTGCTTTTCCATCAATAATGATTTGTGGCACTGATCTAGCTGTGGGAATTTCTTCTAGCAATTCTTCTTTAGAATATCCATCGCCAATTTTCTTTTCTTCAAATGCAATCTCTCTCTGACCCAACAATGATTTTGCCTGATCACAGAATGTGCAATTATACTTGCTCCATACTACTACTTTCATTTTACCCTCTTCTATTAACTGCTGCCGCAATCTGTGAGGTCTCACCTCGTCTGCGACTATTTTCTCTTTCTAAAAATTGAACACGCTGATTCAATTCTTGATTCTGTTTAATCAATTGCGCAACTTGTTGTTCAAGTTTTGTAATTTTATCAGCGTCGGTAGACATTATAGATCTGGCAACTCGTCGTGTGTGACGCTATCGCTCATAACGCCTACAACATAATTTGTACTTTCAGTTTCCTGCAAAGCACTTTGTTTCTTGCCGATGTTAACGTGTTTGTTAAACCAAGGAATAGGACTTGCTCTTGGATGCTCTTCTTCGTACTTGATACCGATATCTTTCAAACGATTGAATGCAGTAAAGTCAACGAAGTCTTTTAGAATGTTTGCATTAAGTCCAATGACTGGACCTTTCTTAAACAGGTAATCTGCCCAGGCTTTTTCCTCATTGATAACTTCCATATACATAGCGTATACTTCGTCTGCACATTCTGCATCAAGAGCAATAAAGTCTGGATCATCCTTGGTTACATTGTTAATCAACCAAGCGGTCCATTCTGTGTGGAGGAGTTCGTCTTGGAGGATAAGGCTGATAATGTTTCCGTTGCCGATGTAGATTTTGTTTTCGACCATTGCGAGCGAAGTGGCAAATGAGACCATGAATCGCAATGCCTCGAGTGCATAACTTGCATGTAATGCCATCCAAATTGCTCGCTTGTGAGTATGGAGATCAATTTCCTCACCCAGTTCTTTACGGCAGTTAAGTAAGTGTAGATGTTCATAATGACGTCCAATGTTCGCAGCCATTTCAACAATTTCTTTGGTATCGTGAATCTTGTTGAATTCGTCTTTAGGCACGCTGTAGATATTTCTGATAATGTGACTATATGATTTGCTGTGTAAATTTGTTTCAAACATCGACCATATCATTAACAATGCTTCTAGTTCAGGCAGACTGCACACCGGTCCAAAAATTTGGAATGGTGCTCTGCCTTGAATACTGTCTAGTGCTGTTTGTCTAAGTAGATTGCTAGTAAAGATATGTTTAACTGCATCGCTGGATTCTTTGTGATCCATTTTGTCTTTGGTAAGACTAATTTCTTCCGGAACCCAAAAGAACCCACGGGCTAATTCTTCGTACTTCTGTAGTTTGTTATATTTCACTTCTTCAAACCGTTGTACTGTAACTGGCCCAGCAGGATCCAGAAACATCATACGCTTAAGATAGTTTGTTGGTTTTGTTAAATTGTATTGTTCTATTGACATAATATTTTAGAGTTTGCAGGCTAAACAATCTTCATCATCTTCTTCATATATTGTAACAGGTTGTGCTGCTACTAATCTATCACTTTGAGTGTTTAATACACTCTTACTACCCACTTTGTCTATGAGACTGTAATAAATTGATTTCAAACCCCACTTATATGCTAACATTAAATTCTTAGCAATTAGTGTCCCGGGTACTTTTCCATCTTTAAAATGCTTGGGACTATAGAATGTATTGGTACTAATACTTTGATCAACATACACTGCAAGTACAGCGGCTGTCTTTAAGTATTCAACACAATCCTTTTGATCCCACATCATTTGATAACGATTCTTAAAGCGTTTGTACTCTGGTACTACCTGCACAAACGATCCTGCTTTAGATTCCTTAACGCTAATAAGTTCCATAGGCATCTCAATACCGTTGGTGCTGTTAAGAACAACACTAGAACTTTCAACTGGAGCAATCGCCATCAATGTAGCATTACGAATACCGTACTTGATCATACGTGCTCGCAATGGTTCCCAGTCTAGGCTAGGTGTAAAGTCAGTTAGTTCATTGCTGCCTGCTGCTCTGCGTTCCCAAGGAAACACACCCTTACCGTAATACGTGTACTGGCTACGCCCGCATGGCCCACGCTCTTGGGCAAGCTCGACACTTGTTTCAGTTAGGTAAAATGCTTGATGTTCCATCCAACGCTTGACTTCTGCAAGTGCTTCTGGAGTGCCATATTTGTATGAGCGTCGTGCATGCCAGTAGGCCAAGTTAGTAATGCCCACACCTAGTGGTTCAAATTCATCATTAGCAAGTTTGCTCTGTATGCTTAGGAAATCCTGATAGCCTAGTAAATTACTCAAACTACGAACCAACACACGACAAGCCTTGCGCATCTCTTGTGGGTTACGGAAAGCACCCCAGTTTATTGACCCAAGAGTGCAAAGAGCGATGCGTCCCTCTGGATCTTCAATTCTCTGGAAAGGTTTTGTGGGTAGAAGTATCTCTTGGCATAGGTTTGATTGATAAATGGGATCAAGTGTAGTATCAAACGGACCTTGATTGATGACGTTATCGATATTGACAAGATATATGCGCCCCGTATCAGTACGCTCTTTAAGAATGCCATTTTTGAATATCTCATCTGCTGATACGATTTTCTTTTTAATTGTCGGATGCTTCTCATAATTTAAATATAGTTGTTCAAATTCTTCACTGTTGCGATAGTAAGCTTCGTACAGGTCCGGAACATCGTGTGGATCAAACAGGCTCATTGTTTCGCCACGCTTGTAACGATTCCAAAACATCTTATTGACTACTACACTGTAATCCATTTGACGCACACGCACTTCGTCAGTTCCTTGATTGTTTTTAAGTACAATCAAATCCTCAAATTGGTAATGCCAAATAGGGAATGTGACTGTGCAACTTGCATTACGAATTCCACCCTGACTACAGCTACGAAGGTCTGCAAACCACTTTTTCAGAAAAGGTATCATTCCAGTATGCTTGATCTCACCATTGCGAATTGGGGCACCTAACGGTCTGATTCTGCCAATTTCCAGTCCAATTCCGGCTCGTTTTGAAGCATATTTGGCCATCATTTCGCCGCTAGCAAAGATACTGTCTAAAGTGTCATCTGAGCTTATCAATACACAAGAGCTAAACTGCTTAGTGGTTGTTCCAAGTCCAGCCAGAACTGGTGTAGCCAATGTAAAATGTCCTGCACTTGCACATTCATAATATTCCTTAACCCATTTTAATCTTGTTTCTTTTGGTTCTTTGTGGAATGCTGTAGCAGCGGCGACAGCATATCGAACTTGAGGTGTTTCAAAAATTTCTCCGTTAGCACGATTCTGTACTAGATATTTTTCACATAGTTGTGCAATTGCTGCATAGGTATATTCTTCGTCCTTACTGTGTTCAATAAACAAATCAATAATATTCCATTCATCTTCGGTGTACCAATCTAGCAATTCATTAGTATACATTCCAGCTTTGATATTTTTCTTAACAATACTATAAAGAGAAGGAGGCTCATATTGTCCATATACTTCTTTACGCAACATACTAACACGTTGACGACCTGCTACATATTGATAGTTTACATTATTAATTTCTGGGTTCTCAGATTCATCAATAAGATCTACCATGGCCTTTAATAATAGCTCGTCGATAGTTTTAGTAGTCATTCCATCATGTAGTTCAATCTGGGCTTTTATTTCAATCATGCTAGGACTTACATTATCAATTCCTTTACATGAATAAGCTACCTGACGTTGTATCTTTTCAATATCCATGGTTACCCGATTTCCACTACGCTTAACTACTGTGATCATTATTTTTACCTTTTTATGTCTTAGGTGATATTTACCTAGGACCCTTAATCTCTATTATATTTTCAACTTTAAATTCGTCAATTAAATTACTAATGGGAATAGGTCCATCGTCGCTGTAATTTAGCACCCAAGAATTATTGATACATATTATATTGTACTCTTTAGTTTTATTAAAGTCAACTAATGTTCTAAGTTCTATCTTACTATCTTGATATTTTTTTGTCAATTTCAAAGTCCAACAAATCATTAGGGCTTTAGTAAAATCGTCGTATTTGTTGGTTTCGATAATCTGCCACGGGCTTGGCCAGCTTTTTTGATGGTAAGGATCTATATTCCTATTATGTGGAATGAACGGAGCAGCTTGCCAAAAATCCCATACTAATTGTAATGGGTCTGTATTTTGATCTACTGCTCTCCTGTGCTCAATCCATTCTGTTAGTCTCTCTTCTACAGATAGGTTAAACATAATTTTACAGCATCAGTGAAGTTTGGAAAGTAAATGTTATATCGGTTAGTCCGGTATATTTTAATTGCAACTCATAATACCCTTGTGCTGAATTAGTAACTACTAACCATTCAGTGTCTCCTTCTCCTGCACCGTAGGAGTATTCATCAGTTACATTTGTATTAGTGGGTTCAGCACCCGGTTGAAGATGTAGTTTAAATGTTCCCATCCTATCAACAGTATATGCACCTGGATTCAGCTGATCTTCTTCAAACATATGATATTTAATTACTAACTGTTGTGCTTCAGTTGTTATAATAGGAAGTTTTAAAATAGTTGTATATACTCCGTTTACAAGAGTTTTTCTATTAACACTTACGCTATCTAATGCAGCAACACCATTTACTAAAGGGTTATATGTACCTACTGTAGTATTTTGAGTTTGCCAATCTTGTCTATCAAAGTAATCGTTAACAGTTATATTGCCATCAGATAGATATGTTATGATAGGATAAGCGGAATTCTCTTCATCTATACCGTTATTACCAACATTATAAAATTGGTTATTCATACTAATGTGATATGTACCAACATCAGACTCGCCAACATAAATTGCTTCTCTCTCAATATTTTCAAATCTGTTATTTAATATACGACCATATCTAGGGCCATATGTAGCAGTTACATCTTTGGTATCATTGAATGAAATGCCACGTACTGAATTATAGAATTTAGAATTTTGTACAATAGGATTTACAATATCGTAGTTTGATTTAACTCCGCTGTATAATCCTTCAAATGTACAATTGTCAATTAATACATTTTCAGATGATACTTGTAATGCACCGTTGCCGCGTATATCAATACCTGAATAATCTATATTAACACCATCTGCTGGTAAATGATGTCCGATGAATTTAACACGTTTAATTAATGCATTTTCAGAGCAATCAATACTGATCAAACTATAACCATTTTCTACATTAGTTTCTACGCTATCGTATTGAATAGTCATTCCTTCTAAGTGTAGATAGTTAGGTTGTGTAATACCTGAACTAATTCCAGCTTCAAAAGTTGTTCGTCCTTCAGTTGCTTGGTCTGATCCTACTGTTTGAAATGCATGAGCGGCATCAGATATAAGATTAATAATAGTTTTACCAATACCTTCACCTACGATAGTAGTGTAGGCAGGAACAAAAATTGCAGTATCAATATTATATATGCCTGCTGGGAGATATAAAATCTTAGCAGAATATTCTCCGTATTTGCTATTAGTTTTTAAAGGATCTAAAAATAGATTATCAATAGCTTTTTGTATCTTAGTAGTTTCGTTTCCTACGCCAACAACTCCAAAGTCTGCAATACTAACAAAATCATCAGATTTTTTACGTAGTAATCGTTGATATGGTTGTCCGCCAACTGTTAACGCAGTAATACCATCTGTTATGCCATCATCAGTTTCACTGCGATATGTATAACTGACAGAATCAGAGGGTTCTGGTAGATTGCTGAAAAAGTTTACTAGATCGTTTTCTGTTAGAATTCTAACATTATCGTCTCTAGATCCACCGTCTTCTCTACGTAGACCGATGTACAAATTTTCAGTATCTGCTGCCCAACCAAATTCGCCGCCCGCTAATACAGGCACACCTGTTTGGTTTTCTTGTCCTCTTCGGACTTGTATCCGTGAAATTGAAACGACTGCCATGTAAATATCCCCTCTATGAGATATTTATCTTACTGTGCTACTTAACTAGGGCGTAGTATTCTTCAACTTTGTTGAACCACATGTCTTGATATTTGTTAAAATTTTCTGGAAGTAGGTCAAATTGCTGATATTGGAAGTCCCTACTACACATAAAAATAACACCACGTTTAATATCTGTACCATAAACTTCGTTATGTGCAGTTGCATAGGCAACTAGCTGTAGATAATAGTCCTCTACCCATTCAGCTTTCTTGGGTTTGTTTGTTTGTTTATGATCACAAATTGCAGGCTGACCGTCGTATACACCTACCAAGTCGGTAGTACCAGAAAATAGCCCAGGACAATATAGACTTTGTTCCATAGCCCATACTTCATTCATTTTACTTAGACCGTTTTCAATAATAACATCAGCCATTTTATTAGCCTGTACGTGTACTGGATTATTACCAGGTTGACGTTGTTCACCGATTAAGAAACGTTCTAAATTGGCATGCATTGCTGTACCAACTCCGGCTGCTTCTGTAGTAATTTGTTGTGCTTTATCTTCTCCGATACGTTTACGCCATTCAATTAAGTGGGTCATATCCTTAGTAGCGCCTAAAATAGTTGTTACACTAGGAAGGCGTTCACCATCGGGTGTTTGATAAACACGTTTACGGGTTATCGGGTCGTTTACCTGTTGGCAATTTTTGTATTGGAATCGTTCAATGAACGGAGGAGGGGAATAGAGTGTTGTCATATAGTGTTAATTATAACACCATATACTCTATAGGTCAAAGATCTGGTTTTAATTTCTTAGCATTTCTAGATGCCATAGCATCTAGACCTGAACTTCCACTAGCGGGTTGTTGTGCTTTATCTTGGTTTGGGTTTTGTGCATTAGTCTTTAGTAATACAGTACCATCATCTAATACATCAGCAATAACATCGCCTGCTGGATCAACAGCGTTTTTTAATGCTATTAATCCGTCGGGTGTGCTTATGCCCAAATCAAATTGATTCAAGATGTTCATTACTGCTGGAAACGGCAAAGTAGATGGATTACCCATTTTATTTGCCTGTCCCTGCAATACAGCTAGAACATCTCTAGCTGATCCTAAATCTACTTCAAATAATCTCATTATTTAGACAATGAGTTCATGATGTTATGTGATTCAGCTAATTTGCTTGCAAACTTGCTTTCACGCATTTCACGACCGGTAGTGCCCATTCCTGCTGCTGCATCGCTAGCACCAAATTCGTCACTACCCATATCTGGATTCATGTCATCGGGTGCGCTAAGGTCCATACCTGGGTCCATATCCGGAGTGCCCGGTCCAATCTCTGGCTCCATTCCCATTGGTTCTTCTGGAACTGCTTCACCTGCTAATGTTGCAACCGCACTGCTTACTGCTTCGCGTTGCTGTGTTAACATTTCTAAGGTAGCACTCAATGCTGGACCAACTGCTTGCTTAAATGCTTCTGCTTCAGCCGCACCAAAGTCGCCTTTGATAGCATCAGCTAGTTCAATCATTGTCTTAGTCTGATATTGACCAACACGTTGCATCCACGATGTAAAGTCATTGACCATATCGCCTGCACTAGTAATTGCCTTAGCTTTACCTTCTTCGTCTTCGCTTAACAAATAGCCTAGGCTTTCGTTAACAAAGCGAACATTATGTTTAACTCTTGCTGTAGATTCTTTCATCTTTTCAGTTGAACGACGAGCCTTGTCACTTAGGTTAGTAACCTTGCCACGTGGATCTTTCTTCGCTCCTGCTTTTTTCCATTCGCCTTCGTCTTTCCAGCTAGTTACCTTGCCTTCTTTATCTTTGACTTCAGTGCGTTCTTCTTTAACTTTCTTAGCACGTAAAGCAGCAAAGTCACTCTTTTCTAATTTGCCGTTATGGTTAGCATCAAGTTTACCTTGCTTGCCTTTTAGTGCTTCTTTAACTTCATCACCGGTGCCATCATCTCTGTCAGCACCGTGATTGCTGCTGTGACGAGTTACCGTACCTTTGTGTGGAGGAAGTTTGATATCATTATCTTTAGCTGCTTTCTTCTCTGCAGAAGTTTTAGAAGCTTTAGATACTTTTGCAGGTTCGTCTTGTGTCTTACCATCCCACTTGTTACCGTAGCCTTTAGAGCCTGCTTTGTGAACTGTTCCGCCAGCAGTCTTAGTAGCTGTTCCGCCACTAGATGTTTTCTTTGATTGACCAACTTTTAGATCTGTTGCTGCGGCTGGTTTTTTATGAGCAGTAAAAGCATTATCTGTTGAAGCCTCGGAAACTTTTTTGTCTTTGACAAAAGGATTTTTCTTTTTGTCGGCAACTGCCTTCTTCATTGGCTCTTTCTTATTGCCGTCTTTATCCATGTCTAGGAAGTCGGGTTTAGATTTCTTAGCTTCGCTAAGTTCTGTCATTTTGTCACGTAGTTGTTTGATATTTTCGCCTAGCATTTCTTTAATCCTTGTATTAAGCAAGTCCAACATGGCCTTGTCTTTTTGATATGTTTCGTTGGTAAGTAAGTCATTAATACCTGCTGTACCTTCCTGTTGGAAAACACGGGTGCGCAATTTGTTACGCATGTCTTCTAGTTGCTCTCTAGAATAGTTCTCTAATTTAACTCGAACGCCAAACATTTTGTTCATGTTTTCGTTAAGTTTAGCACTTGTTAATTGAGTTGTAAAGTCACTTGTTTTCATAGTTAATTCCAGAAAGATTGATAGTATTATTTATACAATTCTTATCAGTTTCTCAAAACCTCTGATAATAGTTAGCCTGTATTGTTCTTTCTTATGTCTTGCTATTTTTGATTTAGTAAACATAATATCGGCTCTATCTATTAAATTAGTTTTTAAACTTTTTTCAGCAAATTTAACATGTAGTTCTTCGTCAAACAGTGAATGTCCGTATCCTCTATCAGCAGCTAATAACTTGTCATCAATCAGTTTGCCCAATGCTAATTGGTTAGCGATCACCGCTGCTGTTTGTGGTAAGTTTATTTGATCTATTAATATTTCTTTTTCAAAATCTACAATACAGTAGAATCCGTCTTTCTTTTTTCTAATAGCAAAGTGTCCTACGTTTATAGATCCATCCTTGCTTTTAGTGGGTACTACTACGCCCTTCTGACGCAATTTTTCTTTAACATCTTTGCTCAGTTGTTCTATACTTGAGAAGACATCGTTAGTTAATAGTTTCATCTAGTTGCTTTATTAAAGTCCTGTTATCTTTACTTATCGCGTAAAGACCCTTGCGTACAAGGTTTTGAGCGAGCCACTGATCGTGCTCGTCTAAACTAGTAATAGAGACACTGTCTTTATGTCTGTGTATAAATGCTTGTTCGGCATTAGTAACAACAATACTCATACCTGATAACAACTGACCTATTTTCATACTGTTGGTAGCTGCATTTGCTGCTGCATTTGTTGTTGTTTTTGTTTTAGTCCTACAATTTGTGCTGCAATCTTATCAAGATCAGTCATTGTATCTTTCATACCTTGCTGCATAGCAGGCTGTTGCGTAGAAGGTTGTCCAGCCGCTTGATTACCTAAGGTAGGAGCAGGTGCTGCACCTGGTACTGCTGGAGGTTGTCCTGGCACAGCAGGAGGAGGTGTTTGTCCAGGTACTGCTGGTGGTTGTCCAGGTGGAACAGGCGCCGGTGGTTGTCCAGGTGTAACTAGTGGCTGTGTACTCGACCCCACCGGAACCGCTTCTAATAGTTCTTGGATTCTCATTATTTTAATAGACTTAATAATTGTTCAGCATGTGGGCCTACCCATCCTAATACTGCAATACCACCCGCAATTAGATAAATCCATTTTTCTTTAAATTTTTCTAAATTGCTAATCTTATTGGCCATTTCCACATGAGCCTGTGTGCTAATATCTTTCATGTCTTTTAAAATTGCAATAGTATGAGCTGCTCGTTGATCAATAGAGTCGCTCACTGCCTTCAAGTCTACTTTAAGATCGTCAATCTTTTCTTCAATGTTATCTACTTTAGTTTCTAATACACTAACTCGTTCTGGAACGGTTGCTAGTGCTAAATTTTTACTGGCCATCTTAGGTCTCTCCTGTTAAGTGTACGAATTTCCAACTTTAATGTTGCCTAAATTGTGCCTTTGATTGCCTTGATGATTGTATTCTTGGAAGAGCTATCTATTAGTTCGAAAATAGCCTTCTCGATATTTATCGTCTCTGTTAATTTTTCAACAACTGGAACTCCTTGCATGTCTTCATATAAACATCCTATCTCATGTTGTTCGTTAACATATACTCCTGATCTCTCTGGATTGAATCTAAAAGTCCATACTGCATGTTTGCCTTTGAACTTGGAACCAAATCCTAAATCTTTTATATCAATAATTTGAAGCTCTGGTGAAAAATCATATGAAATATTTGATCTTAATTCAGCACATTGTTTTAATGTAACAAAGTTCCTATATTGATCGTGTGCTAATGCGCTGCCTTGATTGGGCCTTGCGACGTTGGTGTTTGTTATATCTACGAGAGTTTTTATTTCAATAATTTGCATAATGTACCTATATAATATATTTATGTCATAAAAAAAAGGTCCTCGCAAGAACCTTCTTTACATCTAATATTAATTAAAGAGCTACACCACGCACATTTGCTGCTACTGTAGTATTAGCATTGTCGTAACCTTGTAATGCTCCGCTTACTGTAGCCGCTGCAACAATAGCTTGTTGGCAAGCAAGTGCAAAAGTTTCATTATCATCATCGCCGTCGTAGTCAGCAGTATCAAATGCTCCACCCAATGCTGCCATAGCAAGGGTCAATGTTGTATCACCACCAGAATATCTTGGAGTACCAATAATTTCAATGCTGGCTATTTTAGCAATAGCGTCAAGTGCCTGTACCACTGGACTTTGCACGCCGCTTACTCTTCCAAGTTTTGCTGTTAGATCTGCACTCGGAAATGTGATTGTTATAAACTGTAATGTAACACCATTCTTGTATGCTGGTGCAATTAGCGTTTCATGTGTTTTGGTAGCTCCTGCCATGTTGAAATCTCCTTAATGTTTATATTTAGCAATTTTAGTCAAAAGAAAAGGGAGTTAAAAACTCCCTTTCTATACTTAATTAAGTATTAAGCGAATGTGAATGTACCAACGCCGTTTAGAGCAGTACTTGTAGCAACTGCGTAGTCAGTGTATGCACCACCTAAAGCTAGGGCCAATGCGTCTCTTAACGCTTTGAAACCAGTTGTAGCACCAGCGCTTCCGCCTGTACCGTCACCTTGATTAGCTGTTGGTAGATCAACAATTGCTGTGAAAACGTCATTACCTGAATCGCGCTCGCCTAGCCATACGATGCTAGCAACTGTTTGTAGTACTCTACGTGCAATTGTGTATCCGCCGTCAGTGATAGCACCAGTTGTGCCGTTTACTGTGTCTGCTGTGAAAACGTTAGCTGCACCGCCAGAAGCTGTAATTCTAACTACTAATGGTGAATAACCATAAAATGCGCCGCCGCTTGTTTGTCCGTGAACTCTGTTTAATGTTGCCATTTTGAAATCTCCTTGATCTTTGTTTTAAGTTTCCCCATGAAACTTATTATGTTTTTATTTATCCCAATTAATAAAAAATTGCCCAAATGGCATATTAATCGTCGTTTTTAACATCGCCATCGATAACTTTTAAATGACGTGCTGTTTCTTTATTGTCTCTAAATTTGCGTATACTGCGTACAAACTTGCTAGAATCGCCGCCCTTAATACTATTAATTAGTCTACGCTCTAATTCATATGCATCTTCTGTAGAAAAATTTTCCTTGATAAGCGTTAATAAGTTAATGGCGCTGTCAATGACATGTGTTGCCCTTGCCTCAATTATGGCTTCGCTATTCTTTTTTTCTGATATAGAATTAAGTTCTTCTAATAGACTACGAGTGGCTCTTTTCAAGATAGTTTCCTCATTACTTGGTATTTATATTACTTTTAGTATAGCATAACATTTGGGAGAATACAACATTGTAAATTTTGCTGCGACCGCACATAATGTATAAATACTTTACTCAGTAGAAACCATGAGAGATTACTGAGAATTAACACACAGGAGAAAAATATGTTAAACGCACTTGCTGAATACTTCCACAAGATGTTTCAGAGATTTGAAAAGCCACAAACTTACGGATCGGCACTAGAAGAATATATCGTTAGAAATTCACCACAAAATTCTTGTGACGTGGATCGCCTAACTCGTCAATTTGACCTACGTCAATCAGGCAGAGGATGGTAATTAAACTATGCCACACGTTGTACGCAGAGTATTAGAAAATGAGTATCCTAAATATCGCAAGCATTTACTTGCCCTGGATGCAGACAGTCGATTGCTCCGCTTTGGCTTCGCAGTCACAGACGAAGTAATTAACCGGCTATGTGATGGCTTTGAAGAAGACCACAGTCATCATATCTTGTTTTGCATTGAAGACTCTAATTTAGAATTTATTGCTATAGGACATATCTCTACTAAAGGAGAAATGGAGTTGGCATTTTCAGTTCTTAAGGAATATCAAGCTCAGGGTATGGGCAATGCATTAATTCGCCGTTGCATACAATGGTGCCGCACACACGGTATCTTAAAAGGCTGTATGGTCTGTCTTAGTCATAACAAGGCCATTAGACATCTATGTACTAAACACGGTATACACTTTCATAGTGAACACGGCGAGACCGAAGCAAACATTGATCTTGACACCCCTAGCATAGTTACATACGTTAGTGAAGCTGCTGACAGCAACTTAGGTACGTTAGATTATCTAGTAAAGAGGTCGGCTAAATTACCCTGGGCATTTATGTCCTGATCTTATTTCTAGCTTTTTCTTTAGATTCCTCACTCCATTTCCACTTACCTTTAGTTCCTTTATTAGGGTGAGTTTTTCCATACATTGGGTTATTAGTGCCAGACACGTCTGCATGATTTTGTGACATTTGTTGCTTCGTTACGTCACTATGTTTCTTTTGATAAAACGAATTGTTCTCCCCGGACATATTTTTACTTTGATTAGGGCGTTTTTGTCCAATTGTTTTTGAAACTCTCTTTGCTATATGCTCAGGAGTTTGAACCAAACCAGATACACCTTCACCGCCATCAGTTAAATTCCTAAGGATACCAGTTCCTAAGTCTTTCCTGCCATAATGTTCTATTAGTTTTGTTTCTAATAAATGTGCTTCAGTTTCTGATAACGATCGTGCTACTACTTGTATTTTAGATAGGTCATCGGGTAACAGGTTAGTTCCGTTAGATCTTTTATGTGATTCCCACGCTCTGTTATTCTTCCCCTTACCTATGTAATACGGTGTCAGGTCCTTGCGAAGGTATTGGTAGACGTAATAAATATTCATGCTGATAGTTCCTTATAAACTGTTAGAGTCAGTGGATGCTGATACATCGCGACTGGCACTTTTATTTATTATATTTTTATCACTTCAGTTGTATTACACAGTCAATCTGTATATACTAAATATATGTGCTAGCAAATAATTGTTAGCACATACAGACACATACACATAAAGGAAAAATATATGTCAAATACAATTAACACTCCAAAATTGCCCGAATTCAAAGTTAACCAATCTAAAAATGGTTACGAAATCCGCGCAGACATTCTGGGGATGGCAAAAGAAATGGTCACTGAAGACTTTCAAGTTAAATTTGCCGGCTGGCAAATGACTGCTGCGAAAGATACTGCAACTGGTCAAATCCTAACTACCGTAGCAATGCCAACATTTCCAGGACTTGAGAAAGTTCTAGAAACTGCTGAAAAGATGTATGGCTTTGTTAATCAAAGCCCAAAGAAATAATTTATAATAAAAATATAATTAGGCATAGCCAAAAATTAGAAGAAATGAAAAAGCACCCTAGGGTGCTTTTTCTATTTGTGCCAGTTAATTCTTTCTTCTATTAACCCTACCACCTGTTCACTAAGAACTACTTCGTAATGATTGTAGTTAATTTCTATTAGTTCCATACCTGTATGGTGATGTCGTTGACTTGCAACAGTTACTACCCCATCATTTTTTCCATGTATCCACGGAGCATTTCCTTTAGTGGTCACTATGTTGCACCAAGGATGATGTATTTCAATGTTATCTGCTTGACGCATCGGCCAACTATTAGGCCCAATGTCTCTTAGCAATTTACTAAATGGCAAAAAGTACTTAACAAAGTCAGCGTGTTCTGCACCACCATACGGTGTGCTTAGAGTGACTGCACCTAATACTTTTGAAGGCATTAAGTTAGATAGGTGTAGTGAATATATACCACCTAAACTATGAGCAATAAAGAATAGTTTATCTTCATTGTCCAACTGTTGTTTTATATTATTAAGATTATTTTCAAATCCATCTGCACTATCGTAATTGATGCTTATATGATCACAATCAATGTGCTCTCTAATGTAATTAAAACTTTCACTCGTGGCGCTGGCACCATGTATATACACTAATTTCATTATTAAATTGGATGACTGCGCAAGAACTGCGGATATTGTTTATTGAAGTTACGCATGATAACGCCTGCAATTTCGTGCGCTTGGTTTTCTTCTGGACTACCTGTAGCACCACTCTCGTCGTTTAACTCATCTCTAATATCCTGTCTATAGTGTACTAGTTCGTGAGCCACAGTTCTAAGTATATCCACAGGGTGGCGATTTGTAATAGCAACATGCAGAGTTTTTTCATTATTCACATACATACCAAAACTTGGTTGACCATCTGTTTGTATTTCAGGTTCAAAACTCATCTTAGGCAAACTATCAATTTCTAATATTTCTATAGCCAGAGGCAGGAATTTTTTAAACATATCAACAAATGTTTCTCGAGATTCTTTGCCTTCAATTAATAACTCTGTAATTTTCATGCGCCACTCCATGTTGCATATAAGCCAGAATTGTAATCTGTGTCGCCGTATATGTTACTCATTTTAGTTTTAACATGGGCTTCTAATTCTTGTCCAGTTGTAGTAGGTTTTACATCAAAGGCAAAAAACTCTACGTTATCTCGACCTCGACCTCGACCAATATAATCGCCGCCTAGTTGTCCCATGATTGTATCAATGTTTTTATCAGCTGTTCGGGCTTCTTTATTTGGATCAATATCAACAGGGCCGTTATCCGCCGGTGCTGCCCTAGGAGTTATTTCGTAATGCTCTAACCCAACATACCCTTTCATTTCAACACCAGGTATACTAGCAAGGCTAACCCAATTTCTACGTCCACCAGGAGTTTGCGTATCACCAGCAACTAATGGCAGTTTCATTATAGTTAATACAATACCATACAATGCCTTAGCAATGCCTTGACCACGATAGTCTTCATCAACGGTGATTGTATCTACACCTACTGCATTAGACATTGGAAACCATTTAGCCGGTGCTATTGAAAGTTTGCCAATCAATTGTCCCGGAGTGTTTCCTGCTCGTTCTACGGACCACTTCCAATAGTCTAGTCTACCCTTAAACTTCCAATCTGGTTCTTTGGGTTTTCTAACAGGTTCTACAGTTGAATTAATATAATCTTGACCTTTTGGATCCCAAATTTTTATTTCAGTACCGTACTGCCCGGGCCCAATTGTGTATACAAATCCGCTGCCACCGGGCAATGGTTGTGCAGGTTCGGCTTTAATGTTCCTGGGGTGATATAATGAACTTTTTCCTCCACGATATTCGCCAGCTGGAAGTTTTTCAATACCCTCTTGAGTTTCAGCTAATAGTTCTTTTATACGCATCGTGTATTTAGTGCCGGTGACTTTATCCGGCGCACACTAACGAGGTGCAGTTCAATTGCTCGGACGCCTAAGTGAGCAAGCTCACTTTGCCGCTACGTCTCGCGGTCCTAAGTGGATTCTTCTTCTGGGTACGGAATACCCATTTGTTCTAGTCCAAATCTACTTAACCCTTCATACAGGGCTGTAAGGATTGCGAGGACGGTCGGTCCCATCATCTTCTGGATAGACTGGATATTCATTGGGGTTAGTCTGCTGCATTTGCACCACACTTTGCACGTTTTGCTTTAGTTAAATCACCGTAGTTCACAGGCCATTCTGCACCAGGTGCTAGTTCCTGCGCCTTAGTAGGGAAAGCAAATTTAACTCCAGCAACTTGTTCTATCTGTGCAATAGGTAAACGGAACTTAGTCAAGTCGTTTCCTAGATTAACATACGGCTTAGTGTGTGGAAATGCCCAACCAGCCATTGCTCCTGTATTGTTATTAATAACAATCTTGTAGTAACCATGCGGAACAATAATACCTTTACCAATAGTTTCATCTCCGGCGCCGTATACTGCACCTACATAGATTGTAAATGATTGATTCAACTGAACAGACCATCCGCGTACACTAGTTTCAAGTAGTTTCCAAATACCACGATTTAATGATCCGTGTTGTGGATACATATTGGTCATTAGAAACGATTCGTATTCAACCTGCTGTGTCCAGGATAGATCACCATCCGGTGCTGCGTGTCCTTTGTCGTAGCCAGTACCTGCGTAGTCGTCTGGTCTTGCACCTGTACTACCTAATGACTGATCTGCTACGAATGCATTAGTGCGTGGAAAACAACCAAGTGCATTTTGTGGTAGTAATGTGTATGCAACATATACAGGGATCTTAACAGGAGCATCATATGCAACTAGATATGCTTCGCGGCAGATTGGTTGTGCTGTTCGCTGTGTTTGTGCAAAGCCATATGGGCTATGTACCTTACATGCGTCAACCGGAAGTGGGAGGCGTTGTTCCCACGCTTGTGCTAGACCTACAAAGGTAAGTAGCACAAGAGCAAATAGTTTTTTCATAGTAGTCCTTAAATTAACTACTGTTATTTATATCATCTGATGCATCTTTGATTTATGTACTGCAACATAGTTAGGGCCAATAAACGTTTCATCAGTTAGGATATAATCCTTAAATTTAACTCCCTCAGTAGTAAGCAATCCAATATGAAACCCTAAAGGTGTTAGCATTTTATAAGCATCAATTAACAACCATCTGCTTAATACATTTGCAAATCCATATTCAAATTGAATAACACCTACCTTATTACTTGCTAATGTTTCAGTAAATCCTTCTAGCACTAGACCTTCTGCTCCCTCAACATCTACTTTTAAAAAATCAATGTAGTTTATATTTCTACTTGCTACATACTGATCGCCTGTAACAATAAAGCACTCTCGAGTTTCAACCGGTCCTATATTGAGACCTTCAAAATACGAACTAACTGCATCAAACTCAACACTATATTGCATCTTCATCATGCCTTGTCTGTTTGATAATCCAAATCCATTAGGAATTATTTTATTATCAATGTCGACATTTGCTAGAAACTTTCTGTATACTTCTGGTATAATTTCAAATGTATGTATTTCTGCGTTAGGATTATGTTCTCTGGCCATTAAACACCATTCACCCATATTACTACCAGCATCAATTATAGTAGATAGTTTATTTGATAGATGACGCAATAGCCCTTCTTCACCGTGGCGGGCAAATTCAGCCCTAGCGTGTTCTTTATTGTATGCCATTATCTTTGTACAAAATAATAGTCACCATCAGGTCCGTTATCGCAGAATAATCCTAAACAATTAAACCCTATCTGATCCATATATGCTATAACAGTATCTCGAAGTGGTGCACCTTTGTTATATTCAATTACTTGCAATTCAAGGATAACATGTTTAGCAGTTTTTAATATTTCTTCTGCACCTTTAAGAACATCTAATTCTGCACCCTGCACATCCATTTTAATTAGATCGGGTTTAGGAAATGCTTTTAGTCTAGCCACAGTATCCAATGTTACAGTATTCAATGATCGTTTATGTGATTCGTTAAAATACTCCAAGGCATCAATTTTAATTTCTGGATTTTCTACATAATAACTATTTCCACCGGGCCAATAATTATTCTGATAGAAATCTACAGACTTACCAGTAACATCACTGAGAACACCAATGTGATATTTTATACCTCGTTCTTTGTATATAGATTCAACTTCTGCCATTGCATCAAACGCTACATATTCAGCATCGGGCCATAGTTTACTTGCCTCGGTGGTCCAACTAAGAACACATGCACCTATATCATATACAACCTTAGGTTCAACACCCGATGCTTTTAACTTAGCCAAATAATCTAGATGAATTGTAGGTATCAGTGGTTGTGTGCTTAGATTTTTTAAATGGGTTGCAACATCAACAGTTTCCATAGTTTCAATTGCTTGTATGCCAGCATCAACTTCAAATGTAAAACTACCAATATGTTTGCAAAGTATCGATGGGTCTGCCCATATTTTAAATCCTTTGTTCTTTGCCTTAGCGCAGAAATCAACATCTTCAGAAACGGTGTTGTTATGATCAATGGCGCTGTGATATTTAAACTGAGGATATCCTATTTCTCTCATTACTTCAGATTTAACTAATACACATCCAAAACCACAACCCGCAACTTCCACAATAGATCTACCTTTCAATTTTGCATAAGGCATTTGAGTAACACCGCCGTTAGGAGTAGGTTCGTAAATCTCAAGTGTATGTTGCCCTGGCTTTCTTTGTATATAAAGACCTGATACTATATCCTTGTCGTGTTCCAATAACTTTTTCAGTGTATTTGTAGGGAAAGCAATATCGCTATCTACACTAAACAAATAATCAAATCCTTTAACAACCCAATCAGCAATTAAATTACGAACCTGATCTACATTATATCCAAAGAACGCTTGAAAAGTTGTTTCATATCCGTCCGGAACTTCAAGATCGTATATTGATTTAAAAGTATCTGCTTCAATATTTTTTGCTGTAGGAATAGCAATTAATATTCGTTTCTTAGCAACTGGTTGGGTAATTATTTTTTCAGGCATTATAGTTAAGTTACTTTTTATTTTGTCGTATATTATACGTTCTCTTTCTAAAAATCCGCTAGTAATAGACAAATCTGATGTAGTGGATGCAAATGGTGTAAAGTGATCCATATTGGTAATGAGGTAATTCTTTCTACCTTTGCTAAGTTGTACATCAAATATAAAATTATCACCAAAGTAAATCTCGAGACCCTCGGGGATATCTACCCATGCACTCTTATGCATAAACATAAGGCAACCAAATCCATATGTATGTTGATTGGTCCAGGGTACTATGTTAATAGTTTTATCAGTTACTGGTATTTGATGGAAAAATGATTCACCTGGACATAATCCAAATACTCCATTATCTTTAGTTATTAAATCTTGCAATTGTTCAAACACAGCAGTATCAAATGTTACATCATCGTTAGCAATACAAATTTTATTATTACGTGCTGTGCTAACTCCTAAATTCCAAGCAGGATTAACATATATATTCTGTTTAAAATTTATCAATTTAATTTTATCATGTGCTAGTATACTAGCAGGCGGTGTTTTCATAACATCGTTGTTGATAATAATAATTTCATCTACTAATGGATACTCACATAGTACTTTTAAAAAATTAACAAATTGATCTGTTACTTTCCACATAGTAGGAACTACCACAGAAAATTTTTCAGGATTACCTTTAACAATCTGTCTAGCATTACGAGTTTGTTCTTGAGCATTAACTTTGTAATCATTTAACGGGCTAGCATCGTTATAGTTATAAACAATATCTTGCAAACATTTTACCTTGGATGGATCTGCTGCTTCTATTAATGCATAGAATACACTACCATCACCACCGGCTTTGTACCATTGCCCCTGTGCATCTTTAAATGCTGAGTCATCTATGTTGTTAAGCAGTGACTTCTTAAATGTGCGTAAATGTGTATATGGTAGGATCCAATTGAAATGATGATTCCTGTATGATTTACGTTTTTTTACATCTTCAGGATAAGGTTGACTAATTAAAGGAATGTTGTCAACCATACTCCAACATGACCCATATGTAAACTCAGTGGATCCATTATAGATATTATTATAATATGCAAGTATATTATTGTCGTTAATCAAACTATCATCGCCATCTAGTAACATAACAATAGTATCATCAGCAATCATTGCTCTAATGTTTTGTATTTGGTTCTTAACTGCACCTACATTTTCTGAGTTAGAAATAACTAGAAATTTATTTCTAACATCCATTGGTAAATCTGCCAGTGTTGCATTAATAACTTCAAACGTGTTATCAGTACTAGCATCATCTATTAAAATATGTAGATAGTTGTTGTAGTCCTGTGATGCTACGCTGTTAATACATCTCGCAATATAATTAGCACAGTTATAGAATGGGCTAATGATAGCAATGTTTTGTTCATTGCCTGTTTTATAGTTTTCCAACTCTACGCTGTTATGGAACTTACGATTCCATACTTTATGCACTCTACGATTGATATCTGAAACTTTACGATATTCTGCTCTGCTTAGATATTTGCCCAAGCGTTTAGTCATCAACTGTTTCCATTGCAATGCTACAGTATCCCAACCTGCAAGGTCTTTGACAATATTGCAATAGTATTGTTTTTGTTGATGTAAATATTTGTTGTGATATGCTTGTACAGTCATAGCAACAAATTTATCTACCTGTTCTGCATTATTAATATCAGGGAACAATCCGTTGGATTCAATAGCATAGTCAATAGTATAGCAAGCACCTGGCAATGCAATTTCTTCCAATGCACCAAACTTACAAGTAATAATAGGAGTATTGTACAGCAACGACTCTAATGCAGATATACCAAAAGTTTCAGGAAATGCTGATGGATATAACATATAACTAGCATCGGTTAAAATGTCAGCAACTTCTTTTTGTGCAATAACTCCAGTATACTCAATACCAAGAGCAGCATTGCGTGGATCAGTACTCATCTCACGCCAGTTCTTTTCCTGCTCATCCATCGCGGACTTGGTACTGAACACATAGTAACCACCAATAATTTTTAATTTTGCTTGAGGTAGTTGTTGTTTAACTCTGGGCCAAATTAATTTAACTAATGGAATCATACCTTTAGTCACACTTGCATTGTAGACAAACAAGTTAGGATCCTTAGCTTTGATATCAACCTCGGTTTTGTAATTACGAGCTCCATTGCGTGTAATGAACATCTTATTTTTCAAGACTTCGAAGTTACGTCTACGTCCGTGATTGCAATTAGTAACATAGGTCAAGTGGAAATCACTGAGTGTAAAGATGTCAGTGATTCTATTGGCCACTGCTAGTTCTTCAATTAAATTATCACCTAAGCAGAATGTATCGTGCATCCATAGCACACGCATAGTTGCTTTACTTAAGATCCTATTATAGAGATCCATATTTTGGAATGGCATTGCTCTGTGGTCACCTAGTTTAGGATAGTCACTAGGTGCAGTGAATGGTATTACCGTTCTACTGCTAATAACAATATCAAAGTAGTGATTGTTGTTTAGCTCGTTTAGTGGGAGATATCTAACATTGTTGTATATACCAGGGCTGGTGTGATCAACATTACAATCATTAAAGACTGTAACATCAAATCCAATAGCAGCAAGTTCCTGCGCCATTAGTATAACAGCACTTTCGCTGCCGCCCAAACCTTGTTTAGTTAGTGTACTACCATCGTATGGTATACCGATAATATCTATAATAGCAAGTTTCATATGCTATTAATTATATACTCTTTGATCAGTGTGTCAACAATCTTGGTTTAACGAAGTAGTAATGTTTGTGTAGGTGGAGTAAATGCTGCTGTATAACGTGCTACACCTTTGGTAATTCTAAAATCATCAATGTAGCCAGCAAAATATTCTGCTGAATAAGTTGGATAATCTCTTCCTAATACAGCGTAATTTGATGCTATAAAATAAGTAGCAGTTCCTTGTCCATCTAACACGCCATTAAGGTATAACTTAACATTATTTGTTGCAGAGCCGCTGCGCACTAATGCAATGTGATACCAAGTATTTACTACTAAGGTAGTAGCGCAAGTTATCATACCTGTTTTGGTACCAGCACCCGTCCCGCCACTATTTGATCCGCCTAACCAAAATTGCAATTTTGAACCTGATCCAATTCTAACTAAATTACTATCTGGATCCGTCGACCCTATACCAAATATTCCATTTGACACTACAGTGGTTGGATAAATCCAGCATTCCATAGTAAAGTCTCCTGATCCTAAGTTATATGCGCTAGATGATGGCATTAACAAATAATCAGTGCTACCATTAAAATACATACTGCGAGGATTATAATTAGTAGCGGTTGATGATAATTTTGCCGATCCTACAGCAACAACATCGTTATTCATTGTTGCATCATATATACCGGCATCATTAAATTTCAATAATAAACTTGTACTAGTAGTTGTATTTATTGTACCTACAGGAGCAGCAGGTGGAGTGAATGCTGCGGTATATAGTGCGGTTCCTCTTACTATTCTCATGTTAGACATATATCCAGTATAGTATGTCCCGTCTCCTCCAATCCTTGCTCCTATTCCTGTATAATTATTGGTATCTGTAGCAGTTACCACTAATGAACCATTTATATATCCAAATGTTTGATTAGCCGATGTACTAACTCTTGACACAGCAAGATGGAACCACTGATTTAATGGAATATTTGCTAAAGTACAGAAGAAGAATGAAGGATTTCCATAAATTCCCCAACATAACCCACTTGCTTGCGTAATAACATTGAATGAACCTGCGCCACTGGTTGCATATAATATAATTTGATTATTTGCATTGGATGGCATATATAGCCATGCTTCCCATGTAAATGCACTTGTACCAAAATTAACAATAGATCCACTGGTATTGCTCAAATAACTACTGCCATTAAAATAAGCACTGCCGCCAATCAATGTTGTATTATATGCTCCGAGATTGTTGAATGGTGAGAAACGTTGTACACTTGGTGTACCACCTACGGTAAAAGTAGAAGTTGTACCACTTTTATCCATAAATCTATTGCTAGCAGCAGTTAACAATACTGTATTAGTTACCATAGGTAACGGTGCAGTAGCAGGGGTAAAGTTATTGGTATATACCGCTGTTCCTATTAGTCTAATATTACTCATGTAACCATTCCATAAATACCCGCCGGCCGGATTAGCACCTATAGTAACTCCTCCCGTATTACCAACAGTTCCTGAAATTGTATTAGTTCCTACAGAAATACCGTTAACATAACCAGTTACAGTTGTACCAACTCTAACCCAAGCAACATGAGTCCATGCATTTAATGGAACAGAAGTAGAAGTGCCCCAGGTAAAATTTGCACCGCCATACTGATTGGACCAAAGTTGCCCACCACTACCAGTTAATGTAAAATAGTATCTACCTGTTGTTTCACTACCTATAGTAAAAAATGCCGAAGTACTCCCGTATGCTGATACATATACCCAAGACTCAAAAGTAAAGTTTCCAGTGAATGCAAAAGCAGAATTACTAGGTATAGACAAATAACTACTACCATTAAAGTAATTACTCCAATTTTGTCCAAACGGTGAGAATGATCCCTGTGTTGGAGTACCAACAGTAGATGTAATAGTTAATGTATTAACACTCGAATCTATGAATGATGTATTTGTTAAATTATATGCTTGTAACTCAATAGATCCTGAAGTTGTCCAAGAATAGTATACATACCCACTAGTAGTAACGATTGTAGGAGAACCTGTTGTGCTAGCAACACTATAATTAGAAGGATGTCTAATAATAACCGTACCTGATCCTCCTGGCATTTGAAGTGCACCACCACCACCAGTTGCAGTCATAGCAGACCTAGGAACTCCAGCGCCACCGCCCCATAGGCCGTTACTTGAAAATCCACCACCACCACCGAGTGCATACTGACCAGAATTATTACCAGCAGATCCATTTTTAGCACCTGCACCACCGCTGGCAAAGTATCCACTTTCACCATATGCTGAAAAGTTTGCAACATATAAACCAGCGCCTGGATTTGCGTTTCCAAGTGCAGCACCACCTGCACCACCACCACCACCACCACCCGGTTGAGTTGAAGTTTGTCCAGCGTAGCCGGCATTGCCAAATCCACCACTTGGACTTAGTGGTTGCACACCAAGTCCTCCGGCGCCACCTGTAGTAGTCCCACCACCACCACCACCGGACCCTCCATACCCGCCTGCTGTATCTTTTGTTCCACCATAGCCGCCGCCCAATGCAATCACTGAAGTTATTGTAGTTGATGTTATAGAAGAATTATTTCCAGATGTTCCGTTTGAATTAAGGGCACCACCCAATCCTCCTGCACCTATCTGTATGGTATATATGGCATTATTAGTTAAGATAGTTGAAGTGGTTACCAACCCACCTGCACCGCCGCCACCTGTATAATCATTATTTGTATTAGCACCTGTGCCGCCCCCTCCACCACCACCTACTACCAAGTAATCTACAGATATAGATACTGGTTGTAAAGTGTTTCCAGTTAATAACAACGAATTAGATTTAAAATATGGATCGGATTGTTTTGTAAGTGGAGCAGTATATGCAGGATTTGGATAACTGATAATAACAATACCGGACCCACCGGCGCCGCTTTGTCCACTACCAAAATTTCCACCACCTCCCCCACCCCCACCAGTATTGCTAGTACCATCTACTGATACTGATGTGGTATTAACTGCACCTTTTCCACCACCTCCAACTCCACCAGCACCCCACCCACCGGCAAAATAAGCGGCGCCACCGCCACCACCTGCATAGTAAGTAGAGACTCCTGACAAAGTTGATGTTGACCCAGCACCACCAGCACCCCCCTGATTTGATGCACCAGATGTTCCGTTTGCACTAGCACCGCCGCCACCACCAGCAGAACTAGCACCTGTACCAGTCCAGTAAGGCGCACCACCTGCAAATCCCTGCCCCGTTGTACCAACACCGGCAATTTGAGTTCCATCACCACCACCACCTGATCCACCTGCATTGCCTGGTCCAGTATTAAATGCGGCTCCACCACCACCACCATATGCATATTGTCCAAATGGTGGAACAACAGTAGATGTAGTAGTTGGGCTACCAGTAGGTGTAATAGTAAGATTATTAACTGAGTTATCTATAAATGTATCATTTTGTAAGGTTAATAAACTTGCTGACCATACGGTTACGGTACTAATAACCGTTGGCGATCCAGTAACTGTTAAAATTTGTGGAGAGATACTATTATCAACTATGGTGTTAGATTGTGCTGTTAATAAAATAACATAACTTGCTGTAGAAATAGCAGAAATATTAGTACCAGATGATTGTGTAGTAGATAAGTTAGTAGTAGGAGGAGAAAAGTTACCTGTATAAACTGCAACTCCTTTAGTAATACGCACATTAGAGATAGCACCGGGAAAGTTAGCAATAGAATTATCAGCATACAATCTACCAACACTAATTGTAGGAGTAGCAGGCCAGGTTGGAGTTACTGTATTTGTTACAACTGATATCCCATTAAGATAAAGTGTGTTTGTAGTTCCTGAACGGACCAGCGCAATATGTTGCCATTGATTAAGAGTAAGAACATTATTAGCCGATGCATAAAAAGTATTACCGGCAATAAAAAATTCTACTGCGTTGGTTGTTGTTATCCCAATTGCACAGCCGTTTGCACCCGAGGAAGCAGTATTAGTTATAGTAATTATGCCTGTGTGTGATGGTACAGATGTTGGATTTATCCAACATTCAATAGTAAAATCTGCTGTTAATTGATTTGATGCAAGTGCAGGTCCTGTCAAATATTGTGTAGTTCCACTAAAAGAAATACCATACAAAGAAGGTGCGGCTGCTGTTAATATGCGTGTTGGTGGGGTAAATGCACTAGTATATAATGCAGTACCTTTTATTACACGAAGATTGCTGATATATCCAAATAGATATGTACCACCTTGATTACCAATATAATTTGTACCAGATACAAAACTTGTACTACTTACTTGTGTGTTAACCAATGCTCCATTAATGAAACATTTTAATGAAGTTCCGTTTCTTGTAATAGCAATGTGCTGCCATTGGTTTTTTGTTATTGTTCCACCATTAGTTTGTGTGCCATTATCGTATATGTAAAGTGAACCATTATATACAAAAAACTGAAAAGTAGTTGTCAACCACAGTACTGTGCCTTGTGTTGTAGCGGTTGGATATACCCAGCATTCAACTGTAAAATCACCAGTTCCAAATGCTAATACTGTATTATTTGCTACAGTTAGGTATTGAGCACTACCGTTAAAAAAACCAGAATATGTTGTTTCGTTGGGTGCAAGTATTGCTGAAATATTTCCATTATTACCTACACCAGTTGCAGCAGCACCAATTGCTGCACCGCCTGCTCCAACTGTTATTGCATACGCAGTACCAGGAGTGACTGCAAAACCACTCGAAGTTAAAAAACCGCCAGCACCACCACCACCACCTAGCCCCGAAGATGAGTTATCTCTTCCGCCAGAGGCACCACCACCTACTACTAGGTAGGATACTGTTAGTGGTGTGCTGGTGCTGCCGTTTCTTGTTAGTGGTTGAAATACACCAGATGATGTAAAAGTATGTATGGTACTTGAACCAATGTTAGTTATTACTCCGCCAGCAGCAGCAATAGGAGAGGCCATTGCCTTCTGTCGTTTAATTATACCAAGATCATATACCATTGTTGTTTATTTATTTAAGTAGTGGAACCGCGGTTGGCGGTAGGAAGTTTGCGGTATATCGTGCAAATTTAGTAATACGGAAATCGTCAATGTAACCAGGAAAATAGTTTGATCCAGCATTCCTACCACCTAAAGTATATACAACTGTAGGAGTTGCATAATTAGTTGTATCGGCAACACTATTTACTTGCATTCCATTAACAAACGCTTTAGTAACACCTGATGCTCTACAAACTGCAACATGCGTCCAAGTATTAATAGGTATACTAGCGTGTGCTAAAATAGTTTGATCTGTTCCGGCATAGGGTCTCCAACTTAATGCTCCACTGGTAGTAGCTTTATAAATTGCAAAAGCATTAGTAGTTTGCGCTTCCCATATTTCCATTTCAGTAGTTACAACAGAAGTTTGATAAAACCAAAATTCAACGGTAAAATCACCAGTACCAAACCCAAATAATGGATTAATTGGTATAGACAAATAATCACTAGTACCATTAAACTTCATACTGCGACTATTAAATTTAGTGACAGCAGTTGATAGAGCAGATGTTCCTGCAGTGATAACATCGTTATTCATTGTTGCATCATATATAGCAGGATTAGTAAAGTTTAATAGTACACTTGTACTAGTGGTTGCATCTAATGGAAATAATGGTGCAGCAGGTGGTGTGAATACCAAAGTTCCTGAAGTAGTTATTGCAGTTTGATATTGACTAGGAATAGATCCGTTGATCAATCGAAGATTACTTATATATCCTAAATAAAAATTACTAGCACTACCTGGTAGACCATTAATGCCGATACCATGTACAGAGGATGCATTATAAAGTGTTCCTGCTTGCGTAAAACTAGCAATTGCTGTAGAACCATTTATAAACAGTCTAACAACATTAGATGCATCTCTTGTGATTACGAGATGATTCCACATATTTTTTACATAAGCGCCTGTAGTAATGCTAGCCCAGGATGTGCCATTTGTGCTGAGAAGCAATTGAAAAACATTTGCTGTGCCGCTGGCATCACAATCAACTCGTATAGAACCATAAGATGCCGCAACTGAATTAAATGCAAATATAGTTCGCTGGGTGCCGCCTACATTTGTATTATTAAACCAACATTCTACTGAGAATTGACCAGTTAGCGATATTGCACCAGACATACTCAAATAATCAGTAGTACCATTAAAATAAGCACTGCCGTTATTGACCACTGTGTTATAAGCATAGGTCTGTGTTGGGAATGGAGTGAAGCGTTGTACACTCGGTGTACCTGCTGCGGTAAAAGTAGCGGTGCTATTCTTATCCATAAATCTATTATTTGCGCAGGTTAGTAAACTAGTATTAGTTACTATAGGTAATGGCGCAGTAGCAGGTGTAAAGTTACTTGTATAAAGTGCAGTACCCTTCAATACTCTTAGATTAGAAATATAACCATTGAAATAATAATTAGCACCCTCACTACCTATATTAGTACTACCTATTCCTAAATCATACGCTGTTGCAAGAGTTTGTGTAACTCCAATTTGTGTACCATTTACAAACAGTCTCATACTAGTGCCACTTCGTGTTAATGCAACATGATACCAAGTGTTCAGACTCATACCATGTGCATAACTATAGTCCCATGCTAGTGCTGCTCTTACCCATCCTAAATTTGCACCTGTACTAGTAAATCCAAACCCCAATCCACCGGTACCAGATCCTGATATAATATAATAATCTGTTCCTAATAGTGTACGATATATCCATGCCTCAATTGTGAAATCACCTGTACTAAAATTTAATGCAGCATTAGTAGGAATAGTTAAGTTACTACTACCATTAAAGTAGTTACTCCAATTTGTACCAAAAGGATTAAATGTTCCTTGTGTTGGAGTACCGGTAGGAGTAATAGTTAATGCATTAACACTTGAATCTATAAATGATGTATTTGTGGTTGCAACGGCAGGTGGATTGGTACTAATTTGAATTGATCCACTACTAGTGAATGCATATATTGTATATGCGCCAGCAGTGGCAATACTAGGACTGCCAGTAGTTGTAACTGTTTGAGCTACTGATGTTAGATGTCGAAGTACAACAGCACCTGATCCACCAGCGCCACCGGTTCCGGTTTGCCCGGCATTTTCCCAGTCATTGCTAGCACCGCCGCCCCCGCCGCCTGTTCGTGCCTGTGCTGAACCGCCAACTGCGCCGCCGCCTGATCCAGTGCCGGTACCTCCTCCTCCAATACCAGCAGTACCGGGAACAGTTCTAGAGCCACCGCCACCGCCACCACCAAAGTATATAGCATTAGTAGCGGTAACATATTGACCAACAGTTGCAGATATTGCTGTGCCAGTAGTAACAAATATAGTACTAGATGATCCAGCACCACCATTACCACCACCACCTGATGTAGTTGCTGTTCCAGCTGCACCCCAGCCACCACCACCACCACCACCATATCCGCCGGGTTGATTAGCGCCACCTGCACCACCTGCATTACCCTGTCCTGCTACACCTGATCCACCTGCTGGAGTTGTTGCGTTAGAACCACCGCCACCACCACCACCAGATCCACCATTTTTACCAAATCCCCAAGCTGCATTACTTGCTGCGTCAGCACCACCACCACCTCCACCATAACTTCGTAAGGCAGAGAATACTGAATCATTGCCAGAGGTTCCTTGTGCATTATTAACTGCACCTGCACCACCAGCACCAACAACCACTGCATAGTTAAATCCCGGTAATACATTAAAGCCAGATGTTGTTAATACACCACCGGCACCGCCACCCGCAGCATCATTGGCACCACCACCACCGCCACCTGCTACTATCAAGTAATCTAATAGAATGGTTTCTGTCCGTGCTGCACCAAACAATACAGTACCAGTACCTGATGTTACAGCATATATATTATAACCAGTTGCAGTTGTTGCAGAAGCAGTAATACCCGAAGAAAAATAAGCAGCATGAGTATTGGGTACTCTTAATAGAACCACACCTGATCCACCTCGACCACCAGTACCCGGTCCAGGTGAATCACCTTGACCACCACCACCACCACCACCAGTATTTGCTGTTCCAGCAACACCACCTGTACCACCAGTTGGTGAACCAGCACCTCCTCCACCGGTACCTCCTAACCCATACCCATTACTTCCTAAATTACCACCGCCGCCGCCACCTGCAAAGTAAATTGCATTAGTAGCGGTAACATATTGACCTATACCTAATGCTATTGCTGTTGTGGTAGAAATTAATGTAGTAAATGTTCCAGTACCACCATTACCTGCTTGATTGGTTACGGTATCAGCAGATCCAGCTGCACCAGCACCGCCACCACCTTGACCACCGTTGTTGTTTCCAACCGTTGTAGCACCGGCGTTACCTTGTCCACTAGTAGCACTACCACCAGTACCACCAAGTTGTCCACCGCCGCCACCTGACCCACCAGAATTACCACTACTGCTTGTACCACCGGCACCGCCACCGCCACCTATTGCAGTTAGAGTTGAGAATATTGAGTTACTACCATTAGAACCATTTGTATCTCTTGCACCACCGTTGCCTCCTGTGCCAACTGTAACTGTATAAAGTGTTGCTAGTAAAAATGTTTGACTTGATGCTGTGAGTAAACCACCGGCACCACCACCGCCTGATCCACCATTAGTAGAACCGGCTCCACCGCCACCGCCACCACCAGCAACTACTAAGTAATCAATGGTAGGAGCATTACTTACCGTTTGCGGATTGCTTAACAGTAAAGATGTTTTGTTAAAATATGGATCACTGTTATTATATAATATATCATTGTTTATTCCAGAGGGATAACGAACAATTACAATGCCGCTGGCACCTGCACCACCAACGCCAGTACCACCACCTGATCCACCACCACCACCACCACCACTACCTGTAAAGATAGTAGCATCTGATGGAGTATCTGTTGCATAAGCGCCATCACCACCACCACCAATACCACCGCGCCCAATTGCAGTTCCGCCACCACCACCGCCACCGCCTGCAATATAAAATGTACCGGTAGAATAAACACCAGCACCTGCATATTGTAAGAATGTGCTGTATGCATTAGTTCCAGTACCGCCAGCACCTGCAACACCTGCTGAAGCATTATTACCAGCGCCGCCAGATCCACCACCACCACCACCGCTACTAGCATTATTGTTAGTATAGGCACCGCCGTTTGTACCGCCACCAAACCCAACGCCATATCCATAAGTAGCAAACTGGGTACTTGTTCCTCCAATGACGCTGCCAGACCCTTGGCCAGCACCACCACCCGAAGCACCGCTGTTTGGAGTACCACTATTACCCCAGGACCCGCCTCCACCGCCACCTAACATAGTGTTAGCGAATGCAACGGTATTACCACCGTTGGTTCCATTTTGTCCAACAACTGTGGTCCCGCCTGCGCCAATAGTAATAGTATTGCTGGAACCTGATACAATGGTGTCTGATTGATATAGTAAACCGCCAGCACCACCACCACCACCACGAGCATTTGTGCTTACACCTGCACCGCCAGCGCCACCACCACCTACTATTAAGTATTCAACAGCTATACCTGTCCCGGCTGTTACTAACCCCGAACCGGCTGTTATTCTATATATATTATAGCCAGATACTGCTGACGAAACGGTATAGGTAGTGCTAGTAGTAAAACTAACAGCATACTGATTAGGTATTTTAATAATAACAACACCAGATCCACCTATGCCACCAGCAACATTCTCAGAACCACCGCCACCACCGCCACCAGTATTAGGAGTACCGGGTTGACCAAGAGTTGCGCCAAATCTACCAGCACCGCCGCCACCAGCACCACCAGTTGATTGTACAGTACCACTGCCGTGAGTTGATCCACCACCACCGCCACCGTAGTATGTAGGAGTACCAGTAATGCTTGATTGTGTTCCAGTTCCACCTAATCCACCGTTTGCAAAATTAGTACCGGTTGGTCGTTGTCCAACCCCGCCTGCACCACCACCACCCCCGCCTGAATAGTCTCCGCCACCAACGCCACCACCTGCATTACCTTGACCTGGCAATCCTGCACCCGGTGTTGTTCCTTGTCCACCACCACCACCTGATGCTCCGCCCCATCCATTACTTGCACTGTATCCACCGCCACCGCCACCCCCATATGCAGTTACGCCAACTGGTCGAGTATATGTTGATCCTATTGTTGGGCTACTTGTTTGTGTAAAGCTAAAATTGTTAGATGAATTATCAATAAATGTAGCGTTTTGTAGTGTTAATAACTGTGTATTATTAACCACAGTTAATGCACCAGTTGGAGGAATGAATGCTGCGGTGTATGCTGCTGACCCTTTTAAAATTCTCAGATTAGAAACATATCCTGCCATTGTTGATCCGCCGTCAACTTCAGTTCCGACAGTTAAACTAGTAAATGCCCAGGTGGTTGTTTCGGCGGCTGATTTCATTAATGAACCATTGACATATATATAATATGTGCCACTGTATCTAAGGAATACAAAATGATACCAAAAATTACTTGCAATGTTAAAAGTGAATCCAGCCTCGGCACCATTTATATATACCCGCCAGCCAGAAGTTGTTCTACCAAGGATAATTCTAGTACCACCGTTAAGATCCAAAAATGATTGAGTTACCCCAGCAGTTGCTGGCCACATTACAGATGCTTCAATTGTAAAATCGTTGGCAGTTGCGCCGAATGAAAAAGCGGTAGAAGTTGTTACTACTATTCTACCGCTACTAAAAAACGATCCATAATATGATAAAGTTGCAGGTACAGATAAACTAGAACTATCACCGTTCCAACTATAAGTGCTTACACCTCCAGTTGCGGCGCCACCTTGCCCCACTGTTACATTGAATGGTACACCTGCAGATACATAGGTGCCACCTGATACAACGCCACCTGCGCCGCCACCACCAAAGTTTCCTGCATTATTTCCAGGGCCGCCTCCACCGCCACCACCTACTACTAGGTATTCAATAGGAATGCTAGTAGTACTAATAATAGTAGTTGGAGCAGCAGTACTAAAAGATACACTACCCGAACCTGTAGTTATACTATATACATTATAACCTGTTACCGCAGTTGAGGTTGATGCACTTATACCAGCAAAGCTAGCACTATGCGTATTGGGTAATTTTAGAATAATAATTCCACTGCCACCATTGCCGCCAGTTCCTGGGCTTGCATCCGATTGTCCACCTCCACCACCTCCACCACCTTTATTTGCTGTACCAGAAACTCCTGTTGTGCTAGTTGCTGCGCCACCACCACCTAATCCGCCAACACCCCAGCCTGGTACGCCATTATATGTGCCACCACCACCGCCACCTGCAAAATATGCATTTGTACCAGTGATTGATGATTGTACGCCAACACCACCATTACCGCCTGCTGTGCCGCTACCAGCACCACCAATTGCGCCGGCACCGCCACCACCACTGACCCGAATGCTGGGCCTGCTGTTATACGAGATCCGCCGTCGTATCCTTGATACACGGTACCTTTTCCTGGGGAACCAGCGCCCGCTCCAGTTCCGGCATTTCCACCGCCACTACCGCCCGACCCTAAGTCAACTGGACTATTTTGATTAGATCCGCCTCCACCACCGCCAATTGCAAAAACAGTACTAAAAGTAGAACTACTTCCTTTGGAACCTACTGTATTTTGACTAGTAGATCCAGCACCACCCCCGCCAATTGCTAATAGATATGATGTTCCAGTAACAATGCTAAATGTTCCAGTGGTATAACCTCCAGCGCCACCTCCAGCACCTGCGGCAGCACCCCCACCACCCCCACCTGCAACTACTAGATATTCTACAGGAATAGCTGTTGGTGTAGCAACAGATGCAGTAGTGGCAGAAATAATAGAACTAGCAATGAATGCGCCAGATGCAGTGAATATGTGATTAACATATCCACCTGCTTTTACTATTGTGCCGCCTACTCCAAATGTGTTTGATGCAGGAATGTATCGTTGGCGCTTGATGATACCAAGGTCATATACCATTATTGATTATACCGTTAAACTACAGGAGTATCGTTAGTTGGTATTACATGTTCTACCCAGGATACTGTTTCTTCATCCCAGGTGTAATATTTGCCTTCTACAGGATCAGGCATAGCTACTGGTGCTGCCCAAATGCAAGTATCTTCATCTAATAACCAACTTGGGAATGGTTGTGGTGCATAAAACGCATCGCGAATACTATCATATGTATAACCAATACCTGCGTAGTTTTTACGCAGCGGTGCACCACCTGAGCGATGTTGCCCACCATATGTATTATAGCTTGTTTGTACCCAAGATGCTGGGTCACCAAATAATCCAGTGTTAACTACATCTTGTTCGATAACAATTACCTGTGTTACTACACCGTTTTCTACTTTTGCGAAATGACTCATTTTAAAATCCTCTTTTGTTTAATGCGTTATAATGTATTTATAACTTAATAATTTATCTAAAATCTAATCGGTGAGATATTATTTTAGAATGTTACTGATCCAGAACTATTGAATATGAATATGTTATATCGGGCAGATGCGGATACTAACGTATATACAGTTCCTGTGGAAGATACCGGTAACCGGTATGCGGTTGGATATCTCAATACAACAATGCCTGATCCGCCTGCTCCGGAATTTGGATAAGCTGGTACTGCGGTATTATTTGGCATTGATTGTTGACCACCTGAGCCGCCGCCCCCGCCAGTATTTGTACCACCAGCATACCCATCATAATTGTTAACTATATTAACATGGGGAGATGCGGCGCCGCCGCCTCCTAACCCGCCGCCTCCTGTACTAATAGAGTTGCCATTTCCACCCCCACCACCTCCACCAGCATAATAAGTTAAAATTCCAGTTATACTAGATTGTGATCCATTACCACCTCTCCCACCACCATATGCATTTATTGCCGAAGGTCCGTTAACACCAGCACCGCCGCCAACTGCACCAGCACCTCCACCAGCACCTCCAGGATCTCGTATGTTAGATGTAGATCCTGGACTTCCGTCATTTCCCTGGCCTGCCGTGCCTGTTCCAAAGCTAGTGGTACGATTGGTTCCGCCCATCCCACCGCCACCAGATCCGCCAGTTTTTCCCTTTAACGGAGTAGTATCGCCGCCAGCACCGCCGCCTCCCCCGAGTGAAATAACAAAGTAACCATTTGTACCGGTTATGTAAGAATTTGTTCCATTATTTCCTGCGGTATCAATCCCAGTAGACGTACCGCCACCACCAACAGAAACAGTAACAGTGACTCCTGAAGTAACTGTAAATCCAGTTGCAGTTCTATATCCGCCAGCACCACCGCCACCGTAACTTCCACCAGATCCACCACCTGCAACTACAAGATATTCAATTGATGAGGTGGTTGCTGCTGTTACTGCTACGGTGCTTTTTATCACAGTTCCCATTTCGCTGAACTTTTGCTGACTAAAAGTTTTAAATGTTGTCATACTATATTGTTAAAATGTAATTGTTCCAGTGACGGTGAATACATATACAACAGTACTATTAATTGTATATATGAATGGACTTCCTGTAGTAGATACAGCCAATGCATTACTAGAAGAATGTCTAAGTATAACTATTCCAGAGCCCCCATTTGGTGTTACTGTGTATGTTTGTTGTGAAGCAGAACCATATGCGCCGCCGCCACCACCACCACCTGTATTTGCTACTCCTGGTTGTTCAATTGAACCATCAGTAGTATAACCTAGACCAATTGAGCCTCTTCCACCGCCACCTAATCCGCCTACCCCACCTGCTCCGGTGCCAACATTGGCGCTGTGGCCACCACCACCACCACCTGCATAATAAGTAGGAATTCCAGTTATGCTAGATTGTAATCCAACACCACCGTTTCCTCCCAATGCACCTGTTATTGACGATTGGCCTGTTGATTCTGAACCATTCCCACCACTAGCACCAGCCCCCCCACCACCGCCGGCACCAAAAAAAGTTGCGCCAGCTCTATCGCCGCCACTATTTCCTTGAGAAGGACTAGTGCTAGGAGTATTGCCTGCACCAAACGATCCTGCGGTTCTAGAATGGGCACCACCACCGGATCCTCCTGTCTTAGCTGCAATACTGGAGCTTGCTCCATTAACTCCACCGCCACCGCCACCGCCGGTACTTACTATTGAAGTAATACTAGTACCTGTAATAGAAGAATCTGTTCCATTATTGCCCACAACACCTGTTAATAATCCTCCCCATGCACCACCAGCACCTACTGTTATATTAATAATAGATCCAGGAGTAATAGCAAGACCGGTACCGGTTCTGTATCCACCTGCACCACCGCCACCGCCACCGCCGGTATTACCGGTAGTACCGGTACCACCACTTCCGCCACCGCCGACTACTAGATATTCTATAGTAGAAGGTGCCACTAGAGAAATACCTGGATTTGCTATATTACGTTTTGAATTGCGAGAAATAAATGAACTAATTTTATTATAACTAAAAATATTCAAACTCATTAAATTATCTCCGTGCCAAATAAGTTAAAACTAGTAGTACTAGTACTACTATAAACTATAACATTTTCAGCAGTTCCCATAGTAATACCCAATGTTAATGCCACACTATCATATGCGGCTATAGAACTATTGTATGCAACATAATGTAATGTACTCAATGTATTAGCGGTAGGTTTAACTGCAACTCTATAAGTAGTAGCGGCATTAGCTTGATTACAAACTACAAGAGTAGATACTACTACTGTACTACTTGATGTATATAATGTAGTAGTAGTAGTTGCTGCAGGATTTGCTTGTCCTAAAACTTTGTATGTAACTGACATATTAAATTCTCATTATATAGTAAGTGTTCCGCTTGAGTTGAATGTATATATATTATATCCACCTGTTGATGTATATGTTGCATTTGTATTTGCAGTAGCAGGATAATAGTTAGCAGAAGAAAATCTAATAATAACAGTACCAGACCCACCAGCGGCACCTGATCCGCTAACTGATCCGGACTGATTACCACCTGCACCACCACCACCTCCAGTATTGGTAGAGCCAGCAGTTCCATTGTATGAGCTGTTTGAATATCCACCATTACCGCCGCCACCAGCACCACCTCGACCGTAAGTGTTTCCAGCGTTGGCGCTTTCAAATCCACCTCCTCCTCCTCCTGCAAAGTAAGTAGATGTAGTAGTAATAATTGATTGATATCCAACACCCCCTGTACCTGCACTAAGAGCAGTTGCGCCAGCGGCATAACCAGCACTACCAGCACCGCCGCCACCACCACCCAATCGGCCACCATTGCCTGCACCACCGGCATTGCCAAATCCACCACTAGAATTTGTAGATTGTGTACCACCGCCACCTGCGCCGCCACTACTATCAGATCCAGCACCGCCGCCACCGGATGCACCTGCGATACCGGCTCCACCTTGCCAAGTCCCACCGCCACCCCCACCTAACCCTGTGTTGAATGGTGAAAGAGTATTTGTCATGGCTGCACTACTAACTGCGGTAAGAACAATGCCATTACCTGAATTATCTATAAATGTAGAGTTTTGTAAAGTTAATAAACTGGTATTGGTAATAGCAGTTAATGCCGCTCTAGATGGAGTGAATCCACTAGTATAAAGTGCTGTTCCTTTCAATACTCGTAGGTTGGACATATATACATTCATGAAAGGGCCCGATGCCCCATTTCCTGATCCAATTTGACCAGTACCTTGTACAAAACTGTATGCATTAGTTGCAACGGTATTAGCAACACCATTTATATATATTGTCATATTACCAGAACTACGAACGGCTGCAATATGAGTCCATGCACCAGTTGATATTGCAGCCGTATTTGATAATACTGTAGAATTGTTAGTTATTGCAATAGTTGACCCGGTTCTAAAGTTAAGATGAAAATCTCCCGCAGTAAAAATTTCTGGCGAACCAGAAGGTGCTACATTTACATAAAGCCAGCATTCTACTGTAAAGTCTCCAGTTCCGAATGCTAATGCGGCATTACTAGGAACGGTTAGATATTGACTAGTACCATTTAATGATAGCGAATATTCAGTAGGTCCAACGATTGATGAATTAACGCCAGTGCCTCCCGCTCCACCAGTTCCGGCGGTACCACCTGCACCTACAGTTACAGTGATTACTGATCCAGGGGTAACAGTATAGGCTGATGATACTACAACTCCACCGGCACCACCACCTCCACCTAATAAAAAACCGCCGCCACCGCCACCGCCGACTACCAAATATTGAACTGAAGTTGCAGTAGTCTGATCAGCCACAGGAACTGTTTCAGTAATATGTGTGCCAAATACATTAAAACTAGTAGAACTATTACTAGAACTCACTGATATTACATCAGTTTGCGCTAAAGTTAGTCCCATTGTTACACCAATAGTGTCTGATGCAGGAATAGCAGCATTATAATTAATGTAATGTTTAGGATCAATAGTTGCACCAAATGGGCGCACGGCAATACTATAAGTTGCTGTACTTGCGGCTTGATTACATACAGTTATAGTGGATATTATTGCATTCGTACTAGCAGGTACTGTGTATAATGTGGTTAATGTGGAGGCAGCAGGGTTTGCTTGACCTAACACTTTGTAGTAATAGTATGACATATTTTAAAATTAGAAAGTGATTGATCCAGAACCGGTAAATTTGTATACCTTATATCCGCCTGATACCGCATATGTAGGACTACCTGTAGTAATAGTTGCTGCTGTATTACCTATATCAGGATATCGAATAATTACAATACCCGAACCTCCTTGCCCACCAGCAGCATAATAGCCACCACCACCTCCGCCACCGCCGGTATTAGTAGTTCCATTTGGTGAAGCGTTTGAGTTGCCGCCACCCCCCAATCCACCTACAGCCTGTTGACTTCCAAGTCCACCACATCGTGCGCCAGCGCCACCACCTGCAATATAATATGTACCTGTGGTAAGAACACCGGCACTTGCTGATGCTAATAGGTCTGAGTATATTGATGCTCCATTGCCGCCGGCACCTGGTTGTCCAGCACCATTGGATGAAAATCCAGTTGTACCGGCGCCACCGCCACCGCCGCCACCACCATTAAGTGACCCATATCCGCCATTATTACCTTGACCAACAATACCTGCTCCAGGTATAGTTTCAGTAGTACCACCTGCATCACTACCACCACCACCTGATCCCCCAAAAACAAATCCAGGACTAGTGCCACCGGAACGGCTAAAGCCACCACCACCACCACGTGCAAAAATATTTAATGCGCCGCCGACTATTGAACTAATAGTACCGGTACTACCCGGGGTTCCATCTCCATTAGTAGTCCCGCCTGAACCAACAGTGATAGTGTATACAGTACTTGATGTTATTGCAGTAGCACCATTATATAGTACGCCGCCTGCACCGCCACCTCCTGAGCCATTACCGCCTCCGCCACCACCTGCGGCTACTATTAGATATTCAATAGTGCTTGGAACGGTTACAGTTGTAGTTATTTCAGAACCAAATAGGTTGAAACTTGTCAAAGTATTACTAGCAGAGACATATACTACATCAGTAGTAGCCAATGTTATGCCTATAGTTAATGCAATAGTTTCCTGTGCAGCAATACTAGCATTATATGCAATATAATGTTTAGGAACTATTGTGGCGCCACCTGGACTAACTGCAATACTATATGTTCCTACACTGGCTGTTTGATTACATATTGATAATGTTGATACTACCGCACTTGCATTAGCAGGTACTGTATATAAAGTAGCAGTCGTTGTAGCAGTTGACAGTGCAACTCTGCCTAAAACCCTGTATGATGTTGATAAAACTCCCACTTATGCACCCATTAATAAAAATGTATTTAATGTATCTACATAGTTAGTACCATTAGTTCCGATAACACCGTTAGCGCCTGCACTGCCAGTATAACCTACAACACTTGCACTGGGTCCAGCAAATGTCCATTCATTTGAGCCCACCTTAAGTAGTGTACCCATGCTATATTGATTATTCAATAATGGAAGATCAGTGGTATGTAATGTAACACCCACACCTGCTGATATTACCACAGGCCCTAGTCCGTTCTGACTTATATCAACACGCTGGCCAACGGCAAAGTTAACTGAACTTTCCGGTGGTATAGTAACAGTAGTACCCACAGCATTGTTTATATTAACCAAGTAACCAGAATCAGCTAATACTAGTGTATAAGCAGTACCGGTTTGTGTATTAAACACCTGAACTGAAGTAAATCCACCAGCACTACCAGCATATCCACTTGCGGTGCTTGCAGAACCAGTATATCCACTTGCGGTGCTTGCAGAACCTGTGTAACCTATTGTACCAGTGCTACCAATTGAACCAGTGTAACCTGCACCAACTGAACCAGTATACCCAATAACGCCAGTACTTGGACCGGCAAATGTCCATTCATTGGAACCTACTTTGATCAATGTACCAATACTGTATTGATTATTCAATAATGGAAGATCAGTGGTATGTAATGTAACACCCACACCTGCTGATATTACCACTGGTCCAGCACCATTTTGTGCTATATCAACACGCTGTCCAATACTGAAGTTAACTGAGCTTTCTGGCGGTACTGTAACAGTAGCACCAACAGCATTATTCATATTAACTAAAGTACCAGCATCAGTTAATACCAATGTATAGCTAGTACCAGTTTGTGTGTTAAAAGTTTGTACTGAATTAAAGCTGCCGACTCCGCCACCTCCGGTAAACAATACACCATTTTGATATAAACTACCGCCAAAGTTAATGTTACCACCAATACCAACGCCACCTACAACTTGTAAAGCGCCAGTTGTAGTTGATGTTGAAATTGCAGTTGAAGTAATAGTGACTGTACTTACAAATGTAGTAGTATTTGCTACAGATCCACCGGTAAAAGTTGCGCTACCTGTAGCAGTACTAACTTGATATCCGTTTAATATAAAGTTTGTGGCAGTAACAGTTCCGCCGGCAACTATACCAAGTCCAACTCCTAATCCACCAGATATAATAACAGCGCCGGTCGTAGTACTAGTTGATGTAGCAGTACCAGTAACAACTAAATTAGTCATTGTGCTACCAGCATCAATTCTTAATGTACCTGCAAAGAAGTTAGTTGCAGTTATAACACCACCAACAAACAAACTGCCACCAATGCCAACACCACCGACAACTTGTAATGCACCTGAATTAGTTGAACTTGCATTTGTTGTGTTTGTAACAGTAGTAATACCTGTAATCACTCCACCTGTAAATGATGATCCTGTTGATGCAGATCCAGTATAACCGGCGCCCGTACTACCAGTATATCCTGTGCCACCCTGTGGTGTAACAAACAGCCATTCATTTGATCCAGTTTTGATCAATGTACCCACACTATATTGTGTACTTAGTACTGGATAATCAGTTGAGTTTAATGTAACTCCACTTGCCCCTACTACTGCAACAATACCTGTACTAGCCTGTTCTATATCTAATCTATGTCCTATAGCAAAATTAACTGAACTTTCTAATGGAATAGTAACTGTAACATTTGAAGCATTAGTTAATTTTATCAACTGCCCAGCATCAGTTAATGCCAATGTATAAGTGGTACCAGTTTGTGTGTTAGATGTTTGTACAGAACTAAAGTTACCAACACTTCCAACATATCCTAAACTACCGGTATAGCCGCTTGCAGTACTTGCTGATCCAGTGTAGCCACTAGCGGTACTTGCTGATCCAGTGTAACCTAAACTGCCCGTATAGCCAACGCCTGTACTTCCTGTGTAACCTAATCCGCCCTGTGGTGTAACAAACAGCCATTCATTTGATCCAGTTTTGATCAATGTACCCACACTATATTGTGTACTTAGTACCGGATAATCAGTTGAGTTTAATGTAACTCCACTTGCCCCTACTATTGCGACATTGCCTGCACTTGCTTGTTCTATATCTACACGCTGCCCAATGGCAAAGTTAACAGAACTTTCTAATGGAATAGTAACTGTAACGCCTGAAACATTAGTTAATTTAACCAAATCACCTGCGTCTGCCAATACCAATGTATAAGTTGTACCACTTTGTGTATTAAATACCTGAACGGCGCTAAAGGTACCAGACACACCTGCACTACCAGTATATCCTAAACTACCAGTATATCCTATAGTACCAGTGCTACCAGTATACCCAGAAGCAGTACTTGCTGAACCAGTATAACCCAAACTACCAGTATAACCTATACTGCCAGTATATCCAATGGTACCAGTATTGCCTATACTACCAGTATATCCAATAGTACCAATGCTGCCAGTATATCCTATAGTACCAGTATTGCCTATACTACCAGTATATCCAGTTGTTCCGGTACTACCAATGCTACCAGTATACCCCACTGATCCAGTATATCCTGTTACGGTACTTGCTGATCCGGTATATCCTGCCCCACCACCTGTTCCTTGGCTTCCAGTATATCCACTTGCAGTACTTGCTGATCCAGTATAACCAATACTACCAGTATAACCAATACTGCCGGTATAGCCTGTTACGGTACTTGCAGAGCCAGTGTATCCTACACCAATACTACCAGTATATCCACTTGCAGTACTTGCCGAACCAGTATATCCTCTTGACCCAGTATAACCAAGTCCACCAGATGGACCTGTAATATTGCCAACATCATTCCATGCACTACCACTCCATACCCATAAGTGCCCAGTATCTGTTGTTATATATCCATCACCTGCTGTACCAATATACGAAGTTGGATATCCTGGTAACGCTGCTGAAGTTGAAGTCGACCCTTTAATAGTAACACTGGTTCCGTCAGTACCTTTACTTCCAGTATAGCCAATACTACCAGTATAACCAGTTGCAGTACTTGCTGATCCAGTATAACCTATACCAATACTACCAGTATACCCAGAGACTGTGCTTGCCGAACCAGTATATCCTATTGAGCCAGTATAACCAATACTACCAGTATAACCAGTAGCGGTACTTGCTGAACCAGTGTAGCCTATTGAGCCAGTATAACCTATTGATCCAGTATAACCTAAACTACCAGTATATCCATACCCCACATTGATACCACCAATGCTAATTGATGTTGCAGTAAATGCTCCGCCAACATATAAATTGCCACCAATCCCAACGCCACCTGTTACTACCAATGCGCCAGTAGTTGTTGAGGTTGCAGTAATGACAGTGCTAAATTTAGTCTGACCTACGCTGTCAATACGCATACGCTCAACTGGCGTGGTAGAAGCATCCGGTGTGGTACCAAAGGTTAAGCGACCAGGCGTACTGTTAAGTGCAGGCGTTCCTTCTACTGAGCCAATGATCGAAGCAGCTTGTTGAAAAGCTGCACCGTCATCAAATTGGAAACGAATACTGGATTGGGATCCATTTGTTGCAGTCGAGTACGTTCCTACAGTACCTGAGCGAGATTTGTACAAATTCAGACCACCGCCAGTGGCAAGTGTTCCCCAACTGTAAACCCCCATAGCAGGTGAACTGTTAATGGCGGCGCTGCTATGTACTTCGAGGACATTAACTTGTGTGACCCGTGCAGTGTGACCAATAATCACGGTACCATTACTAGCAATTACAAATGGTGATGCATCAGGATTAGCCTCATCCTCAACTACCAGCGCATTACCTGCGCCAAGCTGGGTGATACGTAAGGCTGTGCTGGTGCTGTTTACGTTAACAACACTGGCATCTCCAACATTTAAACTACCGCCAATACCAACCCCGCCAGTTACAATTAATGCACCAGTTGTGGTACTAATAGAACTTGTGGTATTAGTAATACTAATTGCATTATTGGTTGTAGCACCTCTACCAGTAACCGTTTGTAATGTACTGGTATTCCAAATTGTAATAGCACCAGTACTGGTACTTACTGCTGTATCAGTACCAGCAATAATACTGGTTTGATTAGCAAATTGATTAATGGTAGCAGTGGATAATATTGCTTGCCCGCTTTGATATAATGCACCACCAACATATAAATTGCCACCAATCCCAACACCGCCAGTAACAGTTAATGCTCCGGTAATAGTTGAACCACTTGCAGTTGCATTAGTGATTGATATTGCATTGGTAGTTGTAGCGCCTCTACTAGTAACTGTTTGTAAAGTGCTAGTATTCCAAATTATAATATTACCAGTGCTGGTACTTACTGCTGTGTCTGTACCAGCAATAATACTTGTTTGATTTGCATATTGATTAATGGTAGCAGTTGTAATAACTTGCTGACCGCTTTGATATAATGCACCACCAATGTATAAATCGCCACCTACACCAATACCACCTGCAACTGTTAATGCGCCGGTAATAGTTGAGCCACTTGCAGTTGCATTAGTAATACTAATTGCATTAGTAGTAGTATTACCTCTATCAGTGACGGTTTGTAATGTACTGGTATTCCAAATAGTAATGTTGCCAGTACTGGTACTAATTGCAGTATCAGTACCGGCAGTTATTGTTGTTTGATTTGCAAAGTTGTTAATTGTAGCAGTTGTAATAACTTGCTGACCATTTTGATATAATGCACCACCAATGTATAAACTACCACCAATACCAACACCACCTGCGACTTGTAATGCACCGGTTGAGGTACTAATAGAAACTGTAGTATTAGTTAATACAATACTGCCAGTTTTAAAGGTACCATACGCACTGCCTGCAAATGTACTTGTGCCATCTTCTGTTCCGCTAGAATACCATTCTAAATATTTGGTATCATTGGCTAATACTAATCCGGCATTTTTGTCTGCACCATCGTAATAGTGGAATCTTAATCCGATATCCTTACCGTCATTTACAGCCCATACATTTCCGGGAGTATTTGGATAATGCAATTCAATAATGTTATCTGTATAAACTGTGTTAGTAGATAATACAAAAGTAGTAGTACCAGCAAATGTTACATTATTTTGAAATATTGCTTCTCCAGTTACTAATAAAGATTTACCAATACCCAATCCACCTTCTATATAAACAGCATTGCTTGCCACAGTTGATGTACTAGCTAATGTATTAGAAAATATAAATGTACTTGTTGTACTTGTAGTTAATCCTTGAGCACCAGTTGCTCCAGTAGCGCCGGTGGCACCGCGTGGACCTTGACCGCCTTGTATAGATTTTTCAAGGGCAACATAATCAATCCATGTTCTATGTGCTGTATTACCGAATGACACATGATATATACGAGCAGTAACAGTACCGCTGGAAATATAAGGTGCAGGATCGACAGTACCAAGAATGAATTCAAACCAACCAGTTGACCCAGAATAGGTAGTAAACGTATCCCACTGGTTCTGTACATAGTTGTATAAATCAATCTCTTGTGTATGGCCTGAATTTTGTGTGTAATTAATGTTTAATACAATACGATTGAAATCAGTGATACCACTAAATCCAATGTAGACAATAAACGCAGGTTGTGTTGCTGCATCGTGAATACTGTAGTATCCAAAATTAGTACCAGTGTTGTAATCGTTAAAAGTCCAAACATCACTTACTGCGCCAAAGTCGTAAGTACCGTAGATGGTGCTAGTTCCAGCAACTGCTACAGATCCGGGATTGTTAGTAATGTAAGTAGCAGTGTGCGTTACTGTTTCTAAATCGCCAGCAACAAGGATCTTAGAGTTGTTTATGTAACTGGTAGATGCTGCATATATAGAGCCACCAACGCCCAATCCACCACGTACTACTAATGCACCTGTAGTAGTTGAGATTGATTCAGTGGTTGCAGTATTAAAGATAGCAGTGATATAATTTGAATTTGTACCTGCTACTATGATCTTAACACTAGTATCCAGAGCCATAGTACCTATTACCAAGTGACCCGATGTAGGAAGATTACTATTTCCTACTAACAAATAGCCATCATTAGGACCAAGTGCATTACCAAAACTTAATGTAGCAGATCCGTCCCATCCGCTGCTGGTAATACCCATATCAATGAATGCGCCCGTTTCAGTGACATTGTCTGCGCTTGCAACAATATCGGTACTAGCAATGGCGCCTGCATTAATATTTTGTACATTAATTTCCATGTAATCATTAAGATCACCGGTAAATTGTGCCATGGTCTGTGAAAATGGCGTTGCTCCTATAATACCAGCATATAATGCGCCTGATCCCGAAGTATCACCATAGAAGGTGCCACTGTTAGCTACTAAGGTTGTTAATGTTACGTTGGTTCCGGTGATAGTACCAAAAACAATTAAATCACCGTGCAAGTATCCATCACCATTGATATTAAATCCACTGTTACCGCCAATTCCGCCTGCCACATATAATGCATTAGATGCAAATGAACTTGTGCTAGTGAGAGTATTATCAATTCTAATTTGATTAGTAGTAGTATGACCTCTACCAGTAACCGTTTGTAACGTACTAGTATTCCAAATAGTAATATTGCCAGTACTTGTACTAATTGCAGTATCAGTACCAGCAGTTATAACTGTTTGGTTTGCATAATCATTAATAGTAGAAGTTGTAATAACTTGTTGGCCATTTTGATATAATGCACCGCCAACATATATATCTCCACCAATACCAACACCACCTGCAACTATTAATGCTCCAGTAATAGTTGAGTCACTGGCGGTTGCATTAGTAATTGATATAGCATTGGTAGTTGTAGCACCTCTATCAGTAACAGTTTGTAATGTACTAGTATTCCAAATAGTAATATTACCGGTACTTGTACTAATTGCAGTATCAGTACCAGCTGTGATTACAGTTTGATTGGCAAATGTATTAATAGTTGAAGTAGTAATAACTTGCTGACCATTACTATAAAGAAATGCAGCAGCATAGATACTTCCGCCTGCCCATAAATCTCCGCCTACACCAGCCCCTCCAGTAACAACTAATGCACCAGTATTAGTTGATGTAGAAGTACTACTATTAACAATATAAATTACACCGGTGCCTAAACTAGATGCTGTAGTAGCATTAACTGCTGTAGTTACAACTGTACCAGTATCAAATGCTAATGCATATGATGCTGTAGTAGCGTTAACTGCTGTGGTTACAACAGTATTGGTATTGAATGCTAATGCATATCCACTTGTAGTTGCATAAAGCGCACTTGCTACTAATAATGTCTGTGTACTATTATAAGTTAATACCTGACTACTTGAACTATAAATTAACCCATTAACATACAAATTTTCACCAACCCCAACACCACCGGTAATAGTTAATGCACCGGTAGTTGATGAGGTACTAGAAGCTGTACTAGTAATTGATATAGCATTAGTAGTAGTATGACCACGATCGGTTACAGTTTGAAATGTACTAGTATTCCAAATTGTTACATTGCCAGTACTTGTACTAATTGCAGTATCAGTACCAGCTGTGATTACAGTTTGATTGGCAAATGTATTAATAGTTGAAGTAGTAATAACTTGTTGGCCATTACTGTAGATGAAATCGCCGGCATAAATTTTTCCACCAACCCACATATCCTGACCAATACCAACACCGCCTGGCGTAACAATTGCACCAGTAGTAGTTGATGTGGAGTTTGTACTTGTATTAACAACTAGTCGTTGGTTAATAATAGAAATACCAGATTCACTAGAAAAACCACTTGATGTAGTTAATATTTCTGCATTATTAAGATACGCAGTATTTGCTACATATAAATTATTACCAACATATAAATCTAATCCAATGCCGGCGCCGCCAACAACTGTAAACGCACCGGTAGCTATTGAATTTGAATTTACATTTGATTGAACTTCTATCTTACCAGGCGCAGTTAATTTACCATCTGTGCCAAATACCCAATGCTGGGTTCCAGCCCCAATACCCACGTTACCTGTACTATAAATATTATCATATCGTTGAGGCAGGGTTCCGCTTACATAACTTACAGCACTATTTACTGCTGTTGAGTACACTGGGCCTGCAGATACAAACGTTTCTACATTAAAAACAATGTCATTAGCAGGACTTGTTCCACCGGGGAAAGTTGTTCCAGGAATAGTCAAATTAACACTAGTTGGACCATATCCACCGGCACCTGCGGCCACACTCATATTGGTAATGGTATTATCCGGTTGTACAGTAAATGTTAAACTTGTTTGTCCATAGGTTACAGGAATAGATGTAAACGTAGTTGCTACATAATTCCAAATTACTGGATTAAATGTCAATAAGTTACCGACATTTAAATTCTTACCAATACCGACACCACCTTCAATTTGTAATGCGCCACTATCAGTTGAGGTAGAATTTGTAGTATTAGAAATTCTAATAATATCAGGACCCAAACTAGTAGCAGTGGTTGCATTAACCGCAGTAGTTACAACTGTACCAGTATCAAATGCCAATGCATATCCACTTGTGGTTGCAAATGATGCAGTAGTTGCATTAATTGCAGTAGTTACAACTGTACCAGTATCAAATGCCAATGCATATCCACTTGTGGTTGCAAATGATGCAGTAGTTGCATTAATTGCATTAATTGCAGTAGTTACAACTGTACCAGTATCAAATGCCAATGCATATCCACTTGTGGTTGCATAAAGAGCACTTGCTACTAATAGTGTCTGTGTACTATTATAGGTTAATACTTGACTACCTGAACTATAAATTAATCCGCCTACATATACATCTCTACCAAACCCTGCGCCACCGGCAATAATTAATGCACCAGAGTCAGTGCTAGTAGATTGAGTCGTATTATAGGTACTAATTACATCATCTGTAACAATAAATGTAGTCGTTACTGTGGTAAGTTGTATAGTTAATTTCTGAGCAACGATATCGCCACCAACATACAAATTACCACCAATGCCAACACCACCAACAACTTGTAACGCACCTGAATTAGTGGATGTTGAATCAACAGTACTTTGAATGTTTAAAGTACCCTGATTATTTGAAACTGTTCCAATAGTTAATGAGTTGGAAGTAATTGAGCCGCCAACAACTAAATCTAATCCAATGCCAACACCACCAACAACTTGTAATGCACCACTTACAGTACTTGTACTGTTAGTTGAAGTAGACACTATTAATTTTGATATGTTTAAGGAATCAGCACCAGTACTAGAAATAGTAACACCACCGATATCCAATGTAGCACTACTAACAAATAGAGTTTTAAATCTTAGATCAGCACGGCCTAAATTAAATGTATTAGTAATACTTGGTAACAAATCACCAGTAACTGTTCCACTGCTAATAACAGTACCAGCTAAAGTAATATCAGTTAATGTGTTTGACCAAAATCGTTGGCCGCTGGTGTTAGCTATTAATACCGCATTGTTTGATAACGGTATACCAAGGTCTGGTTCTGCTTGGCTTACATCAAGATATTCATAGCGTGACCCGTCAAGGGCTGTGCCAGTTTTTTTCTTTATCTTGCCACTAAACAGTCTACTCTTACTCATTGCTGGTTTCCAATATACTTAACACTAGGTTAACACTGTTATTTGCGCCAGCACTTGCAGTAACAGAGGCACCTGCTTCAATTACTAATTTACCGGTAGTAACTTCGCAAGCATCATTAACTGGAATCTCAAAATCTTTCAACATAACAAAAGTTGTATCGTTTTTAACCAATGTGAATTTTACAGTAACTGGTGCGTTACTGATATTAGTGGCCTGTGCACCTAATACAATAGTTGTTATAGCATCGGGGGTGAGATAGATTAACTGTGTACCAGTAGTTAATTCAAATGCTTTGGTTTTAAACGAATTTAAGGGTAATGTTGATGCCATTTTACGATCCTATTGCCAGTATGTATGGCGTCATAACTGCGAACAAACTACGATTGAATGTTCTTCCGGAAATTGTTCCTACGCTGTTATTTATTACCAAGTCATTACCAATTCGGAAATCGCCTTTCTGGTCTGTTCCAGTAAAGTATACTTTACCGTTATTAACAGCCACTGCTTGATTGGCACTAATCGGCTCTCCACCTAAATATGGCAATGCAGAATTGATATTAGTGCCTGCACCAATCCATTCAAATGAATGTGCGGAACTTGTTATTTGACTATATTTGTGGAAAGTTACAGGAGTATTATCATTAATAGTTGAAGTAATTGATTGTTCTAATGTAACAGTACTTGAATATGCATTCTCTACTATGTTAGCAACTATATTCATTAAACTTTGTGCAGTAGCAGATTCAGTTGCAGAAGCCGCGGTAATACTTGTATTTTGTGCTACTGCACTTTGTAATGGAGTTATAGGATTATCAACTATACAATCATCTATGATAGTTTTAATAAACGAATATGCAGCAATAGTGGCTAACTTTTCAGTATTTGATATTTGATATACAGCACCATCATAATATGCATTAGCAGCATAAGCAGTTTGACTATTGCCACCGTACAACACATCGTAAGTAACTGCATCTATAATATAGCCAACATCTCGTTTACAGGTTGCGGTACTATATACAACTCCTACATAACTGGTATTAATATACGCCACAGTTTCAGCAGTAATAAAATTTCTGTTGTCTCTTAATAAGTTAAACGCATTAAGTATTGTAGTAGATGTATTTGCTACAAGCCCGATTGGTACACGAGCAGGAGCTACACTTGGACCATTATTAATAATATTAGTTATTGTAGATATCTTACTGTTAATCAATCCAATTTCTACACTGGTTGCAGTACTAGCACTTATGGTTTGACTTATTGAAGTTTGATATGTACCTGTGATTAATTTACCTGTTACAATGTCTGCTGATATAGATTTAATAAATTCGTAAGCAGCAGTAGTTTGTGGAATTTCAGTAGCAATTGAAGTGGAGGTACTACTAAAACCATAATAGTATACTCCACTCATTATGCTTTGTTTATTACCAAAATGTAACAGATCAAATGCCACACTGTCAATCATATAGCCTATATCTCTACGGCAGATAGTTTGATCATAACTATATCCAGGATATGTACTATTAATCCACGCAATGGTATTATCTTGTATAACTGATTTATTAGCTAACAGAGCATTATATGCTGCAACAGTATCACTATTAGAACTTGCTGGAAAATTAGAAACAATTAAATCAGTAATACCGTTAGTACCTGTATTTAGAACATACAAAATTAAATTAAAATTATCAGAAACAGTTGCTGCTGGCACACTACCTCCGGCTGCATTAGCAATGCTAATTGCTAAGTCTCTTACATGAGCAATTGCAGAAGTAGTAGTAGTTATTTCATTGGCAACATCACCGACATATCCAGTTTTGTTCCAGTATTGCAATCCTGCAAATACACTTTGGCTAGTACCATCATATAACAAATCAAATGCTATTGCATCAACAATAAGACCAGCATCTCTTTGACATTTTACTGAATCATAAGTAAATCCACTAACATAAGCAACAGTTTCTTCAGCAATGAATGATTTATTAGCCTGCAATATTAAACCGGCATTAACAGTATTGGCGCTAGCACCGGTAGGTGGATTATATGTATAGCTAGGTGCTGCACCTAATCCATTTTGCATAATGTTTATTAATATATCAAACAAGTCGGATACTCTAGTGTATGCGGTTGTAGCAGGTGTTAGTAATGCTAATACTCTAATCTTTAAAAAATTAACAGCATTAACAGTTTCTACTAGTTGTTCAGTTACTACTGTAGAACTTGCTGCTCTATAATAACTTGTACCTGCTTTTACAGTTTGATAGTTAGTATGTAACACCATGTCATAGCAAATTCCATCAATAATATTACCAACATCTCTGCTGCATTTAAATTGATTAAAATCAAATAAAGGGAATGTATTCCTTACATGATCAATTACTAATGTTTGTAATTTAGCCTTGTCATCTAATATATTTTGTCTAGCATTTCTTAATGCAGCATCTTCTTGAATAAGTGTGGGATAAACAATATCAGTACTACCTGTTTTAAATGCACTTGATGTACTAATTGTATAATAGTTCCCATCACCAAAACTTATAGCATCTCCTACACTAGGTTTAGTGGTTAAATTATCAATAACAAATACTTTACCAGATTTGGCCCCATTTACCTTACCTGTATATAATGTAGAACTAACACCATCGGCATACAATGCATAGTTACCAAAACTACTATTACTGTTAGTTATAGAGCAAAATCCACCTGATTCAGCATAGAATCCTTTATCACAACAGATAGTAAACACAGAAACTAATTGTGTATAACCGCCATTTAACATGTGGATACCAATACCACCTTGGTTATATTGAGTATATGCATCCACGACCATACTTTTTGTACCAAGTGCTAAATTTCCGTCTACACGCATGCCAGTAGCATCTGTTGTCATACTTGTACAATTTTGTACGTATGGACTTGTAGATATTACACCTGCAGACCCATCTGGATTAAATGATATTGCAGCTGAAGGATACTCATGACCCTTAAATGTCATGTTACTTATGTATGTTCCGTTGTTTACATAAAATATATTGTTTGTTGAAGTTGTAGGTCTTACGGTTACTGTACGAAGATTATCACCTACTAGAGAAACAAAGTCAGGAACAGTAATTGGTGTATTTTCAGTATAATCTCCGCTCTTAACAAAAACAGTAGTACCAGTTGATGCAACTGATACCGCAGATTTAATTGTGCGTTTAGAGTAAGTTAGAGAACGGCCATCATTGCTGTCATTACCACTTTCACTAACATATAAAACATTATCTACTACTGTTGCGCCTGCTGTACCTGTACTACCCGCAGGCCCTTGTGGACCTTGTATACCGCCGTAGTCTAATTGAATCCATGTAGATGTACCATTACCAATTTTAAACAAGTTAGTATCTGTTTCAATACCCATTTCTGCAAGAGCCAGAGTAGGATTAACTCCGGTCCATTCTCCCGCGGTTCCTCTTCTAAATTGGATTTGAATTGCCATTTTTACCTTTTATATCTGCTGTACGATATTTATCCTAGACCCCACCAGCATCGATACTAGTGATTCCACCATAATTAGAGTCAGGTTGACCTCCGTCAAAGTTACCAAAATAGCCGCCGCCACCACCTGTTCCCGGGTCGCCTTTTTCACCTTTGCTACCTACATAACCTCGACTACCAGTATATCCTATTCCAATAGATCCAGTATATCCAGTACCTGTGTTGCCAACCGAACCAGTGTACCCTGCGCCAATTGAACCGGTATATCCACTTGCGGTACTTGCTGATCCGGTATAACCATTTTGACCAGCACTACCGGTATAACCAATTGAGCCCGTGTAGCCAAAACTACCTATATAGCCAATATTGCCTTTACTGCCAGTGTATCCTACGCCTATTGAACCTGTATATCCACGACTACCTGTATATCCCTTGCCCTGTGTTACTATAGCCTCTATTACTGCTAAATTAAAAGATTGTATTGCTGTTTGTGGAACACCGTCAGTTACAGTAATAGTAAAACTTGTACTTGTGAATACTGCTGTAGGCGTTCCACTAATTAATCCGTTAACTGTATTAAATGTTAGTCCAGCTGGCAACTGACTAGGACTTATTGAATAACTATATGTGCCATAACCGCTACTACCAGTTACTGGTATTGTCTCAGATAATTCACCCAATGTTAACGCAATATAAGAAGATTGTAATACTGCCAATAATGTAGGAGGTGGATTATCACTAATAACAATAGTAGTTGTTCCAGTATTATTTTGTCCAGCTTGGTCAGTAACAGTTACATAATGTACAGCATCACCGACTGTACTGGTAGGTGTGCCGCTAACTTCTCCAGTATTGATATCAAAATTTAATCCCGTTGATAATGGTGGATTTATACTATAGGTCAATGCACCATAACCAAGTGTGCCTACTACAGGAACAAATGGTGTAACTTGAGTATACTGTGTTAATGCTGCTGTAGGATAAGGTACTGTAATAGTAATCGGAAGTGGAATTACTTGTAAATTAAATGTCTGTGTACTAACTTGAGATAGATCGTCTCTTACGGTAACTGTATATGTTTGTACAGACCCTAATAATGTTGGAGTACCACTGATATATCCAGTACTTGTATTAAATGTTAATCCTTGAGGAAAGATAGGAGAATTATTAAGACTATAACGTAGTGATCCATATCCACCTGTACCTAATATTGGTCTAATATTAGGAACAACACCGTTATTAACTGTAAGTGAGATAGAACTAGTAGTTACGGTAGTAGTTAATGCAGGCGGTGCATTAACAACTAAAGTAAATGTACTACTATTGACATTGCTTATAGTATCCGTTGCAACTACTGAATACACAGTACCAGCAGTTACAATAGTAGGAGTACCACTGATATAACCGGTGCTGGTATTGATACTAAGGCCGGCCTGCAAACTAGGTACAGTTGAATATACTAAAGTACCAACACCACCAATAGCATTAACTGGTTTAAATGCAACCGCTGCTACATTTTGTGTTAATGTATTAACTGTAATTAATTGTTCAACGGTTAATGGTAAAAAGTCAATTAATAAACTAAATGTTTTGCTACTAGAGGTACTTGCATCTGAAACAGTAACCGCATAGTTTGTTAATGAACTTATTACAGAAGGAGTTCCGCTAATTAAACCAGTAGATGTACTGATTGTAAGTCCACTTGGTAATAGTTTATCTATTGCCCAGGTTAATGTACCTGACCCATCTGTTGCAGTAACAGGAGTAAAAGGAGTAGCTAACTCAAGTACCTGTAGATTTTTACTGGCTACTGCTAATGTTGTAACAATTGGAACAGGTACAACTGATAATGTAAATGTCTTGCTGCTAGTTTGCCCTAAAGAATCCGCGGCAGTTATAGTATATACACGATTATCTAATTGTGTAGGAGTTCCGGTGATCTTACCATTTGATGCATTGAAACTTAATCCACTAGGCAATGTAGGAGTAATTGCAAAAGAAATAGTTCCGTAACCACCACTAGCACTCACAGGTGATACATTTGCAACATCAACATATCTAGTTAAACTAACTGTAGGAACATCCTGTACAGTAACTAATGCAGGTGGATTATTAACTGTTAATGTATAAACCTTGCTGCTAGCTTGAGTAACTCCAAAATCTTTAACTGTTATAGTAAATGGTGTGGCAGATATTGATGCGGTAGGTTTACCTGTTATTTGCCCTGTACTTGTACTAAATGCCAATCCGGTAGGCAACGGTGAACTTATTTCATATGTGTACGGAGTATATCCACCTGTTGCAGTTACTGGAGTAACCGCTGTAATAGTAACTCCATTAACAAATGTGCTAGATGTTACTGCTAATGTTGTAACCAATGACGCAGGTATCACACTTATTGAAACTGCTGTGCTGCTTGATTGTGCTGCTTGATCAGTTACTGTTATTGTATAACTGGTACTAGCATTATATATTGTTGGAGTACCAGTTACCTGACCATTTGTAGAATTAAAACTCAATCCACTTGGTAATGTTGGACTTATACTATAAGTAAGTGTTCCATAACCGCCTGTTGCAGTTACAGGATAAAATGCAGAAATTGTAACATCTTTCTGCAATGAGAAAGTAGCCGCAGTAGCGGTGGTGGCTAACGCAGGCGGATTAATTACATTTAATAAGAATGTTGCTGTATTATATTGTGGTACTGTATCTGCAACAGTTATACTATAAGTAGCTGTAGAACTGGTGCTACTTGGAGTACCAATAATCTGTCCATTGGAACTTAAGAAAGTTAATCCTGTTGGTAAACTTGGACTAACATTAAATGTATATGCTCCAACTCCTCCGGTGGCAGTTACTGGAATAAATGCTGTTGCTGCTACATTCTTTATTAATGTTTTTGTAACAATTGTGGCTGTTACAACTAATGCAGGTGGAGGTGGTGGTGGCGCCACATAGATACTAAACGACTTACTAGCAGTCTGTGATATTGAATCAGTAACTGTTACTGAGTATGTAGTAGTGTTACTTGTACCAGTTGGTGTTCCTAATATCTGTCCTGTAGTTGGAATGAAAGTTAATCCGCTAGGTAATCCAATATCAATAGAATACGAAAGAGTACCCTTACCACCACTACCTACTACAGGAGTAAATGTAGTAACGGCTACATTTTTAACAAACGAATAGCTTGATGTTGATAGTGTAGCAACTACCGCTGGAGGTGGTGGTTCAGGTAATACAGTTAAACTAAATCCCTTACTACTAGTTTGCGCCGCGGCATCAGTAGCGGTAACTGTATAAAGGGCAACAGTACTAGATGTAATTGCTATTCCACTGATCAATCCAGTGGATGTATTAATTGCCAGTCCACTTGGTAAAGCAGGAGCAATGGAATATGCAACAGCCCCATAACCACCAGTATATGTAACCGGTGTAAATGATGCTGTATCGATATTCTGTGTAATAGTTTTAGTAGCAATTACCTGAGTAGTACTCAATAAAGGATAACTTACCGATAAACTAAATGTTTTGCTGCTAAGTTGTGATAGCGTGTCAGTAACTGTAACGGTATAAGGATTACTACTTGATATTACTGTAGGAGTACCACTTACTACTCCGGTTGAAGTATTAAATATTAATCCACCCGGTAAGCTAGTACCAATAGCATATGACAATGTGCCATATCCGCCAGTAGCAGTTACCGGAGTAAATGCACTTGCTGCAACACCAATCGTTAATGCACTAGTTGGGACTGCTAAAACTGTAGATATTGCCGGAGGTGCTTCTACAGTTAATGTAAATGTCTTACTACTGGTCTGTGGTACTGAATCAGTAACTGTTATAGTATAGGTAGTTGCACCTTGTACAACTGTAGGAGTACCAGTAATAAAACCAGTTGAACTATTTAAATTTAATCCACTTGGTAATGTTGGACTAACACTATATAATAATGTTCCATATCCGCCTGTACCATTAACTGGTTTAAATGTAGTAGCCAGTATATACTGAGTGATTGTTTGAGCGGCTACCAATACTGTTGTAACAATAGGTCCAGCATTGACTGTTAAACTAAATGTCTTGTTACTAGATTGTGATGCACCGTCAGTGACCGTTACTATATAATTAGTGGTTCCACTAAGAACCGATGGAGTTCCAGTTACTTGACCATTTGAAGTATTAAAACTTAATCCGCTCGGTAATGCAGGACTTATACTATAAGCAAGCGTTCCATACCCACCTGTACCTGTTACTGGAATAAATGCTGTTACTGCTGTATTCTGAGTTAAAGTTGCTGTAGCCTGTACCAATGTAGTAGTAAGTGCAGGTAATGCATTAACAGTTAATGTAAATGTTTTACTACTGCTTTGAGGTACAGTATTAGAATCTGTAACTGTAACGGTATATGTAGTTTGACTTAGTACAGAACCGGAGTTTCCACTAATCTGTCCATTGACAGTATTAAAACTCAATCCAGTTGGTAATGCAGGACTAACCGCATAAGTTAATGTGCCGGTACCTCCACTAGCTGTTACAGGAATAAACGGAGTAATACTAATATTTTGAGTTATTACTGTGCTAGGAACGGCCTGTACAGTAACTACTGCTTTTGGATTAACAGTTAGACTAAATGTCTTGCTGCTACTCTGTGGTATATTATTGCTATCGGTAACGGTTACTGTGAAATTAGTAGTTGCTAAAATAACAGTAGGTGTACCACTTATTAAACCATTATTAGTGTTAAATGTCAATCCAGTTGGTAGTGCAGGACTGACAGCATAATTTAATGTACCAATACCGCCGCTGCCTGTTACAGGAGTAAATGATGCTGCTAGATCATTTTGCAATAATACAGTAGTAGGAACTACCAGTGTAGTAGTTAAAGATACCGCATCTACATTTAAAAGAAATGTCTTACTACTAGTTTGAGCTACCGCATCAGTAACAGTAACAGTATAGGTAGTAGCAATAGTGGCAACACTTGGTGTTCCAGAAACTTGTCCAGTAGTGCTACTAAATGTTAATCCTGCTGGTAGTGCTGGGCTAATTGCAAATACCAATGAAGGAACACCACCCGTTGCAGTTACAGGTATAAATGGTGTTGCTACTGCATTTTGCGACAACGATTTTGTAGCAATTGCTTGAGTAGTACTTAATGCAGGTGGTGCGTTAACTGTTAAACTAAATGTCTTACTGCTGGTTTGTGTCTGTGAATCAGTTACGGTTACTGTATAAACAGTAAGGCCAGAAGTTACAGTTGGAGTACCAGATATTAAACCGTTTGAACTATTGAAACTCAATCCAGTTGGTAATGATGGACTAACTGCATAAGTTAGTGTGCCGGTGCCGCCACTGCCCGTAACAGGAGTAAATTCTGTTGCAACAATCTTTTGTGTTAGTGTTGTATTTGGTACAGCCTGTACTGTTATTACTTGCGCAGGAGTAACACTTAACGAAAATGTTGCATTAACTGATTGTGCAAGTGTATCAGTAATAGTTACCGTGTAATTGTTAGCAGCACTAGATACAGTAGGTGTTCCGCTAATCTGTCCAGTAACAATACTAAAACTTAATCCTGCAGGTAATGTTGGACTTATACTATAAGTAAGTGTTCCATATCCGCCTGTTGCACTTACTGGAATAAATGCTGTTATCGCTACATTTTGTGTTAAATCTTTAGTGGTAACTGATTGAGATAATACCAATGCTGGTGGATTTACTACTGTTAAACTAAATGTGTTACTGGCTGTTTGCCCTAGGCTATCAGTAACCGTTACAGTAAATGTAGTTGCAGAAAGTGCAACTGTTGGAGTACCGGTTATTTGTCCATTAGTAGAATTAAAACTTAACCCTGCTGGTAAACTTGGGCTTACTCCATAACTTAAAGGATTTTGTCCACCTGAACCAGTAACTGGAGTAAATGCTGCGGCCGCTACATTTTTTGTTAATGAAGTAGATGCTACAGACTGGGTAGCTACCAAAGTTGGAATAACTGGGCCAGTTACAGTTAAATTAAACGATGCTCCGGAAGTTTGACCACCTGCATCAGTAAATGTAACTATAAAAGTAGTACCGGCAATTGCTACAGTGGGTGTACCTGAAATTGTAACATCTACTGAATTATACAATCTTGGAACGCTATCTGCACCTGTTACCGACTTAACGGTTAGAGTAGTACTCAATGTTAAACCTGCAGGTAATGCAGGACTAATTGTTGCTGTTAATCCAGTTACCGTAGCGCCAGTGACAGTATAAGACGATGCAACGGCTGCACCACCGTAAGCAGTTACTGGTACAAATGAAGTACTTTGGTCTTTAGTTAAAGATGTATTACTGACTAATGTTGATGCAATTACTGGTGGACCGCCATTAATCGACGCACTAATTCCTCCTACTGCTGGTGGTGTTGTATACTTTGTCCAGGCATTCTTTTTAGTAATTGCATTGTATGTTAGCTGTACAGGTGCGCCGTTTTGGCTTACCCATATGTCATTTAATACAAATTGAGATAAGACTGTATTAGGTTGAGTAGTGGGATAGGGATAAAAGAAAATTGCCATAACTTAATATTTATTGATTAAGCGTAGACAGTTAAATCCTGCCAGTCGTAATATCCACCGTAATCTACTAAAATCATAATAGTTCCAGCATATACGCTCCAGTAAAAATCACCGGGTAGTAATGTAGCAAAAAATATATCATAATCCGGAGCATTAATAAAGTCGTCATCAATTATCATTCTAGGAGCACGGCCGCTTTGTGTTGCCCCGTTAGCAAAAGTAATTACTCCAGTTGGTCCAATTGTTAAGTTTGCAAATATAACACTGCTGGTAGTGTTTAAATCTTGATTAGCACCAGGTCCTCGACTACCTGCATAACCTATGCTACCGTCGTATCCAATTACACCATCGGTACCTTTACTACCTACATAGCCTACGCCAATACTACCAGTGTATCCATTACTGCCAGAATATCCAGTGGATCCAGAATATCCTAAATCTCCTTTACTACCAGTGTATCCTAATCCACCAACACTACCAGTATATCCATCACGTCCAACACTACCTGTGTATCCGTTGCTACCAGTATAACCTAAGTCTCCTTTGCTACCAGTGTATCCTAATCCACCAATGCTACCTGAGTAGCCGTCACGGCCAACACTACCTGTGTATCCGTTGCTACCAGTATAACCTAATCCACCAATACTACCAGTGTATCCTAATCCACCGATGCTACCAGTGTATCCATCTTGGCCAACACTACCTGAATATCCTAAACTTCCAGTATAACCTAATCCACCAATACTACCAGTGTATCCTAATCCACCAATGCTACCACTGTAACCTAAATCACCTTTGCTACCACTGTAACCTATACTTCCAGAGTATCCGACACTTCCAACAAACCCATCAGCTCCCTGTGGGCCTGTTATATTTCCTACATCGGCCCAGGCAGCACCATTCCATATTGCCAAATGACCGTTATATGATAATATATAACCATCACCTAATGCGCCGGTTGGATGTGCTGCTGCCAATGCAGTCAGATCATAGTAAGTACCTAAGATAGTAACTGATGTGCCGTCAGTTCCTTTACTACCCGCATATCCCACTCCAATACTACCAGTATAACCCGAATTACCTGTACTGCCGGCATATCCAAGTGATCCAGTATATCCTAAATCACCAATACTACCAGTGAAACCAATTTCACCTATACTACCCGAGTAGCCGTCGCGGCCAACGCTACCTGTATAGCCAGTTGATCCAGAGTATCCTAACTCGCCTTTACTACCACTGTAACCTAAACTACCAATACTACCTGTATATCCATCGCGGCCAACACTACCTGTATAGCCAATTGACCCTGCATAGCCTATACCAAGAGAACCGGTGTAACCTAACTGACCAACAGAGCCAGTGTAACCCACTCCTATACTACCAGTATAACCTTCGCTACCAGTATAGCCCGCATCACCTTTACTACCGGCATATCCTATATCCCCAACTGATCCAGTATAGCCATTGCTACCAGTATATCCAATTGAGCCGGTATAGCCATTGCTACCAGTATAACCGTAACTACCAGTATAACCAACACTACCCGTATAACCTATTGATCCGTTATATCCTGCACTACCTGTATATCCTGTACTGCCAGTATAACCAATACTACCTGTAAATCCTGTACCACCTGTTGGACCTTTAATCTCGCCTGCATCAACCCAGGCGCTCCCAGTCCACACCCATAAATGTCCAAGGTCTTGTGTAATGTATCCATCACCAATATCACCAGTATATCCAGCTGGTAAACTACCTGCTGTTACAACACTACCTACAATTTTTACTGATGTACCGGGATTTCCCTTACTACCTAAATAACCACTACTACCAGTATACCCAGTTGTATATTTTTCTATTAGATCAGTATCTAATATTCCATCCTTAAACCAATATTCTGTTAGTATATTGGATAGGACAACACCAATAACAAGACCTTGATATCGTTGGAATGCAGGAATTATAGCCAATGCAACTGCGGTACTTGCATAGGGACCGTACCGACTATCAACTGCCTTAGCAGCTGAAATATTTAAATTGTCATTTAATAATATTGACATATTTTTTTAAGTATTAGTAAACTGTATTATACCATCTGTATTAGTAGCACCACTGCTAATATATACTTTAAATGACACACCTGACCAAAAACTATCAGGTGATGAAACTGATTGTGTAACTGGAGATAGAATAAAATTACCTGCACCTATGTTACCTTGATTTAACTGTGTGTTGAACCATTTTGTTTTAGAAGTATAAGATGCTGCATGTGCCATCCATACATATTGTCCTGCTGCCGCAAAAGTAACTGAAACAGTTCCGCTAGCATCTAACAATACCTTGTTAGTTGATCCTGCTAATATTGCTGCTGCGATACTTGCTGTGGTCGGCAATGTATTTGACTTGCCCCAGAAGTACGGATATATACCTGTAACTGTTAAACTATTGCTACTAATAGATGATGCTGACTGAGGAGCATTTGTGTTTCTTACCTGTGCAGTACGAGTATCAGTAACATTTTTGTTGTTCTTCTTAGCACTACCTGCTGAATAAGTACCTGTACCACTCCAAACTGTATTTCCACTTACAACAACAAAGTTATCAGTATATGTTAATGCATATGAGTAACTAGGATTGTTAGGATTTGTATAACCAAACTGATCAGCAATAGTTGTAAAGTTGTAAACTGTTGGATTAGATATTGTAGATAGTTGACTACCATTTCTACTCAAAGTTAATGCAGTAAATGTGCTTGCATCGCCTTCAGCGCCGATCAATGTTAATGCCTGTGCTACAGTAGATCCAATTTCCTTAGTTCCACTTTGTGGTCCTGTCACGGTTAATGTAGGAATAGTGTATGTTGGTAGAACGTCTGGGAACAATATAGTATCTAGTACTTCTACAATGTTCTTACTTTTCCAAGTAGAAGCAAGAGCACTTGCAGCACCGCCTACTGATACACTTTGTACATCGTCACTTATTAATGAATTATATACAGTAGCAATTACTGTATTAGTAATAGTTAAACCAGTATTTGTAGCAACAGATAAAGTTGATCCACCTCCTCCACCAGTAAACAATGTACCATTCTGATAAAGATTGCCAGCAAAGTAAATATCGCCACCAATACCAACCCCACCAGCTACTACTAATGCACCAGTAGTAGATGAAGTTGAATTAGTAGTATTGGCAATTGATATTGCATTAGTAGTTGTGGAACCACTGTTAGTAACATCTTGTAATGTTGTAGATATTGTACCATCTGCACTTACGCTAATGCCAACTCCAATCTTAACGCCGCCAAGTCTAGTTATAGTTGCGGTGTGTAGTATATAACTACCACCATTACCACCAATAGCAATACCGCCAGGATTTATACCGTCGGATAATCTTAGTTCACATGTGAATTCGTCATAGAAGATTGTACCTTCTTGTCCAATGAAGGTATCTATTGTCTGGGTAATTACCCGACCTGCTTCTATCTTTTTAATAGGCATCTGGGTCTTACTCCCTTAGATGCAGTTAAGGCAACTGCTTAGTTTCTGGATCTACTTCGTCTTGTGTAAGATCTTTAATGATTGGGCTAATCTTGCCAACATCTGCTTTTTGTAGTTCTATTTGCTGCTGTAGTGGAGGAACCATTACAGGATCTTGTTTTGGCTCGCTTGGATCTATAGGAGCATCTTGACCCATATCAATCTCAGGTTCGCCGTCGCCATTAATTTTAATATTAATGGGAATGTTAATGGTAAATTCTCTTGCTCGCATTATGCAACCGGTGTAAATGAGATTATGGAATTTGCAGTCTGCCCAATTACTGCACTATAAGAAACAGTAGTAGTATTAACTAATGTAAAATGTTCAATACCTAATACTGGTACCATTATTTTGCATTCATTAGTAAGAGTACTAATGTCGATTAGTATTGGTGCATTTGAGACCGCTACACGAACTTTTCGAGGAATAGATCCATCAAATGTAGTAAGGGTTACGGTTGCTGTTGTAGTAGTAACAGTAGATGCAACAACTACTTGAGAAGGGCCGGTTTGTTTTGTTAACATAAAATTTCCTTTTTGGCGGGCCTGTATTGTCCCTGCACATTGTTATTTAGTTAGAACAACTTATAGTCCAAACCTTACTCGGTCGAGATCAAAATTTTGTTGTACCTGAATTGCTGTTAGTGCTCTATTGTATAATCTCACCACAGGTATATTGCCATTAAAGAAGTAATCGTTTACTCGCTTTCCAATAATAGTGTTAGTATCCCCGTTGACTACAGAATTCTGTATTATACTTTGTTGTGTACCTAGTGTCCAGGACATATTAGCACTAGCATCTGCATTTCTATATAATTTTACTCTTTTACCTGATTCCCAAACTCCAACTAGATGATACCAAGTACCTACTTGAAAGTCAGTACCATCTGTAAATGTTACTGCATCATAATTACTTCCGCCATATACTGCAAATACTAATTCAGTTGGACTATGTTGCCATAGATAATAGGTATTTCTAAAGTAGTCGCTACCATTTTGTATTATTGATTTACTGGTAGTTACATCAGGTTTAAACCATACTTCTACAGTTAGTGCTGTTGAAGAAGCACCTATCTCAGTAACAGAACCAACATCTACATAATCAGTTGATCCGTTAAAATCAAATGAGTTATCAATAAATGCAGGTCCGACCAATGTAGCATTATGATGTTTTTTAGATAAATCATACCAGGTTGTTCCTGTTCCTGGATAACTTGCAATGTTACCTGCATCAAGATTTAATACCAATCCAAGCGGTAATGTACTGCGGGACATCGCCGTGGACATATAGTGCAACATTATTCCAGACATATTATGCTAATCCGGCGCCGCTAATAAACCATTCGGTATTTGATACTTTAACTACAGTGGCCATACCAAATGCATCTAATGTTCTAGTGCCTGTTGATCCATCACCACCTACATACATGGTATCACTATTAATAGCAATATTAACTGAGGTGGCATTTGGTCCGGCAATAATTGCCATTGATGCACCTATTGGAAACGATGAACTAGTATTAGCAGGAATTGTAATTGTTTGTCCAGGAGAGTTTATATAAACTTGTTTTCCTTGATCAGCTAATGTTAGAGTATAGCTAGTTGATATTGTATTTTGTGGTATTCCAACATAACCAAGGTTTGAAGAGACACTTGTTGTGGTACCATCCGCAGCAATTGCTGTTAATTTACCAGTTGTTCCAAGAATTGCAGTGTAGGAACCATTAATTAAGGTTGATGTAGAAAGTACTGGAACATTAGTTATGTTACTATAAGCAATGGTTCCAGTAAATGCTGTAGTCTGAACAGTATTATCTGTAAATGTTAAACTACCACTTGTACTCAATGTAAGTGTAGCAGTATCATTAATTAGTGTTGATGTTGTTGCAAGTCCTGATGAGCCAGTATATCCTAAAGTACCTCTTTGTAAAACAAAATCAAATATCCCATTATATACAGTACCAACGTTAGTAACACTTGCAGTAGAAGTACTAATTGTGACTGTACCAACGGCAATAGTTGCTGCTGTCCCAGTTGTTCCAGTAGATCCAGTATACCCGGTTCCTGTATTACCAATTGAGCCAGTATAGCCTAAGTCGCCTCTTTGTAAAACAAAATCAAATATCCCATTATATACAGTACCAACATTGGTAACACTTGCGGTGGAGGTACTAATTGTAACTGCACCAACGGCAATGGTTGCTGCTGTACCTGTTGATCCAGTATAACCAACTCCTATACTACCAGTATATCCTATAGTACCAGTACTGCCAGTATAACCAACTCCTCTGCTACCAGTATATCCTATATTACCAAAGCTGCCGGTATAACCAACTCCGGCATATGCGCCTGAGCTACCTGCATATCCAATATAACCGCGACTACCAGTATATCCAGGGCCAAATCCTCCGCTACCTGCATAGCCCATTTCAAGCTGTTCAAAATTATTATTAACCTTGGTGAATGCTGCTCGAATGCTGTCACCGTCGCCTGCGTTGGCACCTGATCCGGTATTGATATATTGAAAAGTCATGTTAAATTCCTGCTAATTTTCTAATTGATTCTAACTCCGGATCCATCTTAGGTTCTTGTCCTGAATCTCCGCTTCTGTTTCCACTGGCAATTTCTGTATAATCATCCATGGACAACGTACCTTTGTTCTTTAATGCTATAATTTTTTCCACAACAAAATGTAGGTCTACATCCGTTTTTACATCTTCTCTCACCAATTCAAACAATCTAATTAACAATGGAATGTCCATGGATACATGATCCGCAGGATCGTTTGTAGATCCCATTCGATTGGACTGATTTTCAAGCATTTTAAATAGGTAGTTTTCGTATTTCATGTAGGTATTTATTTGTTTATTGATATTATGGAATTATATATTTAGGTTGCTTTTTTTACCAAATCATGTTATAATATGTGTTAGTTTAACCGTATAAATACACTATCATGAACTGCCTGTTACTTAATGCCGACGCATCACCTATCTCCGTAATCCCACTGAGTGTTATCTCATGGGAAGAAGCGATCCAGAAAATGGTGTCGGATAAAGCCACGGTTCTAGAATGGTACGACGACTGGATTGTTCACAGCGCAACATGGGAAACTCCTGTGCCTGCTGTTATGATTCTTAAGGAATACCAAAAGAAGAAGACTGGTGTGCGTTTCTCTAAGCAGAATGTATTCCTACGGGATATGTATGCTTGCCAATACTGCGGTGATTCTGTAACAGGTAGAACTGCTACATTGGATCACGTATTACCAGTTAGCTTGGGAGGTAGAACTACTTTTGAAAACACTTGCTGTGCTTGTGCTCGGTGTAATGCCAACAAGGGTAACGACAAGAAGATTGTTCCTAAGGTCAAGCCAATGAAGCCTACATACTTCCAATTGGTAGACAAGCGGAAGAAGATGAAGTTTGATCTACGTCACCCAAGTTGGGCAGCGTACTTGGAATAAAAGAAAAGCCCCTTACGGGGCTTTCTTATAATCATTTGAACTACATGTCACAATTTATATTAACACTAGCTAACAAGTTAAATCACAAAGATTTATACTTTGATATATTTAATACTAACATTGCAAAAAAATGGACAATTGAGGTAAGTAAAAATTACTCAATATGCAATAATGATCGATTTGTAAATTGGCCAAATAGCAAAAAAGACAGTAACTATTATGTAACCGAGTTGAATAAACAGCTTAAAATAGTAGATGAATATGCTCCAACTGTTGTTCCATTCTTTTTCAATATAGAGCAAGTAAATCAGAGTTTATTAAACATTCTACATAAATTATTTGAAGACTTAATAGGAACAGTTGACAATCCAACTGAGTTTTACAAAAATTCTCCACAGGAAGTACAGAAAGCAATTCTAAGATTTAACATAATGATACACGAATTTGAAAGTTATGTTAAAAATATTGCTATGAATAAAATTCATCCTGACTCTAAATTAGTTGTTGTGTTCGGTGAGAGAAATCGATACGAGTTAATTGATGAGGATTATGATCATTTTACACTGAAATCTGTGTTTGGTACAGTTTACATTAATTATTGTGAACTTGGTAAACCAATACTAGATGTATTGCGAGACCAAGATGAGCATATAGGGGATAGTAATATCCGACCATTGCAATATTATAGTGCTGATTTACAAATTCAATTTTCTCCCACAATGGGAGAAGATGAATTTAATAGAACAATGCAGTGGGTTAAAATGCAATATGACAAAAGAAAAGAATTTTTTGAAAGTTTAGGATTATTTTATGATAAGAAATTATCCTTAGGATTAATTCCAGTAGCTAGTATAAATCGCAATGATAGTGGATTTTTAAATATGACAGACTTTGAAATAATCAGCAGTTTAAGCGAATTTAATATTGTGACCAAGACAGAAATAAGAGAATCCATTACCGTTCTCTATAGGTAATCCGGCACTTTGTAAGATCGTAAGGGCTCATCTCAATCTTAACACGATCACCTGCTAAGATTTGTATTTTGTGTTGACGCATCTTACCTGAGATGTGTCCTAATACTACTGGCCCTTGAGCCATTTTTACCCTAAACATTGCGTTGGGTAATACTTCTTCTACCACTCCGTCAGAAGTGATTAAATCTTCTTTCATTTTAAACTGTTTCTCCTTTTAAACCTTTGATTACCATATCTTTGGCACGTTTATCTAAATTGTTTTTTTCTGCTACCTGCATATGACCAGACATAAACTTAATGTATTCTAATACAACTTCTATACCTTGTTTAGTCCAGTAACTGTAGTCAGGTCCAACAGAGCTTTGATAATAAAAATCTTTATTATTCATTAATTCTGTTATACCGCCATATAGCAAATCTTTTAATGCTGCTTTTTCCATATTAAATCTTTTCGCCTGCTGCAAAGCCACGAAATTGTAGAAAACGCGGAAAGCGCAGGCTATAAGTGCCGTCTTGATTTTGTGTAATAGCATCTGCTCTCACTTCAACAATTTGACCAGGCAAGTTAGCACGATTATCCCAAAACTCAATTCGATCAGCATCGCTAAACCCACCACCAACATTGACTCGTATATCTCTACCGTCGTCATTACCGGAGCAAACAAGAGCTCCAAGTCGTCCCACGTTCTTTCCAGTACCTTCTTCAACATCTGTAATCTCCAATGATACTTCAATAAACGGTTTCATCTTGAGCCAACTGACACTACGTTTGCACTCATATGGAGCATCAACGCTTTTGATCATAATGCCTTCAAACCCAGCTTCAATAGCTTCTTTGTTGTATTCTTTGAATTCCAACTCACCAACATAACTATCCAGATCTACTTCCTTTTGTGGAATGATGTCTAAATATCCAACTTGATCAAATACAGATTTCATTGCACGGAGAGCATTGCTGCGACGGCGCTGACCCAGGCTGCTTTCACCACGTTGGAATTCACTTAGTGGCAGCATATCAAACACCATCAGGCGTGCGTCGTTGCTATCAACATCGCTTTTACGATGTACTTGTTTCATTAAGGCTTGGAAGCTGGAACTGACCATTTCGCCATCAATGATACAACTGCGATCAAACAGTTCAATCTTGGCTTCGATGGCTTTTGTGATATGGCTAAAGTTTTCTAGCAATGTACCATTACGGCTGTACATGACCGCAGTCTTATTTTCTGCATTGACTACAGTAATAACACGGACACCGTCCAACTTGGGTTCTAAAAGTTTTTTACCTACAATCTTTTTCTCATGTTTAGCACCATCATGTGCTAACATGCATTCAAATACTGGAATAGTGAATTGTGGATAGGCTTTCTTACAAACTCGATTTACTGTGCCTTCGGTAAATCCTGCTCGCATATCTTTGATAAGGATACGACGATACCAATCGTTCCATTGTCGTTGTGTACTAGCTGCTAATGCCAATTCAATTGCATCACGGGCATCATGTCCTGTCAGTTGTCGTGTAGACAACAGGTGTGCCAGTTCTTTAAATGCAACCCAGGGGAGTCCTTGTCCATCCGGACCACTGTGTGTAGGTACTTTTTTAACACCAAATGTAACAAGAGGATCGTAGCACATACGCAGACCTTCAAACAGCTCTGTGTTATCAAATTTGGCCTCAGAATCTAAGATTCCTTCTTTTTCCAAACGTCCTGGATGATCTTCTAGAATTCGGATAATGCTGTCGCAATTGCTCATATATTAGTTCCGCAAAAGTTTTTGTATGCGTTAATTATACTGCATTTTACCAACTCTGTCAACCTGCATTTACCAACTATTCCGAAACACTAAAACTACTGCCACATCCACAACTAGTCTCAGCATTTGGATTGCTAACTACAAAGCTGCTACCCATAATATCATCTCTATAATCAATAGTAGAACCACGAAGATATTGCATACTCATACTATCAATTAGTATTAATCCATCTGTGTTTTCAATTACAAAGTCGTCTTCGTTTCGTTCTTCATCTAATGTAAAGCCGTAACTCATTCCTGAGCACCCGCCACCTTGGACAAAGGTTCTAAGTTTAATTTTTGGGTTATTTTCTTCAGCGATAATGTCTTTGATCTTGTACATTGCTGTGGAGGTTATAGTAATCATATTGTTATTTAACAGTTATGTGTTCCTATAAATAGTTTTATCATGGCAACACGAATATTAATTATGGGGTTACCCGGGGCAGGTAAAACAACATTAGCAGCAAAACTGGCAGAGTTTTTGCTTAATAACTTTAAAACAGTAACTTGGCTTAATGCCGACGAGGTGCGTAAAGAATATAATGATTGGGACTTTAGTCAAGAAGGTCGCATCCGTCAAAGCAAGCGTATGTATGAATTGTCTACTAAGACAGAAAGTGAGTTTGTTATTGCAGATTTTGTAGCACCATTAGTTGAAATGCGTAACAACTACAACGCAGATTGGACTATATGGGTAGACACCATTCGTGAAGGTCGTTATGCTGACACCAACAAAATGTTTACTGAACCTGAATTATATGATTTTCGTGTTAACGAACAAGATGCTGAAAAATGGAGTGAATTTATTGGCTTTCATTTAAAACTTAATCAACGCCGCCCTGTGTTTGACTGGAAGAAAGAAACAGTACAGATGCTAGGTCGTTGGCAACCATGGCATGATGGGCATCGTGCATTATTTGAACGAGCTATTGCTAAAACAGGACAGGTAATAATACAGATACGTGATTGCCAGGGTTGGAATGATTCAAATCCATTTGCTATTGAACAAGTAAAAAAATACATACGCAGAGACTTAGATCCACTATTTCAAGGGCAATATGAAATTCAAACAGTGCCTAACATTGTAAATATTACCTATGGGCGTGATGTTGGTTACAAGATTGAACAAGAATCGTTTGATGAAGCTATTATAAATATCAGTGCAACACAAATTAGAAAAGATTGGAAATACTAATGATCCCTAAGACACCGTATACTCTACTATCATTTCAAATAATAGCACACTTGTCTATTATACCTATGATATTGTATGCTACTTGGTGGCAATGGGGGATATCTATATTTGTTTATTTTTTATCAGGATGTTTTGGTATGACGATGACTTATCACCGATTACTATCTCATAACTCATGGGAAGTAAATAAATCATTAAAATATTTGTTTACATTATTTGCTACAATAGGACTAACTGGCTCTGCAATCAGTTGGGTGTCGGTTCACAGGCAGCATCATGCATATTCTGATACCAAGGATGATCCGCACAGTCCTATTTATAAAGGTTGGTTTAGAGCACATTATTTGAGTATGTTCTCTACAGTGAAATTAAAATTTGCTGCTAGATTGCTCAAAGATAAGTTTTTCTTGTTTCAACATAAATTTTATTTTGAAATTAATTTAGTCTACGCTGCTATACTTTTTATGTGCAGTCCATTTTCAGTTATATATGCTTGGTTAGTCCCGGCAGCTATTCTCTGGAACACAGGGTCGTCTATAGTTTCCTTATCTCACAGGAACGAGACGGTACATAATGATTTACCTCTAATACTTCTTGTATGGGGAGAAGGTTATCATTTAAACCATCATAATAATCCTAGTTTATGGAAGTTTGGTAAATGGGATATAGGTGGATTCTTTATAGGATTATTTAAAAAATGAATTTTGTTCCATTTAAAAATAATGCATTTAATTACACTTTAGTACATGTTGAGTTAGATGAAGCTGCTGGATTGATCAGGCGCACATATGATGGCGTCTTGCCCACAGTGTCAGGACAAATCAATCCATATGAACAAACATCGGAACAAATTACAGAAGCATTTTATAATGAAATACATTGGTTAACAGTATTAAAAAATACTCCGTATGTTCCAGAATTAGTAGATGTAATAGAGTCTAAACAACAGATCATACAAAAATATTATGAACCATCATTGTTATTAACTGGCAAAAGACCAAGTGTCATGGATATTATAGAAATGTATAAATGCTTTGGTAAATTTGATATGAACAAATGCAATGGATCATTATCAAATTTATCATACAATGGATCGCAATTAATTGCATTTGATTACAAACATGCACAATATCGACCGTTAGGTCAAGAAAAAGAATTTAAAAGTTATAATATATGGCTTTCTAAAATAGATCCTTCATTAACAACCATTTTAACTGAGATGTATCATGACAATAAAACTGAAATATAAATTACCAAATTATATCAAACTACCCCATAAGTTTGATATTGAAAAGCTAGATAAGAATCTTGAAAAAGTTATTGATCATTTTCAAGGTGTCATGGAAGCTAATAAGTATCTATGCGCCAATAATCACAAATTAGTAGCAAGTGTGTATGATCATTTTGAACAGATCAATCTTACAGTATTCAATGGTGATATAAGTAATGATGCTCCTATTACTTTAGAAGCGTGTGAATCAGTATACGAAGCTAATTCTGCTCGTGCTAGGCTACGTAGAGATAATGTAGCGCCTGAATTAGATGAGCGTAATTACAACCTGCCTACTGAACTATATACCGGTTCTTATTTTGAAGAAGTTGTGAATTCTTTTAAATCTCCGGCTATTAGAGTTAGATTAACTAAGCTGAAACCAGGAAAAGAATTAAATCCTCATATAGATTATGATCCTTCATATGCAGTAAGAATCATTATACCAATTAGAACCAATCCAGGAGTTATTAATAAGTTCTGGCGTAAAGCAGAATATGAAGAACTCAAACTTGATTCAGGGTGTCCATATTTTTTGAATACAGGTGTGTTACATAGTGTTCAAAATAGTGGAACAGAAGATCGTATTGCATTAATGTTTAGTCTAGATGGAACAGAAGATATCAATCCGTACATACAATAAATCTGATAGACAACTAATAGAAGATTTTAGAATACAAACCTTTAACGAAGGTAATGATTCGTTGCAATCTAAAATTTACAATCCAGATAATATTGTTGGGCAAACTTTTATGTTATTCATCAATGATGAACTAGCATCAATATCTGTAATTGAATCATCAATCAAGTATACCGAAGAAAACAATGTTGCAAGAATATGTAGATACCATATACTAAAAAAACATAGGCATTGCAACGCAGGATTTAGAATGTTGCCATTACAGGTAGAGTGGGCGTTTGAAAATAATTATAAGTTAATCTATTGGACTCATGATATTACTAATCGTGCATTAAATGCCATGTATCAACATAAGAGAATAATGCCTAACAAGCAAGAATTTTTTAATGATCCATTGTATAAAAGTTTTGAATTTCAGCCAAGGTTGAGATTCATTACAGGAAAAACTACTCAATACGTATATTCTAAAAAACTTGATACAACATTTAATTGGAATCCTAAGGGCAATATGGTTGAGCATCATGAGAATTAATATACTGTTTGATCATAATATTGATGCACTAAACGTACCAATACCTCTTTTTTCATATTCTCTAGATAAACAAAGTCTATTAGTGCCATCGCCTCTTTTATAATGATTGTATTTGCTATCAGTGGAAGTTGCTAAAAAAACACAATCACTAGGAATTAAATTATTTTCTTCGCATATCTCTAATTGTGTTGCACGAAATTTATTGTATATATAATCAACTGGAAAATTATCTATAATTGTACGTGCAACATGCATACTTAAATAATTATAATAATTATACCCCAACCACACTTCAAATGCAGGAATAGGTTCTTTGCTGAATAGAAATCCTGTTCGAAATAAATTAACACTAAACCCTTTACTGAAACTAAATGCTACTGCACTAATACTGGAAGATAATTCTATTCGATGTTTCATCGTACTGCCAACAAATGCACAGTCTAATAATGTGGGTAATTTTATGTCTACGTAGCGTTGATGAAAACATCCTGTTGCACTAAATGGATTACTGACGTATGCCGTATTAACAGGACGATTATCGTTGACCCACGGTCTCTGTATTTGTAGCCATCCATATTCTCCAGGTAGTTGCTGAACATTTCCTGGATTACTTAACAACCACTGTTCGATTGCACCGGTGACTCCGTTAATAGGATATGCATGGGTAAATTCGCCCAGGTCAACAATATCTTTTACCCATTCTCTAAAATTAGTAACAGTGTCCTGTCGAAATTTGTCTAAACGATCTTTATCTGCTGTATGTACATAAAAATTAGAAACGTTATCGTTTTCTAATATTGCTTTTACTTCGGGCAGTAATAATGAATATACCGCTTTTTCTTTTCCTAATGTTATCATATTATATCCATTATTAAATGTACACGCGGCTCTGTCTGAAACGACATAAACCCGTGCCTTGTTTTACTTGCTTCAAATAGATAGCATTTTGCATATTCCATTCTGTAACAACCATCTGATGTATAAAAATAATCTAAACTATCTTTATTTAAATTAATATGTATTCTTGATTTTACGCCAGCATCTGTATGAAATTTCATACTGTAACCAAACTCTTGTACAGATGCCGTAGTGGATTCTTTTTGAAAATCTACAGGAATACTATCTAGTATACGAGTTAACTTGTCATAGAAAATATTATTAAAAGAAGATTTTGGATTAATTATATATAGATTTTGATGCAGATTATCCGATATATTCATTTTAATAGTATCAATTTGTACTGTGTCATCTGGTATTGAATTAAATTCTACCCACGATGTTACATCACGATCAGTATGTGTTGATTTAAATAACGGAACATAATACCCTAATGATGGCTTATGTAATGTATTACCAGTATTATATTTAGATAAAAAATTATTTCTATTAGAATTGTGGAATTCTAAAATTGTTGTCTTTATATAATTTAAATCATCTATATTAAAATGTACGTCCAAATGTGTTATATATGTATTCATAAAATTCTGCTGGATCTTCGTTAATGTAATCTGTAATAATCGGCGGTGTATAATCGCAAACAAGACCTCGTAGGTATTCTGCTACTGATGCATCAAATGTAGATTGAATATGAATTCCAACTTTGTCACTATTAACAAAAGCCGATTTTAATAATATTTTTTCACTAGACAATAGTTTATCTAGCGAGTCTTTAAATGTATTAACTATCGGAATTAATTCTTCAAATTGTTTTATATTATCCTTAAATGATATAGTATCTTTATCTCGGATAATTATTCCCCATTCATTTGTTATACACGACCGTGCTAACTTTGCAACAAACATAGGTAAATCGGTAGTGTAAGACACTATTATATTACCCGGATACTGTTCTAATGTATTAATATAATCGTCACTGTGTATTCCCCATAATTTAAAAATACAATTATCGCGAGTTAACCAATTATCGCGAGATTCATTATACTTATGGGTTTCACTCCACTTATTACTAGGACTCTCTAAATTAAATTGTTGTCCAATCTTTTTAGAAATAATACTAGTTCTGGTTCGAGGAAGACCAGTGACTATAATTTTCATCATTTAATTTCTAGTAACTTAGTTAATATATTTGCAGATTCATCACTGGGTAGTATAGTCATGACCATAATATACATCTCATTAGAAAATGCAACAGCCGCATGATCTTTAAGAGTATTAACTACATACGCTTTACCTTCTTGCAGATTTAATACACGATCTTCATACATCAATCTAAAATTTTTCCAATTGCTGTTTAATAATGGAACAATGATACGAATTGTACTAGAGCCATCACGGTGAGGGTCCCATACTCCTCTTGGTAATGCCTTAAAAATTCTTGTTCTACAAATTACAGACTCAAAATCTTTTAACAAAGAAATGTGCTGTTTTAAATTATGATAATGAATTGTTGGTACTCTAATACCGTCATCTTTTAATCCGTCGATATATCTAAGGCCGCCGTCTACTGTAGTTTCCATAGTACCGTCAATTGACGTTAAACTTAATGAATGTATTCCTTTGTCACGATCTTTAAATTCTACATTTTTACAATATTCAATAACGCTCGGAATGTCTATAGAATGTTTTAGTTCGTATATATCACCAATTGCAAAAAATTTAAGATAATCTTGATTAACCATGCAATTATTTATGCGGGTGTAGTATGCACTATATAAATATCAATATGTATGATGCAGTATTTTTAACAGGTGTATGTCACCCAAATAGTTTTAACAGAGCGCAAGGTGCGTATAGATTAGCACATGTCCTTAGGCAAGCAGGATATTCAGTAAGGGTCATCGACGGAGTGGGGTCGTTGACAGCACATCAAATTAAGACAATGGTGGAATTAGTAGTTTCTAAACAAACAAAATTGTTTTGTATTAGTTCTACTTTCTTTTCAAATTTTAATACTAGTGTTCATAGTGATAGTTTGGTAACTATGGATTCATTACCTTATCCATATGAAGAATGGATGAATATCATTAATCAGGTTAAACTTAACTCTAATGCAAAAATTGTAGTAGGTGGGCACAAGACAAACGAATTTGAAAAGAATAAGCATTTACATTCATATATTAATCATTATGTATACGGATATGCCGACGATATTATCGTATCATTGTTAACTGATATATCCCCTAATGTACTTAAAAATAATACCGACACTATTAGTTCTAACACATATTACGAATACGAAACTCGATATGACGTAGGCGATAGTTTTCTTAAAGGTGAATGCTTTACCATTGAAATGCAGCGAGGATGTATGTTTAAATGTGGGTTCTGTGCGTACCCATTAAATGGTAAAAAGAAAGGTACGTTTATTAAAAAACCTAAGCTGATAGTAGATGAATTAATGTATTGTTATAATCAATTTGGCAGTACTAATTTTATCCTGAATAGTGATACGTTTAATGATAACAATGAATATCTTATTGAATTTCGAGATGAGTTACTGAAGACTGATGTACAGTTTAATTTTGGTATTAATGCACGGTTAGATTTGTTTTATAATAATACCGAGATGATTTCTATATGTAAAGAAATAGGAGTACGTAGCGTATTATTTGGACTTGAATCCAGTAATCCATTTAGTTTAAAAGAAATAGGAAAAGGATTGCCATTTGAGAAAGTAGTCAACACATTGCATAAATGCAGAGAGATATGGGGTGATCAAGTTCGCATGACGGGTAGTTATATTATAGGGCTACCGTATGATACAGAAAAAAATATACAGATGGTCGCTGATTTTTTTAGTAGTGCAGACTGCCCATTACACAGTATTGAGTTTGATCCACTTTATGTTCAGAACAAGTTAATTGACAAAAATGTCTGGCAAAGTAATTATACTACCAACCCAGAGCTGTATGGGTTTTCGTTTGAGGAGGGTAGTCTTACAAATTGGAGTAATGAATTATGTGCATACGGGAACTTTCAATCATGTATCAAACAGGCTGAAAAATTACTTGCTGCTCTTCCTAAAAATAAAAAAGGTACCATTAAGAGTGCTGCATATATGCATTTACCTAATAATCTACATTTAGATTTATCAGCTGCTGAAAAATTTGAAATTATATTTAAACATACTACATACCGAGAGCTAGATGAATTTCAAAAAAGTATAGGATATAGTACTAATAAAGCAAAAGATCACGCCATACAGCAATATTATAACTTATTCATGATGAATAACAGCAAACGGGGATTGATATAATTCTGGATTAATTAATTGTGCATGATCAAATATAAAATAGACATTAATATCAGTTGTATGTTTAACACAATGCGGAATTAGTCCGCTATCAAAAAGTATAATATTTTTAGAATGAACTAGTGTATTATCGATATATGGTTTGTTGTTGCACCATTCTACAATAGTATCTCTACGACACAAATCGTACTCGATTGCTTCTTGTGTTGTTATGCTTGGATAAGTTCTAAAAATTGCAGGGAAGTTACCTGACAAATTATAATGCACGGTAATGCACGGTAATGATTCAGTTGCGTATGCCTGCCGATGTATATGCGGATTCATATCTGCACCTAAATTATTATGACTAATCAACACCCCTTGCCTACCAATAGAAACAACATACTTCTCAACAGTATTCACCGCATCTTCTAATAACATAGTTATCTTTGCACGTAATTCATCTGAAGCATCTATAATTCTATCTTCTATTTTAGTTAACGTTACTTGTTCAAAGTCTTCTTTAATAAATGTTATTTTATGACGATCTAAATATTTGCCACCTAACTGATATATGCTTAGACCATCATTGTGGAATATACTGCTAGACCCAAACAGCAAAAAGTTAGTTTCAATTTGAGTTAATGATATCATTATATTCTTGTTCAGTAGTCCACATTAGGATTGCACGATTATTCCATTTACTAGGAGAGTCATTTATAATAACACTATGTTCGTGTCTTACATTTGCAAGTATTGCTTCTCCAACTTTATACTGGGCATAATCAATTAACTTATTATTATTCCAAAAACAAGTAACTGAGTCTTCAACATTCATTACGCCCATATTAACGGAACCGCCACGTTTTAAATCATAATGTCTGAATATGTGATTATTACAACATGAAAATAATGGAAACTTATTAACAGTATGTCCTACTTTAGATTCTACCCAACTTTGTATGTATTTCCAATCATCAAACAGATTGGATAATACCGGGCCTTTAACAGTATAAAATAAATTGCGAGTTCCATATTTCATGCATATTAATTCATCACCTGCATCTAATTGTGTATCAGTATGTATCTCAGTATAAGTTGAACTGCTTTCTAATTTATGCTTGTTTAGAAAGAATTGATCCAAAAAACCATGTACACGATCAAGGTTTCCTAAATCGATGTGTCCAAGATTATGGTAGTACTCATTTTTCATTTTGTATGGCAATTTAATATTGCACTAATAATATTTATGTCTATAGTTGCTCACAATAAATATTAATAATATATGTTAATTTACATTAAACCCGAATGCATGCCACATTATTATGATGAAACAGGCAAACAAGTACGTACTAATCAAGTAAAACAAGGTATAGCATATACAGCAGATGGATATTTACTGCCTTGTTGTTGGTGTGATGCTCCATCGACTAGAAAAGACTTTGTAGAGTCGGGTTTCTACAGCGAGAGTCTCGCACTCTTAAATAACAACTCAGTAGTTGATATTATATCTTCAACTACATGGAAAAACTTTGTTGATATTATAATGCATTTTCCAGAGAATGCTCCAAGGTGCTGTCGCGAAAAGTGCGGTGTGAATAATGAATGATCATTTAGAATTTGTTAAAGCACAACAGTTGTACGGAATGCCTAACATTGAAACATCAACACGATGCCCACTTCAATGTCCACAATGCACTAGAGCTAAACTTCAGGCTCCTAAAGATTCTAATAAGTATAAAGAAATTAAAATAAGAATTGATAACGGATTTGATCTTCCGTTAAGAGATGCAGAAAAACTGTTAATATTCTTTGAGTCTGGGGTTATGCTTTGTGGACAACTTTCTGATCCAGTATTTTGGCCAGACTTGTTTGCTTTTTTAGCATTCTCTAAAACTTATCCGAATAAGAATGTTAGAATTATGACTGCTGCAAGTCAGAAGAATATAGAATGGTATAGGAAAGCGTTTGAGTTGTCTCATACAAACGTCACATGGGCATTTGGGCTAGACGGTATGAAAGATATTAGTATGATATATCGAGTTGGTCAAAATAGTGCGCTACTGTTTGATGCTATGGTGTTAGGAAGATCACTAGGATTAAAAATTGAATGGCATTACATTGTGTTTGAGCACAATCTACATCAGATAGAAGAAGCAAAAGAGTTTGCTAATAAACACGGCATAATGTTAAACTTTATTAAAAGTAACAGAACTGGCGGGAATGTAAAAGTTCCTACCGAATGGCAACCGGAAAAAAACAAAGAAATTATTACAGTTGAAGATAAATGACGATTAACATTGTGGTCACAAGTAAGCCAGTTGATGGCTTACTTTATTATAGTTACGAATACTGCTCATATCTAAATTCATTAGGTATAGATTCCAAAGTTGTTATCATTTGTCATAGAAAATTTTCACAAGAAGACTATATCAATGCGATTTTGAAAAAATATATCCATTGCCAACATATAGAATTTAATAACATATTACCAGATAACAAGGACGTTACGTTGGTTATGGGAAGAAGCATGATAACATTGTCATGGCAAGATTTTAAATATTATAGTCAAGAACAACAAGATTCGTTGTGCCGTTTATTTGGAGGTAAAGTTATTGCAACTTACTCTGAGAATCATCTTACAACATATCCGTCGGCTGTTGAGTTTTATGCCCCAACGCAAATTGTGGATTTATGTGATACTGAAGTGTATACAAATGGAGTAGGCGAACATTTTGAAAAAACTATCAACTTTAGCATTTACAAACCACATACGGATAGTATACAGTTTAAACATTTATTTTTAGGAACAAACGACAAATATTATGCATCAATAGAAAAAGTTATCCACGATTATCCCAATCACGGTATATTGACCTATAACGAAAACTATGTTAACATAAACAATAACAATGTATTTGCACCTGTAGAAAATCTAATGGGTATTTTTGAAACGTATGTATATACCAAAGAGACATTTGATCCTGCTCCGAGAATTTTTCAAGAGTGTAGATATTTTAACAAAGAAATAATTTATCTTAGAGATACAAAAATACACGACGGCGGTAGTGTATACTGGAAACGTTCAATTAAAGAACCAAATATATCGCCAATATTAAATGCAATGGAGAAACTTAAATGATATCATATGATGGATGGGATAGAGAGTATCACGAAAATAAAGAAGCATACCTAACGTTATTTGATCAATTTATGTCGCAACTTAATTACGAAAATAATGATGAATTTGAGCGTAATTTTGCAAAACGAGTTGGAAGAAAATATGCGGTCTCAGTAGCAAATGCAACTGATGCTTTACATTTTGCATTGTTAACTTATGGAATCGGAACTGGAGACGAAGTACTAGTAACAGACTTTTCGTGGATTTCGTCTGCGGCATGTATTAGCCTCGCAGGGGCGACTCCAGTGTTTTGTGATATTAATTTAGACTCCTATCACATGAGCTTAGATAGTATTAAACGTATGTATAGCGAAAAGACCAAAGCTATTGTTTATGTTCATCTATTTGGAAATATGACAGATACCTCTGCAATACAAAAGTTTTGTCAAGAAAAAGGAATTGTGTTCATTGAAGATGCAGCACAGAGTATTGGCTCAAGCCTTAATGGAATAAAAGCAGGTACTATTGGTGATTGTAGTGTTTATAGTTTTAACAGTAACAAAGTCATTGCTGGTATTAATGGTGGTGGTGTATTTTTAACCGACAACCCAGAACAGGCAACGCTGTTTAAAAAGATAAGACGACATGGCAAAGGCACCGACTTTGAACTACTTGGTTACAATTCTAGAATGTATGTGCTCAATGCAGAAATTATTAATCTGCGGTTGCAAAATATGGAAAAAACACAAGCAAAGCGTCAAAAAATTGCCGGTCAATACAACAACGCATTTAAAGATTTACCAGTGTATGTTCAATCAGCTTCACAAGAAATGAATCACAACTTCCACAAGTATACAATACGAGTTGCAGACAACGATACTAGAAACTGCCTAAAAATGATGTTGCGTGCCTCTATACATTACGAACTTCCGTTGTCGGAAAACTCAATGTATAATGCTATTGTACACAGAAAAGATAATTGTGTTAACTCTAAGATAGTTGCTGATACAATTCTATCGTTGCCTATACATGCTTGGCTAACTTCTAAAGAGATAAGTACTGTTATTAATATAATTGGAGAAAATTATGATATATGATACTTTAAAAAATAGAAGATTTGTACTAAAATATGACAGTACAGTTGATATACCAGAATCGTTAATTGATTCTTTATTACGTAAAACATGGGAAGTTACACCATCTAAAAATAATTTCATGGCATTTACTGTTCATGTAATAGGACAAGGACCGGATAATCAAAAATATAAAGAAGCGGCCTATCTAGCGTGTCTTGGTAATGAGGCCCACGGTGACAATATTGATATTAACAATATTATTGCGGAAAGGTATAGCACCTATTTGCCAGCTTACAGTAATATGCTTAGTTGTTCTTATTTGCTAATTTTTACAATGAGATTAGAAACACAGCCTACTGAAATGATACAATGGCAAGTTTCAAGAGGACACAAATTTGAAGCACTTGATGAATCTACATTAGATTACCTAACTCCAACAAGTGCATTTGAAGTGGGATTATTTGCTGATGCGTTTGGTGGAATGTGTTTGGAAAACAGTCTTGATGTATCAGTTATTGGATGTTTTCCTAAAGATCTATCAAAATTGACAGAACTTCCGTTTATAACTAGAAAACCTATTATGACCATGACGGTGGGTAAGGGACTGGAATATACTACAAGACCACGTCCGCACGATCTTAGACCAAATTATGAAAGAATTGTTAACTTTGTACGGTAACGGCATTAATAAATGGAAAATAACAATAGTTTTTTTAGCGGGATGCGAGGAGTTAACATAGATTTGTCTAATCGATGCCCGCTGGAATGTCCTCGTTGTATGAGGCAAGTTCACTTTAAAAATAAAGGATTGCCAATACACGGTAGTGACATTAGTATAGAAAATTTTAAAAAACTAATTAAATTTTTTAGAGGTGGCATTAATTTTGAGGGTACGTATTCTGATCCAGTGCATCATCGATCGTTTATAGAACTTTTAAAAATTTGCTATGAATCTAACAGTCCAACATGGGTGCAAAACGCCTCATCGGCAAAATCTAAAGAGTGGTATATAAAAGCATTTAAAGCCAACCCAAATGCAACATGGCGTTTTTCTATTGACGGTCTTCCAGAAGAAAGTAAAACTTACAGAATTAATCAGGACGGATTAAAACTATTTGATATCATGGTGGAATCAAAAAAATATTTAATTATTAAACCAGTATGGCAATACATCATTTTCAGCTATAATGAAAATAGTATTGATTCTGCAATTGCATTGGCAAAAAATGCTGGTGTTAATCTTTATCTTGTGCAAAGTTCTAGATGGGATGGCAATGATGATTGGTTAATGCCAACTAAACCAGAATATAAAATGGTAACATTTTTAAAATGACAAAAGAAATAAAATTAGATCCAATTTGTTTTAGAGGAACGCATATGATGGCAATAACAAATACTGGTTATCTATTGCCGTGTTGTTATTGCGACCATCCTTCAACGTTGGAAGATATTGAATTTAAGAAGCTGTTAGCCGTAAGTAAGATTGAAGATTACGAAACAATAGATGAAATTTTATCTAAAAAAGAATGGATAGATTTTGAAGAGAACTTAAGAAATCATAAAGGAGCTCCTGCCTGTATAGAGGTATGCCGCGTGAGAGAAGACAAAAATAATATAATTCGAAAAGATATATGGATTAATTTAGATGATGGTACAATAGACGGCGTAAAAAATTATGTTTAATAAAAATATATGATAACTTTAGAAAATTTAAAAAATTCAAACTATTTAACAGTTGATTTTTATTTGACAAAGTCATGTAATAAGAATTGTCATTACTGCACAGCATGGACTCTCGAAATGCGGTACTTAACTGTAGACATGGATTTTTTAAGAAGAACCTTAGAATATTTAAGTCCTTACAAAACTAGGATATGCTTGTTAGGCGGAGAGCCCGGTCTTATCAAAAATCTCAAAGAAGTAATTGATGAGATTAAAAAACATCCAAATCTTATTGTACAAGTGTTATCAAACTCTTTAGTAAGAAAATTCTATCCATGGGTATTAGAGGATCCAGATATAATATATATTGAACATTTAGTGCTCGACTTCTACGAAGATAGGATTGAAAAGCTAGGTAACTTTGATTTCCTTGCGGAAAATGATAAAAACAACTATAATCTAATTATACAGACTCCTAACTATTTTAAGTACAAAGAGAAATATGATTTATCAATACTAGAACATAAGAATACTGAGTTCAAAGAATACAATTCTAGATCTCCTACATTTGAGTTTAAAGAAAAAGCGCCTGAAATAGAGAGAAGGATCTGTGCAAAGTTTCCGCTAGTTCCTGTGTTTGATTTTGAAATACAAAAGATACGTCATTGCAGTAGAAAAGTTATCAATGGCTCAAGACAATTTGATGTTACAAAAGAAAATATAGATAAGATGATGAATTTTAAGTTATTTGAATTTGAAAAATATTGTGAAACCTGCTACGATATTATTCCTCCTAGACCAGAATTTAGAAGAATAGAAATACTCGAAATTATTGAAGAAGAAAAATATTCACGATGAAAATTTTTGCAGTGGCAGTAAACATTCATGATCACAATACTTACGATGGTGAATTTCATAATCAGGTAGAAAGATACACTAGAAGAAAGCATAATCTCAATCGAGAGAACTCACACGATCCTAAATATAGTAGAGAGTTCTTCTTTGAAAATTTTTTGCCCAACTACGAAAACGCCAGTAAGGATAACGTATTTGTCTTTACTGTTTCTAATCTAGGACAGGAGTTTGTATTAGATCTGCTGCAAGGGACTTTACCAAATACAGAGTTCTTATCATTCAATCCGACTAACCTATGGGATAGATTACATACTAGTAGCTATTACTATATAGATCATCATCAGAGTCATGCTACATACGCTTTTCTAAGTTCGGGCTTTGCTGAATCTGATATATTAGCAATTGACGGCAGAGGATGGCAATTCAATTGTATATTTGTTGATAAGCATGGTAAGATTACTAACTTGTCTGACAAGATAGCAATTGGTGGACTGTGGAACAGATTATCTCAAGACATCGGCTTTGGATATCTAGGTGCTGGCAAGACAATGGGATTAGTAGGTTTTGGAAAATATAATAACGAAATACATTTAATGATTGAGCAGTATTTGCAAAATCCTAATCACCGATTACCCGATAGTGCAGAAGAGCTTTTAAAATATGTTCCGAAAGAAGATATAGCATTCACTTTACAGCATGTTACAATTAGTCTAATTAAACAATTTGTATGTCCTCTTAAGACTTCGGATAATATTTGTGTTGCTGGTGGGGTTGCGTATAACGGATATATGAACGAAGAACTAACTAAGCATTACGTAAATGTCCATGTGCCGCCGGCAGCTGGCGACGAAGGTCAATCACTGGGTGCTTATATGCATGCCGATTATGTTTTAAATAAAAATATTCATATACCTAGTGTATATTCAGGAAAAGAACATGTAGTAAATGCTTCTATCTTTAACGGATTAGAACACAAACAAGTATCAATGGATACTGTTTATACAGAAGTTGCACATACTATTGCCAATGGTAAAATAGTTGGATGGTATCAAGGTAAAAGCGAAAGTGGTAACAGGGCATTAGGTAATAGAAGTATCCTAGCTGATCCACGAAACCCGAACATTAAGAATATCATCAACTCAAAGATTAAATTGCGAGAAGACTTCAGACCGTTCGCTCCAAGTGTGCTTGAAGAACATTATCAAGAGTACTTTGATACAAATCAAACTAGTCCGTATATGTCACGTATCGTGCCTGTGATTTCAGATAAGATTCCGGGTGTGACACACGTAGATGGTACTGCAAGAATACAAACTGTCAACAAAGAGTTTAACGAACGTTACTACAATTTAATAAGTGAGTTTTATAAACTTACTGGAATTCCCATGCTTCTGAATACTAGTTTCAATTGCCAGGAACCTATTGTAGAGACTCCAGAAGATGCTGTAAAGACATTTAAAAAATGCGGACTAGACATACTAGTGATTAACGATTATATTATCAGGAAGAAACATGATTGATTTAAAAAATAATATTATAGATTTAGATTTATTTAAACGAGTAATAAGAGCAATAAAAAATAGCAAAGAGGTAGGACCCAATGTAGGAGCAGATATTATTGATTCTTTCAGTAATAATCAATTTGCTTCAAAGATAAAATTACTAGATAGAATAGATCGGCTAGATATTTTAGACAGTGACTCTGAGGTAGTTATATTTGGGTGTTGGTTTGGAAGCATACTTATACCTGCATTATCAAACAAAGTGAAAAAAATAACTGGCATCGATTTAGATGAGATGGCCATTAAGGTTGCAAAATATGGATTGTTTTTAAATTACAAAAATGTATTTTTTACAACGGGTGATGTATTTTCTGAAGATCAAGAAAGACATCGAGATGCTAAATTGTTTATCAATACATCGTGCGAGCACATGCCGCCTATGAAAGAATGGCCGTTTTGGGCAGAATTAAACGCCGATGCATATTTTGCATTCCAATCAAACAATATGGATTGGATTGAAGGTCATGTTAATTGTGTACACTCACTAGAAGAATTTAAAAATCAATTACCGGAAAATTCTGAAGTATTAGTTGAGGAAGAAATAGATGATAGCCGTGGCACTAGATACATGCTTATAGGTAAAATACATCGTTAAACATTATTTGTAAATTCTTGTAACCAAGGAAATGTTAATTTCCAATTTAAATTTCTACGTTTATCTATTGCATCTAATTCTAATTTAAGTTGATCTACTAACGCCGGCTGATATGGATGCTCATTAATCATTGTTTGAAAACCTTTTATTTGTTCTTTTAAAAAGTTGGTTGGAGCAAATTTAATTATTTGTTCAAAGTCGTTATCAAAAAACTTATCAGGAAAAATATCAATTTGCAAGTGCTTAGGATCTTTTAACAGCGTACATGAAATTTCAATCAAGGTGTTATTGTTTTTAACTCTGTAAGTATTGTATTCATTGATTTTTTTAATTAAGTCTACAGTTGCTTTTATATTTAAATTGCATAGAGTTGATTTTACAACAAGCTCTATATCAGGATACTGCTCTACTAATATTTCAAAATTTTCTTCCCATTGGGTAAGATCCAATCCGTATCTAACATACTCTTCTTGAAGACCCCATGAATCAATACTGGATAACAATCTAAAACGTTTGATATGTTTATTGTCAATTAAACTTTGTACTTTGTTTAAAATGTTTTTAAATTTTTCACTCTTTACTTTAAGATTTGAAAAAACACTTACTACTAAGTTAGGACAAGGGTGATTCTCAAAAAATTCTATATTTTTTTCAAATTCCGGTTGAAAGAATGGTTCTCCTCCTAGAATATAATATTCGTTCAATGATAATGCATTCTTCTCTAACCATTGCCAATATTTTTCTAAAATAGCAGGATATTCTTGTTTATGTTTATCGTAACTATCAAGTTCATCCTGTGATACTAACTTAAATTTACGATTTTCGTTTTCCCATGTAGTACTATTAGTTGCATTACAATATATGCATGACATGTTGCATAAGTTATTGAAATACACTTCAACTATTGTGGGGTTAACATTAGTTGCACGATTATTTTTTAACAGTTCAGGTGGCGGTTTAGTATTAGAATTTGCCTGCATCCGGTCACTAATACCGCCTACTTTTTCAATAGCTCTACAGTACTCACACCCTTTACCCGGCCAATTGCCATCTAGCATCTCTTGCCGTGTACTTAATTTTATAGGAGTATTGTGAAAGTTATCAAAGTTATCAACTGATATAGGTTCCAGTTGTACTCTATAACAACTATTAGTAGTCTGTTGAGATAGCCTTATCGTACTCCATGCAAATTTATACACACATGACGGATCAGGCATTCCGTAAACATCTTTGAATTTATTTTGCATCTGCCATCCACGGTAGAAATTTTAAGGTATCATGTTTCCTATACACATCCATTTTCTTAATCATTACATAACTCTTATGTTTTTCTTCATCAGTTGTTTGTGAATGTAATAGAATATTTGCAACCGAATATAATGTAGAGATTTTTTCCATACATCTTGCATCATTGAGAAATTTAGGTATATTGATCTTAATCCATTCCATAATGTTTTTATAAATTATTATCTTATAGTCAGTCGGCAAATTAGATGGTGATGCGTAATCTGGGATATGTATATAATTAATGTGCGGAACTTTTAATACTGCATATCCTTCCAATGATGCAAGGTAATCTAATAAGTCTGTAAATTTTTCTGTATTAAAAATTGATAAAACTGTATGAAATTCAATTCCAATATTATTATTATTTTTAGAAAATTCCAAAGTGTCTTTAATATTCTGTTTTATTATATGCCATTTACCTGGATATCTAATATATTCGTAAACTTCTTCAACAGCATCTATACTAATTTTAATGCTCATACTTTTAAAATGCTGCCATATATCAAACCATTTTTGTGGAGTCACCGTTAAGTTGGTATGTATAGACATTTCAATCTGTTTAGATACTCCTGTACTAATAAGCATTTGACAAAAATTATAGAAATCATTGTTTATTAATGGCTCGCCGCCGGTAACAAGTATTTGACTTAGATTTTCTGTAATAGTTTTATCTAGTATAGGTTTAATGTTATTATAATTCCATCTGTCTTTAAACTCCATAGCATTAGACCATTGTTCGTTATCTATAAATTTAAATTCTTTTATAAGTTGATCGCTGGCATTTGGAGTACACATTTTACATTGCAAATTACATTTGTTTGACCAACTTAAATCAAGATAATTAATTTCAACACTATTAACTTCCCCGGTAGATAGATTAGTGTTCTCTATAACTGATTCCATCGGCCATTGTTTGGCAAACCATTGTCGTACACTAGTTCCGCCGTTATCCTCAATTGCATAACAGTAATCACACTCTTTAATGCGTTTACTATCAATCATACTTTTACGAATACTTTTTAAATGATCAATGTTATAGAAGTCAACAACATTTTCAATACTGTTTAATTGTATCAAATTATTGTTGTTATTTTTTAATCTTCCATCTGCTGTAGAATTACAACACATACGCATGGTACCATTAGCATCGGCGGAAAAGTGATTCCACGGCAACGGGCAATATGTGTTAGACATTACTCTAAATCCAACTCAGGAATAGAGTCACGTACACTATTTTTCCTATGCTCTTCAAGTATGGACAAGTATTGTTTAAATTTTTCAAACAAAATTGGATCTCTAGGTCGCTTCAGTTCCGATATTAACAAATGTATCTTTGAATCAAGTCCTGGAAATTCTTTCAATATAGAACTATTCTTTAAATATTCTTCAAGCCTTGATGTTGCTAACAGTTTATTTTGATCAGTAATTAAATGTATTTGCTGCTCATAAGGATGTATTATCAAGTTAAGATTATATGGCCATTGTTTAAAGTACGGATACTCTTTTGCTCTATCTTCTATCCAGTATAATAGATCGGTAAGATTAATGATATTTAAAATGTTGACAGTAATATTCATTAGTATCTTTACATTATCAAATTTCATGTACTCTTTTGCCAATATATAATTTTTAGATACCATGTTCCATTTGCTTGGAAATCTTGCATACTCTTGTACTTTTTCAAAACCGTCAATGCTGGCAATCAATTCAAATTTCTTGTAGCTAGGCATTAACTCAAAAAATTCTTTATTAAGATTGGTAAAATTACTTGAAACAAATACATGAATGTTTTTAGAATAACCTGTATCTACACAATATTGCAATGCTTTTATAACAAACGGCATCAACGTAGGCTCACCGCCGGCGAAACTAATAATTTCCAAATAAGGAACTAATCGTTCAAAGTTTTTCCAAACTTCCTCATTGTCAGACCACTCAGGATCTTCTATATTTTCAAAGGCTTTATTTTTTTCAATAATTCCAGTAGTATCAGGACGCAATCGTATAACACGGCCTGCTTCAATTTCTATTCCACCATGTTTTTCAGCTAGGGCTTTAATTTCTTTAGATATCTGAGAGCTATCATAACTATTGCAGACAACACATTTTAAGTTGCAAAGAGTACTAGGTTTTAATTCCAATATTTTTAAATTATGATCTGCAACGTAATCATTCTCAATCGTAGCCTTTACAAGCTCTAACACTTCACCGTTATTTTTATATTCATCAACTGATCGATGTCTTAAACTAGTAACACCGTCTCGTATGCACCGATTGCATTGCTCGGGAATTTCTCCAGTGGTCAACGTCCTACGTAAATTAACCATAGGATCACTATTCCATGCTGTATCAAATGTTGAACCATTTAATATACTAATAACTTTTCCATCAGCATCATTCATAGTGCTTCTATAATTACAACATGGTTTAATATGTCCTGAAGGGTTAGTACTTAGTTCAAGGAATGGGTAAAAACAAAATGTCTCACTGTTGACTATTTCATCTCTCAGTTTATTGATATTAATTAAATCATTCATCGATTATCTTCCTTAATGCTATTTTATGTGTATGTAATAATAATTCGTCTTTAGAATAAAAATTTAATTCTTTTTGAATTTGATCAGTATAAAATTTTTCAACATTAGAATAGGTACTATATTCTTCGTATAATATATCAAATTTAAGATTTTTAACAAGAGATATTAACTCACTAACTCTAATTTTGTTTAAATCACTTAATGTATCACGCATAAACTGATCAATATTTAATCGTATTTTATCAGCACGGTCTTTGGTAATTGTGTGTCCTGGAATGCTGGCAGAATCAAGCAAAGACTGATTATTAAAGACTTCTTCTAATTTAGTTAGATGATCTTCAAATGATAACCTAAGATGAGGCCATTGATAATAATACGGAATACCAATATCATGTGCTCCCATTTCTAAAGATGTAAAAGGATTCCAGTGAATATATAAACATCCACCAGGTTTAAGTACTCTATAACACTCATCAAGGGATTTTTTTACGTCTTTGATATGCTCAAATGTTGCATTTGAAAATATTAAATCGATACTATTGCTAGGAAATGACATTTCTTCTACGTTCATTTGGAATTCAGTTATTTTATCATTGTGCTTGTTTAGAGGGACTTTAAATTTATTAATAACTGATTCCCAAAATAATTTTTTATTTTTATCATTATCTAACATAGTTGGTGATGTTAAATCAATTCCAAATACACGACTTGCTCCCGATTGTGAAGCAAATGCTAGTAAAACACCACCCATGGACAAATGGAATGCACTTCCTACTTCTAAAACAATTTTATTGTTAATACCCCCACAATACATGTCTATACCAATTAGCATTTGAGTAAATAAATTGTGCATCTGATCTACATAAATGTCAGTTTGTTCCATCCAAGGAAACAATAAGTTTGAATTACTCACCAATTGCTTTCCTTACACATTCCATCTCCGGGATAACTTCATATGTATTTTCATTTCTAACTTGATCTAATTGTCTGGTAATTTCTAAAAATCGTTTTGCAGATTTTCTATCAAACGGTGTGGTAAGTTCATGAAGTATGTGAGTTAGATTTATTCCTATATCTGAATTATATTTTTTGTTATAACCAGCAATGAATTCATTTAACTTAGCAACGGTTTCTTTTTTAAATTCATCTGGCAAAATACGTACATGGTAATGGTGAGGATCCACCAATAGGTTAATAAAAAAATTGGTATTATTGTATTCGGTACGATTTCTACTATCAGCTTTGATTACTCCAATATCATTTAAGTGATTAATAATCTCTGGAAGCCGGAATACATTCCATGCTCCAATAGTTAACCCAGGACGCAGATTAATATTATCTAATGAAGCCATTGCTTTTAAATTTTCTTCAACTTTTTTCCATACAGTACCACTACGAATTAATTCAGCACGGGGGCCAATTTCATCAATGCTAGGCCATACTTCAAGTTTTCCGTGATCCCACTGTCGCCAATAATCTAATACATTCTTGCCACCATATGTTAATATACTAGCGTTGGTGTTGTATGATAATTTAACGTGCGTTTTATTGCGTTCAAGTAACATATCTAAAATTTTCCAATGTTCGGACATCATTAGAGGTTCACCACCTGCAAAATAGATCTCTTCAACATTTTCAATTTGTTCTTTTAAGAAATCAAATTTATCTGTATTGTTTACGCTTTCTACATTCCAAACTTTCTCTTGTCCTGATATCCAATTGAGTTTTGTAGCATCAGGTACCCATGTTGAACTGTAACGAGGACCACAACTACGACATTTAAAATTGCATAGATTACTGAATCTAAAATCCCAATATTTAAGGTCCATTGTATTACAAGTTCCATTGGGTTCTGTAATATAAGGTATATTGTTAAGTACTTGAGAGAATCTACGATTGTGATGATACCTGCCACTATCCCCGGTGACTTTTTCTCTATCAAAACATTTGTTACATATCTTTGGTTCAATACCGTTGATCATATCCTTGCGTAATGATTTCATGTTATCACTATTCCATATTTCTTCAATGGATTGTGTGTTTAAGTTGCCAGCAATATAATTGTGTGTACTGGTTAGGCAGCACGGAATTGCATCGCCGTTGGGTTCTACTGCAATATGCATCCATGGAACTGCACATACAGTTTTTTTAAATTCAGTTATATCTTTAATTTCTATTGTCATTGTATATTTTATTAAATTCTTGTTGTAACCAGTTTCTGTCATTGATGTTTAGTAGTATATCAATATTATCTTTGTTAGTATCTACCCATTGTTCTGCTTCACTAGCAGCATCAACAGCATATTGAGAAAACGGTTGATCATTTATGGTCTTCCATTTATCAAGTCGATCTTGCGTCTCAGTATCTGATGGATTAAGTTGTATATTATAGCACAGTTTAGCACATTCTCTAAACGCACTTCTCCAGGTTGAGAATTCATCTGTATTAAATGCTGTAATGTTACTAACTTGATCAATTAGTTTAATGTCAGGAGTAACAGTAGTGGCCATATCTAGTGTTGTCCAACTTTCAGCCGTGTCCATTACATGCTTAGAGAACAATTTAACACCACCGTAACCGTATTTTAATCCGTTAATAGGATTACTTGCTTGCCATATATGAGTAAACAATCTATCAAATATACCAGGTTGAAAATTAAAATTCCACTCATCCAATAACCATGCATCGCCATCAACAACATAAAACATATCTGTTTTTGCCAACACAGATGCTGCCTTGTGTGCGTTGAATATACCTTCTACACCATTGATACGTTTGGCCCATGGTGCTTTCTCTAATACACGTTTCCAATTATCTTCAGCATTAGATTCGTTATAACTAATGAATATCACATCAAGATGTTTAGGAAATATAGGTGTTAGGTATCCCATGTCCTTAACTCCTGTAATACGTCGATTTACAGGTCGATGTTTAATTGCCCATACTTTATCTTTTGTTGTATTAAATTTAGGATCAAGATACCAAGTTAATAGATACGATGAATCTGATGCTTCAACTTTAAATTTTAAAGTAGGATCGTTATTAAAAGTAATCATAGGTCCAAATTCTCTATTCTTACTCCATTTTGATTCAGGAGGAGATAATGGAACTACCAAGTATTCATCTGCCGGGATCCAGTTTTTAGTGAACAGTTTAGCAACCCAATTGTTTTTGTAAGTCCAAAATATGCACTTATCAGTATTTGGAAGATCTTCGTCAATATAATAAACTGGATTATCTATTGCTTTGTAGAGTTCATCTATTACTGGGTTCACTACTAAAAACTTCTCATATCGGCCTTGATTTAACGCATGTAATGCAACATCATATGACTGATAGTGACCAGACCACTTTACTGATTTTACATCTTCTGGATGTATTTGAATAATTAAATTTGACATACATACTACTTATCGTAGTATATAATACTAAATTTAATTTCTGATCTATTAAGGAATGGCTACAATTGATGTAGCAGTTGTGGCTATTCGATCTCTAGTGTTGTAATCAAACCCAGTAAACAATTGAGTAGTGTTAGTATCAAATACTAACGGGCTTGAATATTCCGGTGCTGTGGATATTCTACCATCAATATCTACATTAGAATAATAATGGAATGCTCTAGTTAAGTTGTTTAGAGTAGTCCAGGTACTGGTAGTAACAGTAGAAGTATTATATTCAATCAAATTATTTAATTCTACTTTGATACTTCCGTATCCGTCGTCCTCAACTACAAACATAGATCCTGCTGAATCAAACTCGCCAAAGTAACTGCTGTAATCTGTAGCAGTTGTAGTCTTATCCACATAATCGTTACTGTAATACGTAGTAGCAGTTCCACTAAACGGAATACGATATACCTTAGACCAATATGGATAATTATCTGCGTTGGCACCAGGACCAATGTTGTCCATACTGAGATTAGCATTTCCACCTTGGCTGTACACAGAGGAATCTTCACCTCCCATACCTACTCCAATGGTCAAGTATCTAGCATTATCTATTAAATCGTAACTTGCACCAATAATACTGTTGTCGTGACTTGCTGGACTTAACCATACGCAAAGGTGTTTGTTTTTATTATAATCTACAGTTATAGTAGCAGTATTTGTTACCTGACGAGATAGTGAATTTGAAACTACTGTTAATGTTGATACATAAGTTCCATTAACATTATTAACATGATTAGCATTGAAGAGAACTGATATGCTGTTAGTACCTGTATTTAAAATACTCCAAGCTGGGCTTCCAGTAATAGTTGGATTAATAATTGGAATTACTAAATCGGGTCGTTCAACAGAATTAAGAACAGGAACTATATTATAAGTAAACACGTTATTATATCCTACGATGGTTGTGGCGGTGCTTACTCCAGTAGGAGAAATATAAAAATCAAGTGTGTCAACTACTAGTTGACGTGTAGGAAGTTTGTAATACCCACTATCATTATTTGATACAAATATAAGGTAATTATTATATTCGGCAGCTTCAGTAGCAATATACGCTAACTGAAAATTTGCTGTACTATTTGGAAGTATTGTTATGACAGATGAATTTAATACAGTTACACCTGGATAGAAATAGAACCGAGGAGTTATGCCTTCATTTAATGAATATAATATGTCAGTAACCGTTAGTATTGCATTACCATTATTGGTCATCTGTACTAGTTGTCTAGTACTAGTTGTTCCAGGAGATGATATAAAGTCAACCAATGGTTGAACACTCAATGTTCTAGTACCAGCATTATATCCAGATGGAGTAAACACATCACCATCTAGTGTCAATGTGGTAGTTTGTATAGGAGTTAATCCCTGTATAAGTCCGCGCCCAACTACATTAAATCCAATTGCGCTGCCTATTTTTAAATTTACATCATATGAAGTTGCCATTTTTAATCTCCAACGCCTACACCAGATGCACTACAGGATGCTGAGGCGGAACTTGCACTTGCACTTGGGCAACCGACAGCTGGGGACGGCGTCCCCGGTACTCCAGGAGCGCCACCACGCTGGCCACCATTACCGTTGCCAGTTGGAATGTAAGTTGGTGGAGGAGGGGGCGGTAAGTTTATACTTACATAATTATTAACATTTCCTACAATGTTGGAATTATTACCAAGATTTTTTGCATTAATTGTTAGTAACGAAGGATAATTAACTGCCGGGGTACTGTTATTATTAGTATAGTTTACAACAAAACTTGTAGATTGACCTGCATCGATTGTAACTATAGGTCGAGTACTAGTAAATGTTATTTGGTTTGCCGGACTGTTGATTGATGGAGCACTGTTAGGTTGATTACTCATTTGTACAGTAGTACTATCAACCACTAATAATACATATTGAGAGTTGTCATACGCATTGTCACTGCTCAATGCTGTAAATCCTGCTTCAATATTGTTTGTATTATTAAGTGTTAGATAGTTAGTTGCCGCAGTAAACAAAAATTTATTGGCAGGATTAGTTGATGGATTAGTAGGTAGTGTATCAACTACTAGTGTTTGGCTATCTTCTACACTAATAACATTGCCAGGTGTGCTATATCCATTATCTCTAATCTCCCAACCTGCACTGATCCCGGTGGTGCTATTAATTACTAGTTTGTTAGTAGCAAAGGAAAATTTAATAGACTCACCTTGGTTAGGAATAGCAACTGACGGAGGACCACTTAATAATATAGTTGTTGGCCCACCTATACTAACAATAGTTAACCCATCAAATGCATTGTCTCCTCCTAATGTATCAGCTGTCCAACCCGCATATAAACCTGCTGTAGTCGAATCTTTTATAGTTAATGTATTGCCGGTATGTGTGCTATAATATACTGTTATAGGTCTAGTATCTGATACGTATGATCTTTGTAAATAATCACCGGTTACATATCGTTTAACAAATTGTTCTGAGCTGGTATTACCAGTATTATCTGTGCCGCCAAAATCAAAATTACTGTAGTCAGAATGATGTGTTATATTAGCATTATCAACATAGGTGATATTTTTTATAGAAATCTGATCTACAGTTTTGTTTTCTAATGTAAAAGTTATAGGAGTTGCAAGAGTAGCCATATTATAAAGTTATAGTGTATGTGCCCACTGCTGGACTTATTAGCAAATTAGGACTTGCATCATTTTGATATGTAATGGTAAATTCAACAGATTTGAAATCTATTGCTCTATCAGCTTGTATACTTACATGTAATGTACCACTGGTCCAGTTGGTAGTAATTGAATCATATGTTACAAACTTGTCTCGATCGTAGATATATGTCAGGTCTGGCGCTCGAAGATAATCAATAAAGTTGGCCCATTCAGTATCAAGATCATTTAATCCAGTACCTTCGTAATATGGCGTGTAGGTTAAATAACATCCAAGATTGAAATAATATCTTGCTGCTATTGCACTAGGAAATTGTGTTACTACCTTGTGTCTTATAACATTACTTTCAATACCCCAGGGCAATGTGCGTAAACTGTCACCATTGTTGTAAAATATTGTAGAAATACCTCCATCCGAAATTAAAAATTGGCTAGGATGGGCAGTATATCTATTTGGTATCAAACTCTGTGTAACATGATATATATCACTTACTATACTATGATTTACTACAGTTGTTCCAGTTACAACAGATTGTGTACTGGTAAATGCACCAGTAATGTGTTCATGAAGTGCATTAACATCATACAGTAAATCATTCCACTGGAATGCTGTTATCTTACTGTTGTAATTTACTGGATTTGATTTGAGAGATGGAATTCCATAACCATCTTGACCTACTCCTAAGATATTTTCTAACGTACTTTGTATTTCATTGAAGTCATTATGATTGATAATGTTGCCGGTGTAGGTAGGTAAACTCATAGTAACACTATTTAGCCCAATACTTTTTCTAATTGTTGATTAGTTTATTAAATACTGCTATAATAAACTCATACTATGAAAAAATTTAAACATTCCGGCACACTAGGCGATATCATCTACGCTTTACCCATAATGAAACACTTTGGTGGTGGTGAATTCTATCTCCATCTTAATCAAGTGGATTGGCTCACAAAACACTATTACGGCGGTGACCCTAATCCATTCCATCGAGGACGTATGACACAAACGGATTTGGAGTTCATGCAACCATTCTTCCTAGCACAAGAGTACATTACTAAATTTGCAGCATTGGATGTAGCCCGTGACGAGATTACACACAATTTAGATCGTTTCCGTACAGCATTTGTAGGGCATCCAGGAAATTATGTTGATATCTATGCTGATACATTTGGCATACGCACCGCAGAAGAAAAAACTGCATTGCGAAACACATCTTGGCTTACTGTACCTAATACTGTACAGATACCTGATAAAACTATTGTGATTAATCGTACAGCACGATGGTTACCTAACACATTGAGCCCCATGTGGGCACAATGGCAAGAACAAGGTCTAGAAGCAGAATCCGTATTTGTAGGGTTACCTGAAGAATATACTGCATTTAAACAAGCAACCGGTTGGGATATTTCCTATCATCCAACTAGTAACTTACTAGAACTAGCACAGGTAATTGCCGGTGCTGAACAATTTGTAGGCAATCAGAGTGTAGCACTTAGCCTGGCCATTGGACTAGGAGTTGTTTGGGCATGTGAAGTGAGAGACGACCTTCCAATGGAACGCAACGAATGCTACTTTCCTGATCACCCTAATGGAGACTATTTCTGAAGTCTTTTGAGCATTAAAGGATCCAATTTATTTTCTTTAATTAAATCTTGTTCATACCAGAAAGCTTCTTCTGTATTGATATCTCGATAAATGATAGAACATTCAAATTGATCAATGCCGTATTCTTTAATCATTGACTTTATGATATCAGAACTACTATAATAATATATAAGGAAATCTTGTTCTGGAGTTCTATTAGATTTAATATGAGCCTTACGAAATCCAAAATAATATTGCTTTGTGGTTATATGTCTAATTTTGTAGACATAGGCTGGGATTGTGTTTAAATACATTGCTGGTACTCCTATTAAGTATTAGAGTAGTTGGGAACGCCAATTCCGCGAACTACACTTTTATTTATACAGAAAGAATATATGATTAAAAAACAAAGACTTGGAATTATCCAGTCAAGGGGGTTGGGGTGATATTATTATTGCCTTGCCCATTGCACGACACTACCACAACGAAGGATGGGAAGTTTATTGGCCCATTGTAGATGCATGGGTTGAACAGATGAATTCAGCCGCACCTTGGGTAAAATGGATTCCAGTAGTACCCGATCCTGGCCCATTCTTTCTTGATATACCCTTGCAACGTCTTAAGAACTTTAAGTGCGATGAGATACTGCCTTTATATCAAGCATTAACCGGACAAGACTTCCATAAGGAAGTATTCTTCCAACATACAAAGTTTGATCAATACAAATATCTACATGCAGGTGTTCCATTTAAAGAAAAATGGAATCTATCCGAATGTATTACTCGAAACCCTGCTCGTGAACAAGCATTGTACAATGCTAAAGTTAAGAACCCTATGTATGTGGTAACACACTTGGATGCCAGTGGTGGTCGAACACAATGGGATAGCAGTATGGTTCCAGAGGGTTGGGATATTATTGATATTACTCCGGATGGTTATATTTTTGATTGGCTTAAGATTATTGAAGGCGCACAAAGTATTATTATGACCGATAGCTGTATGGCCAATCTAGTGGATCAATTAAACATTGGGGAGGATCGTTACTTTATACCTATTCACCATATTGGATTAACTCCTGTACAAGGTAACTATTGGACCTGGTTGGAGAATCCTAATCTAAACCCTGCTGCTAGAACATTAGGAGTACCAGGATGATCATAATGGCCCCAATCAGTGTTGGCGAACTTGTTGATAAGATCACTATACTATTAATCAAACAGGAACGTATATTCAGCGAAGACAAATTGAAGAATATTAACAAAGAATTGGCACAGCTAACTGAACTACTAGATACATTGACAGCTGATCACTTTGAGAATATTGCAGACCTGTTCTTGCAACTAAAAGATATCAACAACCAACTGTGGGATATAGAGAACTACAAACGAGCTTGTGAATCCACAGACAACTTTGATCTAATTTTTATAGAAGCGGCCCGTAATGTCTATTTGAAGAACGATGAACGGGCACGTATCAAACGTGAAATCAATACACTATGCGGTAGTGATATAGTAGAAGAGAAAAGTTATTAAAGCCATTCAACCGGATCCTTAGAGAACCGCAAACTAATTGCTAGTCTAGGTTCTGGGCTAAAATTATCTACAGCATGTAAAACTTGTGTATTAAGCAAGATAGGACGATCTAACGTATAACTAGTAATCATATTGCAAGTAGATAAATTTGCAAGCTCGGCAATCCTATTTCCATAAAAATTATACAGAGGCGCGGTACAACTTTTATACAGTGTGGTTTTGCTATCTTGGCAATTTATAAATGGAATATTCAAAGCAAGTGTTGATGCGTTGTCAACTATTGGATCTTTATGAGCATACCTTGATTTATGATTTCCTGTAGAATATACTAACCCGGCGCCAATCACCTCTTTCCCCATAACATCGGGTATACAAATAGGCAACACTTGAAAAAATCGGTAATGACTCAAATTTTCTTTTAGATTCTTTAGATATATATTTCGAATTTCTTCTACTAGATCATTATCCACATCAATATATTTCCAGGTGAATATATCATCAGAAACAGATTTAGGTTTGAATATACTCTTGATCAACTTGAACATTATATTACGTTAATCTTGTTGTTTTCTCTAATAAGATTTTCAATGTCAGATACACATCCGTGAAACTCTACATCAATTTGTGCAAGTTCTTCAGCACTCATTGGTGTTGATAATGCAACTTTGTTATAATGCTCAATTAGATATCGTGTATCATGCTCCCACGGATGCCACTTTGGTAATATAATTTTAAAGAAAGGTACAAAGGTCTTGGTAATAATTCCATCACGCCCTAGTAAGAAACTAAGCCCATCTTTAAGTGTGCGCCATTTCCACAACTCATTATCATGTTTAAGCAATACAAACATATTCTTCATAAGGAAGTAATTTAGTTTGGTTGCAGCTAGTACACTAACAAATTTAAGTTTATATTTCTTACGATTATATAATTCTTTGGTATCGTACCACATGTCCAACGACGACCCTTTGTGCTCAATCTCTTCAATGCAATGCCATACCCATGCTTGTCTAAAATGCGGATGCATTGTGGCCAACATAGCTGGACGTTCTAGTAAGTATTCCATAATGCAGACTGCATTGTGTTCACCACCAACAAGAACAGGTATCCAGAATGCTTGTCCAACATCCAGATCACGTTTCTTTTTACCTGTGAGCAAGTGATGGAAAAACTCCGATGCTAATTCAGGTGCAGGTAACCCAATTTTGGTTAACCAGTCATTATATTTTTTATGGCTAAATGAATGCCAACTCTCTTGTGCAATCATTTCACTGACCTGCTCTCTTAGTTTAGGATCTTTAAGTTGTGGTTGCGTTACTTTGAGCGTATGAATAACAGTGCTTTCTCCACTTGGAATTAGCAAACTAAACCCATTCATGAAATGAGTTTTTAATGGACTATTATCAAACCAATAGCGCGGTAATACTTGATCCCAATTTTGTTTTAAAGGTACTGACTTGTACTCAAATTTCATATTTTCTTTCCTCTATATAATAACCATTTGGTTTTGATCCAACGGTAAAATCTTAAACCAAAATAGAATTTGACCAACTGCCAAATACTCCATAGGGTTAATAACATTTATACCTCTTTAAGCATAGAACTGAATATAACAATATAACAGGGAGATAATGCATCGATTGTAACATCATTATATTGTACAGCAAACATCTCAAAAGAACTATATCTTTTATTGTTTATTGAGTAATTGTCTCCAAATATAAACACCATAACACCTTTGTTAATGACTGTTACTGTACCCTGCTCTAGGTTAACTTCTTCATGTGATAACTTATACCCAGGCCATGGTGTTATACATTGTACCTCTACGTTATCTGTTAATGTAGTAGTTTTTATTCGTGTCTTACCTAATAGGGCGGGAACAAATGGTGTGACTGATGCTCCTGGAGGTCCAGGAGCATCAGCATTACCGCTAGGTAAATCAGTTCCAGGAAATTCAAATTGAACACTACCCCGTGTTAACATACTTCTGATTGGGATAGAATCTGGACCATACGGCTGCGCTAATTCAACTTCGTGTTGTGTTCCTGCAGGGCTATATACCGTTTCGGATACTACCAAATGCAATAAGGGAAATGCACTGGGTGCTTTGCATGTGCGTGACATATTATAATAGATTTATATTAATGGTTTCTGTTGAAATGATATTTGTAGTTTCAGTTGTAAGGTCAACTTTTTCCCACACTTGTTTAACCAATGGAATACTAACTACATGATTTGGATCAACTAAACTCTCAAGATGTGCTAGGTTACTTACTGTGCTGATCGACTGTGTACGTTCTAATAACCATACAGGTGCTCGTTGTTGTATTTCTCGTTCTAAATCAATTCCTGTGACAAACAATCCATCTACAATGGGTACATCAACAGCGTATGTGGCCACTTCTGCACCTGCTGAATCCACAAACATAATAGTTAATTGTCCAATTGCTGTGTTGACAGCCGTAATTTTATAATCCATACTTAATTCCTAAATGTTAACCTCTTGCGCCACGAACATCGCCGCCCAAGACACCACCAACTATATTACCTTGACCTACTACTGCAAATCCGGCACCCCCACCGGGGCCACCGGCAAAATCATATGTGGTGCCGTCTGTACCAACAGCACCAACAAGTCCACCAGCACCACCGGAG